GGACAGGGGCCGATAGAGGACGTGTACGCAGCATTGGAGGCGCTGGAAGTAGCGTGCCAGGACATCATGCCAGAATGAGGAGGATGCATGCCACCATCGAAATATGCGAAAGACATCGAGAAGATCAAGACAGCCCTGGCCGGGATAGTGCCGCAGGTGAAGTGCATCCCGGCGATCAAGGAGGCCATGTCGGACATGCGCGTCGAGATGGCCGCGGTGGTGACGAAGATAGACCTGCTCCACGACAGCTGCCCGTACACCGGGGACATCGCGCTGGCAAGGGTGAACCACAAGAAGCTGGGTGACGTGGAGGCAGACATCAAGGAGCTGAGGGAGAAGCGCAGCGAAGACCGCATCGACAGCGTGAAGGTGCTCGCGAAGGTGGCACTGATCGCCGCGTTCGGAGGAGGGACTGCCGTCGGGTTGGACAAGCTGCTTGAATTCTTTCACTAGGAGGTGCTGTGAGCAGGAAACTCGTAGTAGGACTGGCCGACACGCATTGCGGTCATAAGTTGGGGCTGCTGAGCCCCGACACCAGGCTCAAGAACGAGACGGGCATCGGGTACTACAAGCCGCAGATGACCAGCCCGCAGGAGTACCTCTGGGGCATATTCCTGGAGGACGTGGAGAGCATCAGGAGGCTGGCCGGGAGAAGCCCGGTCGTCCTGGTGTTGCTGGGCGACTGGATGCAGGGTGAAAGGCACCCGGAGCAGCTGATGACCCAGCGCCTGTCTGACCAGGTCAAGATAGCTGCGGAAGTAATCGACCCGCTGCTGCGCCGCATCAGGAAGGTCGAGAAGGTGCGGGCGGTGATGAGCACCCCGGCGCACGACCCGCTGGGCGCGCTCACCCTGATGGCCTGCGAGCAGATCCGGAAGGAGCACGGGCTGGACATCGAGACCGCCATCAGGACGGTCGCCAGGATAGGCAAGTTCGCGCTGGACTTCTCGCACAAGGGCCCGCACCCTGGGGGCAGGGCATGGCTGGACGGCAACACAGTCAGGTACAGGCTGACGGACATGATGCTGCGGGACATACTGCACGGGAAGGAGCCGCCCAGGGTGTACTGGAGGGCGCACCGGCACGAGTACCGCCACGAGCGCCGGGAGCTGTACGGCATCCCAGACAGGGTGTCCGACTTGTTCATCTTGCCCTCGTACTGCGGGATGGGATACTGGGCGGCGCAGAACATAGACCAAGCATACCTGACCAACGGGATGGTGGTGCTGGAGGTCATCGACGGCGAGTTCGCGGGATACGAGACGTTCAAGCGGACGAGGGACGTGAGGCTGGAGGAAGCATGGTGACGGAAAAGAAGAGAACCCTGGCCGAGGAGATAGCCCACATCCTGGAGCCCCCGCGGCAGGAGGATGACGAAATCACGGTCAGGGAGTATGCCGAGTTCAACGAGTGCACAATTCGCATCGCCTATACGCGGCTCATGAACGCCGCCAAGGACGGGAAGATGACCAAGCGGGAGATTTTGGCTGACCGCAACTGGTCTTGGGTATTCAGGATGGTGAGAGATGAAGAAGATTAGCGTCGTCATCTTGACGTTGTTCTTGCTGGGCACGAGGGCGCTGGCCGACAAGAAGGGCGTCGCCGGGCCTGGCGGCTGCCCGGACGTGCCGCCGCTGCCAGCATTCTACCACGAGCTGGGGGTGAGCTGGGCCTACTCGTGGGCGTGCTGCGACTGGCACACGGGGGTCGAATACGTGCCCATGGTGCGCAGCATCCACGGTTACAGCGCGGACGACCTGATCCGGATGGTGCTGCGGCATGGCAGCGGGTCATACTGGCTGATAGGCAACGAGCCGGACAACGGGGGGCAGGACGACCTGACCCCGTCCCAGGCCGCCGAGGCGTACGGCGAGATCGCCCAGAACATCCTGCTGGTGGACCCGAACGCCAGGCTCATCATGCTGGGACTCCAGAGCGGGAGCTGGGACGGGCGGGAGTACCTGCGGAACTTCCGGGCGGAGTGGATGGAGCGCTGGGGCTTCGGCGTGGACGACGTCGTGGCTGGCTGGCACGTGCACGCCTACGCCCACCCCTGGGGGGGCCAGACCCAGGACGAGGCCATCGCGCGCGTCAAGACGTACGTCCAGGCGTTCCGCATAGAGATCGACAGGGAGAGCTCCGGCGCCGAGCTGTGGGTGACCGAGTACGGCACGCTGTACGGGCCCTACGCGAACACGCTGCATGTCATGGAGGTCATGACGGAGTGGCTGGAGGGTTACCCGGGGGTGCAGCGGTACGCGTGGTTCTACTTCGGCCACCCCAGCTGCGAGTGGGACGGGACGGCGCTGTACACCTGCGCATCCGAGATGTCCTCGCTGGGGAGGTTGTACGCGTCCCTCGCTCCCGGTGCCACTCCGGCAGTCACCCTGTCTCCCAGCACGACCCCCGTGCCGAGCCGAACGCCGCCCCCGACATGCACCCCATCCGCGACGATGATTCCCACCCAGACTCCTACCCAGACTCCTACCCTGATCCCCACCTCCACACCTGTTCCCAGCTCGACCCCGACTCCCACCCAGACCCCCGCTCTCACGCGAGTCCCCGTCTTCATAGAGCCCCGGCTGGACATGACCGTGTCCCCTGACCCCGTCGAGCGCGACATGCAGAAGACCCAGGTCTTCATCACGCTGGTGAACCACGTCCGGACCCTGGTCATCGGCGTCCTCCTGGTCGCCGGGCTGGTGAACGGGATCGACCTCGCCGTCAGGTGGAAGAAGTCCTAGACTTTGCGCAAAGTCTAATCTTAAAATTCTCCGATTTGTTCAAAACTGGTGCTGCAAACCCTTGACAAATGCAGAGAAATGTTGTATAATATAGACAGATGAGGGACACGCAGACACAGAGGAGAAAGCAGATGACAAAGCAGGAACAGGAAGCAACCAAGCCAAAAGCATATTATACACTAAGTGAGGAGTTCGGGCAGGGAGTGGCAGAGACATACCTGAGTAAATGCAAACGAACAGTCATAGAATTCACGGGTGATGTGATGTATTTTGGCACGCGCGAGTCACATGATTATAGACTCCTAGTAGCTACCGGCAAAACCAGAGAAGAGCGCGATGCAGTCCGCAAGATCGACTGGGCAGCGATCAATGACGAGATGGTGAGGCACACAGCGGGGCATTGAGTCCCGCTGAGGGGCTAGCTGAACGGGACAGACTTACAGTCTGTTGCCTGCTATCCCACTGGGTCAACAAATGTGGAGATGCTGGAGCAATCCCAGTAAGTTCCAGGGCAGGCAAGAGGCCATAAAAGATTAGGCCCTACTGATAGCTATAGATCCGTAAGGGGTTTAGGCGGACAGAGCGGCTCAATAATGAGTATAGCAACAGGAGAGGATGAGCATGGCAGACCACATGACCACAGACGATAGAGCGGAACAGGTAAGCTGGCTCAGGGAGTTGGCAGTCAACATCTCCGAGAACCTCGGAGAGGGGACGGCTGAGGAGCTGGTCGAATACGCTGAGCGCCACATAACCAAATAGACAGGAGCTTGCGCCTCTGCCGATTGCCTCACAGGAGGGGATACGATGGACTGGACAAAACGAGTTGGAGAGTTGCACAAAATGGCGCACGACTACCATGAGACGCAACCGGCAATGGTAGAGGACTACGAGTCGCCGGAGCAATACGTAGAGGCGATGGTGCGGTGCGTTTGCGCAGGTGAGCATATCACGGATCTTGACGAGCGACGGGTGGTTCGCAACGAGTTGGAGCGCATAGTCGGAATCGACTAGCAAGGAGCTTGCCTCGCGGGGCAGGCGAGAGCGGCGCAACGATAGCGAGAAGGAATGAGATGATGAAGCCACGATATACATACAAGAATTTCAATACAGTGAAAATCCATTATACCTCTGGGCGATTCATTGGGTGGAGCAAGGAAACTGGCCCGCTCAATGTCCGATATGCGGGATTTGACCGCGGAGTTACCATGCTCTGGATACCTTTCTACTTGCTGACCAGGGCCACAAAGGACGCGATAGCTATATTAGAGGAGGCATCATGAAGAAACTTGCGACACTGAGCGTTAAAGTTCCCGAACAGGTACACGTGAAGATCAAGGCGGTTGCAACAAGGTACGGCGTGTCAATAGCAACCGTTGTCCGCTGGGCGATCGCGACCTACTTTGAGGCCGAGGGGTTACCAAGGGCATTGGAGGCGGGCGATGGGGAATAAGTGGGAAATCAACCCTGACGATCCGTATGAGATCGTAGATGAGAATGGGGATGTGATAGCCCGGGCATGTAACGAGCCTGACGCTCTGATGGCAATGTCTTGCGCCAACGCCCGTCTCATAGCCACCGCGCCGGAACTGTTGGCGGCTTGCGAGTCAGCACTTAAGGCCCTGAACGAACTGCCCAGCAGATTGTGGCCGATGGGCATGGATGGGCGCCGATTCTGCCCGTATTACTTCGTGATCTCTGATCTGCTCACCGTGATCGCCAAGGCAACGCTCAAAATCAGCGAGGAGGAGATGCATGGGCAGGCGAGACAGCAGCATAGTGGCACGGATATTGTGGCTGGCGATAGCGGCGGCAGCGATCGTGTGGCTGATGTCCCCAGGAATAACGAGGTGACGGGATGAACTTCGAGGAATGGCTATACCAGCGTTGTGCTAGTCCGGGGCGGGGCTGGCGTTATCGACTCTACCGCATCGTAGCTGACGCCAATCAGTGGTGGTTCTACACGTCCAGCTTCGAGCGCTGGACGGTATGGGTAGCGGCAATATTGATAGCGCTTCTGGCTGGCCTGGTGCTGGCCCGAATCATAGGAGGATGAGGTGGGAATGGGTGGAGCATATCAAGATGCATTAGAAAAGGAACAGAAGCGCAAGGCTCAGGTCAAGGCCGAAGCCCTGGCTGCTGAGGATGCGGCGGTCTACAATCTGAGGGAGATACGTAAGCTGGAGCAACGCACTGAGAGGCTAGGGCGCATGTTTGCAGATTCCGAGCGCGCGGGCGTTCTGCTCACGCGGCTGGTCGAACGGATGGGACACGATCTAGCAGTAATTGCGGGAGAAGGCTGGGGCAACAAAGTCTACACCCTCATTGGCCAAGCTGAGTACGACGCGGCCATGCACGACGCAGAGGGGCCGGACGTGAAGAGGGAGGATTGTGTGCCGTGAGTGAGCCGAAACGATGGGAGAAGACCTACACAAAACCGGAACGCTCAGAGATGGCTCTACATGCCACCTTAGCATTGGGGGGCAATGAGGACAAGGTGGCAGTCGTATGCCTTCGCTACGAATACACGCTCCGGGCCAAGGACGTGCAATTTGCAGAATTGGTAGAGCTGTACAACGACCTCTATGACCTATCGCAGACCACAGTCCGGAAATACAAGATGCTTGAGGCCACGCTCAAGTCTAAGGACGTGCAGATAGCGGCGCTGGTGATGGCGTGTCTTAAATTCTCGAAAGCACATGGCTATGATCACACTACAGACATTACAGATGCAATGGTAGACCCACAGGACTGGGCAGAGTTTGATGCTGCAATCAAGGAGGCGACGCAATGAGTGAGGCAATGAGTTTCGAGGAACGATTGTCGAGGGTGATCATACAATTGGGCCAACAGCGGGATGAGTATTTATATAACCGAACTCTGACAATGCTGGCAAACAATCAGCTACAGCTACGCTATGAGAAAACGTTGCGGGCCAAGGACGAGCAGATAGCGGCGCTAGTAGCTATACTAGAGAGCTTCATGTTAGAGCCTGGCCCGGAATGGGAACAGTCAGAACTTGTAGCAACGGACGGATTGATTGCTATCTACATTGATGTTGACAAGTTCGCTAGGGCCAGAGCTGCAATCAAGGAGGCGACGAATGGATGAGGCATCACGCACATGCAGCGAATGTGGCAAGGAGCGCCCAGTATCAGAGATGCACCAAATCGAGATATGGGTAAATCGTAGGTGGCGTTGGCTCTGGTTCTGCAAAGACACGACTTGCGCGGGCGACTTTCAAATGGGTTGCGAGGGTTAGGAGGCAACATCATGAAGTGGAAAGTCACACGCAACGGCGAAGACCTGTACCCTGGTGATACCGGTCTGCCGAAGAGGGGCGCGATGCGACAGGCTCAGATGTTCAACCGCTGGGCCAAGGCGAACGGTGGGAAGGCGACGTATGGGATCAAGCCGCTGAAGGAGGGGAAGGGGAAATGAGAGTAAGTTGTTGGGAGTGTGGTAGGATATTACCCAGCATCCCACCCTACCACGAGGAGAGCAAAGACTGGGGCAAATACGAACTTTGTGGCAAATGCGAGGCGATCGCCGGAAAGAGGCGCGGGCGGGCGATAAAACGGGGGATATGCCCTTACTGTGACGGCCCACTAGAAGACGCCCCGGTTGATAATTATTGTTCACCCTGCCGGTGGTACTTTGATAACTCAGATGAGGATCCCGGCCCGACACTTCCAATGGAAGACATAGATGCGGACCTTCTACCGGGCGATGGGATCATGACCCCATATGGCCCGATGACGTCGGGATTCAATAGAGATAAGCCGCCGTGGCAGCGATAGGCTTGACAAGATTCTAGATCCGTGGTATGATAGACTTGCTAGGGAGAGAGAAATGAGTATAATATCATCAAGCTCCTGGACGGCTCTCTCCCTAGCAGAAGAGATAAACCGGACGGGAGCTTTTGTTGTCTTACAGGAGGATGAGTGATGGCCAAGGCAAGAGTAAAGTACAAAACCAACCCGTTTCAGAAAGCGACGAAGGAACGCTCCAAGCTACGCATGGCAATAGACGGCCCAAGTGGTTCCGGCAAGACGTTTACCGCGCTGATATTCGCAACGGCACTGGCGAACGGCGGGCGCGTGGCCGTCGTTGATACGGAGCGAGGTAGTGCCAGCAAGTACGCCGATATGTTCGAGTTCGATGTACTGGAGTTGTCAGAGTACGCGCCTGAGCGATACATAGCGGGGATCACGGCAGCCGAGAAGGCGGGCTATGATGTGATCGTGATCGACAGCCTGAGCCACGCATGGGAAGGCAAGGGTGGCATATTAGAGATGCACGATGATGCCACAAGACGAAGTCGAAGTAAAAACTCCTACATAGCGTGGCGCGACGTGACACCCAAGCACCGGTCATTGATAGATGCGATGCTACAGAGTCCATGTCACATCATCGCAACCATGCGAACCAAGACGGCCTATGTCCAGTCGAAGGATAGCAGTGGCAAGACCGTTATTGATAAGGTGGGAATGGCCCCGATTCAGCGGGCGGGCATGGAGTATGAGTTTGATATCGTAGCTGATATGGACTTAGGACATACAATGGTTATCGGTAAGAGCAGATGCTTCTCTGTGACAGATGACGTTGTGTCAAAACCTACCGCTGAATGGTTCGAGAAGGTACGGGCATGGCTTACCACGGGCGCAGAGCCACAAGAGAAGCGAGAGCCGGAAATGGAGACGACCGAAGCGGAAGCGCCGAAGAAGGCCAATGGAGATCCCCCTCGCCCCTGGAAGCCGGACGTGCTCAAAAGGAAGATGCTAAAAGCAGCAGAGACGAAGGCCTTGTCGGATAGATACGGCGGCGAGCCATCCCAAGAGCAGATCGGTCTCCTGGCTGGCAAGCTTGAAGAGGCCTGGGCTGGTGACAAGGGCGCAAAGCAGAACCGCTACGAAGTTCTGGGCTGGCTGACGGGTAGACGTAGCACAAGGGACTTGAACCTTCCGTGGGTAGCAACACTTCTCAAGTGGCTGCTCAAGGGCAAGGATGAGGCAGGCAATTACGAGTTCAACGAGCATGCACGTGAAGAGGCACGGTTGGTCTACAAGCAGGCCATGCTAGACCAGGGTCAGCAGGAGCTGCCGACGGGCGCAACGCCGCACGAAGACATGAACGGTCATGTCTATGGAGAAGCTGAGCGCGGGATTAGAGCGCACGAAGCCCACAAGACGCCCGACCAAGGCCAGGAGAAGGCGCAATTCGACGCAGCGCCACAGGAGCAACTAGATGGCCTGGGCTTCGGAAAGGGAGAGCATGACGCATGAAACTACTAGCGTTCGACTTAGAGATAAGCCGGCCCTTTGTGAACGATGAATGGCGCGGAAAAGACCTGGGCATTTCGTGTATCGGTCTAGCGTCTTTCGACGGTGATAAGCACGGCTGTTGGACTATCACGGATGACGCCGCAAGGCACGGAGACCGTGCCATGAAACCGGAAGGGCTAGGCCTGTTCGTACAGACCCTGGCTCGCTATCAAACAGAGGGCTACGAGATTCTCTCCTGGAACGGCCTTGGCTTCGGCTTCCCGATGCTCTACGAATACGTCGAACAGAGGGATCTCTGTAAGAAGGTAGCTCTCGCTCATTATGATCTGGCCTTCCAAATGTTCACGGCCAAGGGCTTCATGATCGGCCTGGACACGGCGGCAAAGGGGATGGGGCTGTCCGGCAAGCTCGTAGGAATGAGCGGGAAACTAGCGCCGATGATGTGGTCGGGAACGGATGACGCAGAACTGGCAGAGAGCCTTGAGGCACAGACTGACCTTGTGCCAGGTAGCGTCAAGGCCCAGGAAACCGTTCTCAAATACGTGCAGCAGGACGCGGTGACGACGCTGGAGGTGATTGAGAAGGCGAACCAGCAGAAGCGGGTATCCTGGATATCTCGGAGCGGGCGGCGGAATACATGGCTTTTGCCCGTAAGCGATCCAGCATGCGGCCTGCGCAACGTCGCCTGGTGCCTGCAGGAGCCGGAACCCGACACATCCTGGATGAGCGAGCCACGTAGTCGCAGTGATTATGCGGGATGGTTGGAATAGCACCACAGTGCGCAGCCTATCGTGACAAGGGCTATCGTTGCCCGGGCCGGACGAAAGAACTCCCTAGACGACGGCTGCGCACTGACGCTTGACAAGATTCTAGATCTGTGGTAGAATAAGGCAACTGTGAGAGTGCCTATAGATCGAGTGAGGAGCTTTTTCATGAAGATAGCCCGCAAGTTGAACGGTCTGGCAACTCTCACAGGTGGCCTCCTCCGACTTGCGGGTTTTCTTATTGAGGGGCAAGCGTGAAAGAGATACCGTTGACACAAGGCAAGGTTGCGCTAGTAGACGATGAAGACTTTGAGTGGCTAAGAAAATATCAGTGGGTTGCAAAGGCTGATGGCAGAACGCATTATGCCCATTGTACAATTCGGCAAGATGGTGATGTGAAAATGCTTCTTATGCATCGTTTAGTCATGAAGGCCCTGGCGAGATTGTATGTGCATCATATCAATACTAATGGGTTAGATAATCGGCATAGCAATCTCAAAGTATGCACAAGTAGCCAAAATGCTATGAACCGACGAAAGAGGACTAAATGTAGCTCTAAGTACAAAGGCGTACATTGGAATAAATCTCACAAAAAGTGGTATGCAATGATAAGATTACGTGGAAGGGTAGAATGGCTTGGCTCATTTAACTGTGAAGTAGAAGCAGCCAAGGCATATAATCAGGCCGCCAAGAGGCTATTTGGCGACTTTGCCAGATTGAATCCTCTATAGGTAGACAACCGTGAGAAGCCACCGTATGAGGTTACGGTACAGGGTGTAGCAAGCCTGCACGTGGGGGTAGAGGCAGGCATAGGGCGCGGGCAGCGTGGAAGGACATGCACCCCTCGGCTGGGGTCCACACCCGTAGGAGTCAGCCGAAAGCCACGAGCCTTAACGGATGCGCATCCCGAGAGGCCAGCGATCAAGTTGGGAGCCGGTATCGAATCCGGCCCCGCGCCCGAACTTAGGAGAATGATGCGTTACGGTTGTAGAAAATGCGATTTGGTTGGTCAGAATCCTATATGTCCAGAATGTGGCAAGCCTGCTGCACCGGTAGTTCAAGATTATGTGATATGCCGCAGCTGCCACGGGGGAGGGCGCATTTTACACCCTTTCATGCCCTCTTGGGAATGTCCGGTATGTGGAGGCACAGGCGCTGGCTTGGGTTGGATGAAACTCGATCTTCAGACCAGCTCCGCACCCGTTTAACGCTAGGCTATGACAGATTTCACAAGGAGGCCCACACATGGAACTTGACGGCAGGATCATATCATTTATGAAGCGACTAGATAACTTGAGAGAATATCAATATAGATGCGTGATGCGACGTACAAAGCGACGCTTTGGCATAGCGGTCAATACCGATCCAGATGCACTGGAATGGCAGAAGCTAGATCGGGATATTCACAATCTCTATAATGAGGCGATTGCCGTCGATAACAACAGGAGGATCCCATGACAGCGACAACCGAGAAGATACACCAATACCGAACGCTTGAACTCTGGCGTCACGCTCAAAACGTGATAGCCCGCAATCGTCGTCAGCGCAAGGCGGCTCGGGCCACGCGCCAGAATAGAGGCCAGCGGGCGCGGCACACACGGACAGGGGCCTGGGCGCGGACGAAACGGGCGTTCTGCAGCCGGAGCTGGAGGAAGTAATGAGCGATGCCGCGCTAGGCATTGGCTTCTGGCTGTTCGCCCTCGGCCTTTTAGTCCTGAGCATATGGGAACGAATCACGAGGAGGTAATGAAATGTGGTACACAGACTCGCACGGAATACCGCACTACGCATTGATAAGCGAGATATCGGAGTCCGAGGCGATGATTCAGCACGCCGTCACGGACGCCACCGGGGGCGCGTATACTGCGCCGGATGATCCTCACCGGCGAGGGTGCCTGGGTCGCGTCTTCGCAGGCGCGATGATGCTTATTGCCCTTTTTTGGCTGGCGATGACCGCAGAATTGTAAATTTGATGAAAGGAGGTGATACTTATGACACCAAAACCGTCACCGGCCACAGAGAACCGCAAGCCACAGAAGCCGCATAAGCCGGCAGGGAGCCAGGGATGAGACGCGTGGTGAGGACCGCGCCGACCGAGAGGATGATGGGATGATGCACAAGGGAATAGACTTGCACGACCTGGTATGTGAGCGCACCCAGCGCGTAGCTGAGATTGCAGCACTGCCACCGGAAAAACGCACAGAAGCGCTACTGGCATTGCGCGCCGAAGTCGAAGCCGCGCGTGGCAAGGGCATGGTACTGGGTGACAGGCAGATAGCGCGGGAGCTGATACGGGCACGAAGGGAATTAAGGGAACATGCTAAAGGCGACGATCTACCTTTCGGCATGGGCAGCAAGATTCCGATGGAGAGACCCGTCACGCTGAGGATCGAGGATGATAGGGCATGAAACGATCGCGACACGACTGGGACAATCACCTAGCAGAGTACATCACGGAAGAGGTGAGAGATAGAGCTGAAAAACTGGTGAGGGGCATAGCGGATCAGGATAAGCCGAAGAAGAGGCCAGTGAGAGAAGCATCAAGCGGTTGCTTGACAATGTTAATGCTGCTAATCGTGGCAGCGATAGTGTGCGCACATAGCGCAGAAAGGAAGTTGACGTGAAGACATTAGGGATTTTGATCGTTCTGGCAGGTATGATGGTAGTAGCCTGGGGATTCGCTGGCGTGACCCAACAGTATGACTTGTCTCGTGCCAGTGCAATGCAACTGACACAGGTTTATACAGAATCCCTCCGGGTGATGGCGCTGGGCATTGCATCAATGCTGCTTGGCGTGATGGTTATGATCCTGCCGCCAGATACAACGCCAAAAGAGAAGTAGCGACTTGACAAACTCTGGCAGGTAGTGTATTTGCGCACATAGCGCAGAAGGAGAGGTATCGTGGAGACACTTAAGAAATGGGGCAAGAGAGTGCTGTTTGTGGTGGGCGCAATGGCGCTCATCCTGGTCGGCATGATGATGGCCCCGGCGGGAGAGACTGAGCAGGTCCCGGCGGCGACGCACACGCCGTATCCGACGCCGGAACCACTACCGACGCACACGCCGTATCCGACGCCGGAACCGACATATGCGCCAGTTCCAACATCAAGGCCGGAACCGACGGTAGCGCTGGAGATCTATAACGAGCAGGAGTTCCTCGTGATGTTCACCTTGCACGTCTGCAACTCGGCGTTCTGCGAAACCATCAAGGAGTACAGGGCGGCATTCCTGAGCGGGGATGCTTCCCTACAGTACGAGGCATTCCTCGCAGTGTGGGCTGTGGACTCAGTCACGATCGAGGCGCTGGCGATGACGAGCCTTGCCGGGGTGGGCGGCAAAGTCCGGGACCTCTACCGCGACACGCTGGAGACCGCTGAGTCTGTGGTGGGGATGTGTGACGTCGGGATGGAACTCACTTCGACCGGCGTTGCTGCTCCACGGGACACCATGGTGGATTGGCTCGACGCCGCAGGAGAGTTGTGCGACCTTCTGGCGACCAGCGCGATCTGGGAACCGTTCCGGTAGAGAGGAGTTGGCGTTTGGCTGACTATGTGGTATACTAGCCAAGGAGGTGGAAGATGTGTGAGATCTTGTTTACGATGGTGGAGAAGTTGGAGATAGTAGTTGCCGTGTCGTTCGTGATCGGCCTCTTGGTCGAGCTGTTCCCTGGGTTCTCTGAGTTGGAGGAGTACAAGAGGGCGTTGATCGCGGCAGGCATCTCCGTCGTCCTGCCCGTGGGGGCGTTCCTGATCGGCGCGGTGCAGTCCTGCTGGGCAATGAACTGGGACTCGGCACTGCCGTTCGTGGTCGCGGGACTGGCAGCCGCGGTGGCTGCGCTAGGTGGTGAGAAGGCTGTTGGGGGCAAGCGGAGCTTCAGCGCGAGGAACAAGTAGGACTTTGCGCAAAGTTTAGCCCAGGCCCGGAGGCCGTCTTGGGGATTGAGGGAGGTGGGTGCCATCGTCGGGATTGCGGGTATGGCTTAACCAAGAAGGTGATGACGCTGGGTAGTACTCACATGAACACGGGACTGAATGTGAGGAATGGGTGCAAGAGTACCCAGCCAAAAGAGCATGGGCGGTACGGGGAACGTACTTGCGGTTATTAAGAGTCAAAACGTAACTTATCTTCATTGTTCTAGGGGGGTGGGTTAGCCACCCACCCCCCCAAAAAAGGAGAAGCAACATGTGGAGAGACAAGCGGATATGTAGACTGTTATGCGTGCTGGGAATCCATGTTCTGCTAGTTGGATTGCCGAATGGGCTATATCATTGTGGGCATTGTTCGACAGTAGTGGTGGCATAGTAATTTGAGAAATGGGTGGGCATCATGCAGGCAGTTTATAACGATGGCACGGAAGGCGAACAGCTCACGGCCCGAGGGGCGCAGGAAACTTATCTGACCCTCGCAGCCCTATTGGCCGACGCGAAAGTAGAAAGCGTGAGAGTTACGCGCCAGCCAAGGCCGGAGACATGGCGTAGGGCTGGCAAGAAGGGGCGCAAGCAGGAACGGTACTTCTGAGATACGGGAATGGCCATGACTGGGCGGGTGGGGTTGGCCAGGAAGATGACTTTACAGATTTGGCGAAACGTGGTATAATTATAGTGCGTCTGGGATGAGTCATTGAGTGTCTCGTAGCGGGATTATCAATCCTAGCCCTAGTCGCAGAACGTAATTTTGACAATTCACTGAAATGTAGTATAATATGGTTGGTGGGACGGGGCAACCCATCAATAATCACAAGGAAGACACACACAATGATAAGTTACATAACGACTAATGAAAACGGTTCTCACAGGCCAGTCCTTTCGCAGAAGGGGCTGCCCAGCCCTAAACATTGTGTGTGTCGGGGGCTGGCCGGTGAGAATCGTTTTTGCATTTGTGGGGACAGGTATGCGCCTGTCCCCTTCGTGCGTTCTAGGACTTTGCGCAAAGTTTAGGAGGGACCATTATGGGCATCAGACCTAAATTGCTTCTGTGTATTGGCATCGATGACTTTGCGCCCGGTGATCGATTTGACGAGACCACATACCTACGTGTCATGGAAGATGATGTGTTTGATATTCCGTTAGGATTCATGGAGCAAGAGCACCCAGAACTTCAGGAGAAACGGTTCTTGCACGACTACATCGTTCATGATACTGAATATGGGGACCCGCAGATTTTCGCCATTAGGGCACCTGGTAGTCAAACTATCGGCCCGGAGATACCACTATATGCCCTCGCTCAGTATTTGGGTTGCAACACGAACTGGCATTATGTGTTTCAACCTGTGCAGTGGGGGAAAGATGGTTATTGGCCTCATGAAGTAGCAGAGTGGCAAGCAGAGCATCAAGGCAGATTTGGAAACGGTGCTGGAATTGACCGGCATTATGATCTACTTGAGTATCCTTATCTGTGCGAGTCAGTCATGCAGTGGGCCACGAAGGTGCTGAACTATGTGGGATTTCATGTTAGCATTGAAGATTTGAAAGTCATGCTGTACTTGTACTGGTGTTAAGACAACTGAAAGAACTGAATAGACTTTGTGCAAAGCGCAAGAAAGGGAGAGATATGACAGAACCAACATGGCAAATTTCTTTGCCCTCACCAAGAGGCAATAAACGTCTCATAGAACTACCAGCAACTGGTATGGTTATCAGCCCTCTGAACCCCCGGAGGACGCGCCCAGAAGATGAGATAGATTTACTGGCATCCAGAATCAGGCAGCATGGTTATGAGATCACCCGCGCTATTTGGGTACACGAGGTGAACGAGCATTACGAAGTTTTCGCCGGAGGCACACGACTTGAGGCGGCCAAGCGCGCAGGAATGTCGCTGATTCCTTCGATTCTGCATGAAGGATTCAGCGAAGATGAAGTTTGCAAGCTGGCCGAACTTGACAATGAGAACGACGAGTACCACCAGCCCGTGCCTATCGTGGACGTGTGGCTGTCCTACAAGGCTCTGGCTAACGCGGGTTGGACGCAGCCCCGGATAGCGCGGGCTAAGGGATGCTCACAGTCATTTGTAAGTCTGCGCTTGGCATTAGCAAAACTACCTGAACCTATCCTAAGACAATTTATTAACAATGAAGAGTTGAAAGAGCGACATGCTCTTGAAATCATCAAATTATTAACAGTTAATAATCTCACTCCCTGGCTGACCCGCGAACAGGCCATGCTGGAGGTCATCAAGAAGGTGGGGATCGGGACGGCGGCGCAGTTCGCCAAGAAGGTGAAGACGTACAATACCATCATCGGAGAGGTGCAGACGTTTGCTGACGGCCTGGAGTATCAGCGCCGGCAAGAGTTCCTGGAGGTCCTTGCCGAAAAGAAGGTGCGGACGGTAGCGGCAGCTAAGAACATAGCGGCCAGGATCACGTATGCCATTGCTGAGGCGGCGCGCAGGGCCGAAGAGGATGCCCTCATTGCTGTGCAAGAGGCCGAGCGCGAACGCATCGAGGCGGAACGCAAGGAACGTGAGGCCCAAGAACGGCAACGATGGTTCGATAATAACGTAACCCTGATTCACGGCGACTTATTGTCGGTACAGATCGAGGACGAATCGGTGGATATGATATTCACGGATCCCCCGTACAGTGAAGATTCTATTTCACTATACGGCGATCTGGCGAAGTTGGGGGCGCGTGTATTGAAACCTGGTGGCAGCCTGATCTGCTATGCGGGCCACTATGCCCTTCCCGAGATATTCTCCTTGATGACGCCACACCTGCGGTTCTGGTGGACGCTGGCCTGTGAGCATGGCGGCAACTCTGCACGACTACCTGGCAAGTGGGTATTCGTGGGGTGGAAACCAATGCTGTGGTTCGTCAAGGAAGGCCGTCGAGACAAGGAGTACGTGGCCGATATCTTCAAATCTACGCAGCCGGACAAGTCCCTGCATGAATGGCAACAGGATACCTCGGAGGCGGCCTACTACATTGAGCACCTGACCGGTCAGGGCGATATCGTGTTGGACCCGTTCTGTGGATCGGGCACTACGTTAGTAGCAGCGATCAATCTGGGAAGATTGATTATCGGCGTTGACCAGGATAGAGAATCGATTGAGACAACCAGGGAGCGACTAGATGAATACTACACCCGACAATCCGGAGCATATCCAACTAGAGAATGACGTTAGAAAATACCTGTCTGGATTGGGGTTTTTGACAGATGAGGCCACGTATCATAGCGTTATGAACCCGAAAGTCAAGGATCGGTTATCTCACATTTACACGCCAACTTCGTTATATATCAGGGGAAGAGCTGACAGGATCGCCGTCCATACTCAATATGATATCGTTTTTGAGTGGGAGGCCAAGACGCATACGTCAAAGAAGTACCATGATATGACATTAGAAGCTCTGCCACTGTGTCATCATCTGGCGAAAATTCAATTAGACGTTGAATGTCTTTATGTCTATCGTGACTCAATTGTTGGCTATGATTGTGGGTTCTGGGTGAAAGACATTCCGCCGATACGCGTCATAATGATCCCTGAGCGATGGGGCAGAGCCAAGTCGGATTGGTTCAAGGATCAATTCACCAGATTTTGGCCCGAAACAAAGATACGAACTACTCCGGCCTACGGCGGTAGCGGAGATCCGTTTGTGATCATAGATCAGTCAATCGTGGCAAAATTATCACATTGGCAAGATTGTATCCGAGCGAAATTGAGCGAAGGCGAATTCTAACAACTGAATAGGCACGTCCAGCGAACGCAGATAACGCTGACCAAATAATACTGTCCCGACGTCGAAAGACAGCGCTCAGCGAACCAGAAAAAACCGGCAGGGCATGTCGGATGCTGAAAACAAATCCCGCGCTACGGTGAGAATTGGGGCACTCACGAAGGCATCAATCGAAGCAACATCAGGGTTCACCGCGTAGCCAGCGACCCTCAGAGATTGACGTCGACCCTCCTGTCTGAGCCAAAAAGTCGTTGCCTGGGGCGGGTTATGCCTAAGAATAAAATATAAAGTAAAGTGCGTAAGCACTCCTGCGTAGCAGGAAAAACAGAAATAAACTAACTCAAGTTTATGGATTTGGCGGGGATATTGTCTACGACGTTCTTGGTGGGAGTTTTACGCGCTACGCGCGTGCTGCTACGCAGCATTTTCCACAACAGGGAAAAACACGTATATGATGTAGATAATTGGCATTTTAGTGGTAGATAGTCCTGGGGGGATGAGATGGTGATGCTGAGGGTGAGTTCCGAGCTGGGTGACGGGGTGATGGTGCGCCTGCTGACCGAGAGGTCTATGGAGGTGTGCGACAGGTTCTCGGACGTCATGGAGGACGTGGTGACTTGCAGGTTGCGGGACGAGTGCGAGGTCAAGTGCGAGCTGATCGAGGCGTTCAAGGAGGGGTGATGTTCAAGAAGATTGATGGGGTGGAGATGGAGTTCACCGATGAGGCGGACAAGTGGGGGTATTATCCGGCGGGGATTCCGGTGGATTTGGCGTTTTGCCAGGGTAAGTGGTGTTGGGGGGCTAGTGTTGGGGACAACACGGAGCAGTTGTATCGGGCGGCACAGAACGCGAGGCATAGGCACGACTTTCTTCCCTGCTATGTATTAGTATCGCTTGACTTGGAGAATTGGGCCAACTCTGTGAGTCATGGGATTGAAAAAGGGGGCGATGATTATCGCTGGGGGGGCAGGTATTTACAGGTTGAGGTCGCCGGGTATTTGCCCGAGAACACTTGGTTTTTGACGGGGCCTGATGATTTTGAGGGGAAGTCGCGACAAGTTGAGGAAGACCTGAGTGCATACAGGTATCGAAAAGAAAACCCTCGCCCTCGTTTGTCATGGCTTGCGCTTTTGTTGCCAAATGGCGATTTGGGTATGCACCCACTTGGTGTAATATTTACGTTCTTGGGCATGGTGTTGGTTGTAACCCTGATTTGGGGCATGATCGGTAGTTGGTGGTAGACTTTGCGCAAAATTTAGGAGGTAGTGATGGTGGTGTTGATGTTCAGCGTGGGCGCGGGGTTCTCCGATGAGAAGTTGGCGAGGCTGTTGTCTAGGAAGGCGGAGGAGTTGGCTGATAGTTTGGCCGGTGCGGTTGAGGACGTCATATGCGAGGAGCATGGTTGGGACATGACTGAGGTTCACTGCGAGATGTTGAAGCAGGTGTGTCAGACTTTGCGCAAAGTTTGACGTCGAACACGATACGTGGGTTATCGCTTCTTACTGCGGGGTGACTGGTGATTCTAAAATGACAGTCGTCCAGGCCGATGACAGAGGCTAGAATATCAACAGGCAACTTCACCATGTTCGAACTGTCAGGGAGTCGTCCTCGCCTTCGTGGGCAGAACACCCGGACGTCCACGAACACCTTCTCCGGGACTCCCCGGTAGTCCAGCAGCATGAGCTGGTTCTGGATGAGTAGCCTGAAGTCCCACAGCCAGTCGGTCACGACCTTCTTCTTCCCGTACCGGGGACTTCCTCGTCGGTAACAAGAGTTGACCGAGAGAGCTGCCAGGTAGGGACACACTACTGTGAATTCCATGCCCAGAGTATACCACGAACGTCGTTTTGGCGCAAGTTTGTCTGCCAATATGTCGCAACTTTACAATATTATCCGTAAATATATCCCCATAAACGCAAAGTAAAGTAAACTCATCGTGAAACTCGTGCTAAAAACCCTTGACAATTGTAATATTATGTGGTATAATTCAACTAGAAAAGAGAGAGAAAACCTTAACAAGAAAATACACTCAGCGACACCGGACAAGATCCAGAACCACCACCAAGTAGGCGATGACCTAGAGAATCCCAAGAGGGCTAGGCCAACCGAAGTGGCAAGAGGGGGGAGGGGCTAACAAGGTGGGGAAGGCGGCAGGAGGTTGAGTCCTGCCAGATGCTCGGGTCATCAGACCGCTGCTAGGAACCGCCAACGTGGTGAGCCGATGTGGCGACGGCTGAGGGAACGTGAAACTCAGAAGGACGTCGAAGGTGAGTGGGAGCGCCGAAACGGAACTGGCGATGACCTGGGTATCTGGTAGGACTCAAACGAACTTATAACCCTAAAGGAGAGAGTAATGAACATTCAGAGGAAATTGAGCAATGGGAACTGGACAGATACGGGAGAGTTCACTGATAGCTACATTAGTGATGCTCTCAACAGGGAACCGATGCAGGCCGAATGGTTCAAGCGGGAACCACTAATGAGCAAGGCCGAGGTTCTGGATCACCTGGCCAGCGGCCAGACTCTCAAATATGATGATGAGTGGTATGAGGAATTGAGAGACGCGGATGCAGCGAAGTGGCAGCCGAAACCACGTCGGGTCGTAGAGATGGTGCGATGTGATTGTGGGCATGATGTTCCAGTAGGAACGGCAATGTCATCGTCACGTGGGACATGCTGTCCAGACTGCTATGACAGGATGAGTGATTAGCGGTGAGGAAGGCGGCAGGGATTATGTCCTGCCAGAAGGTCATCAGCAGATTGATTGAGTTCAGCTATTAGTTTCGGCGGTTGGGGGACTGCCGAGGCACTGCTGGTGGTTTTCTGGTAGAATATAAATAAAAGACAATCCTAACAGAGCAAGAAGATCGGGGGGACTTTGTCCTCCATATATGCCGGTGCGGGCACAGAGACCCACCAGCCAACGAGACGTGATTACCCAAAGTACCCGTGCTCGCGGGGAAACAGAGAAAGCGGGCTGGCACTTGGTGCGAAACCAGGGCGCGGCAGCAGCATATTTCACCAGTCATACGATTGGTTTGTAGAGAGGGTGGTCCGGGGGGTCGTGCCCCTGGGAGCTAAGGCCAGCAGGAGACGGGACTGCAATTCGCCGGGGGATGACACCCTGGATGGAACGCGGCGACGGGGAAGCTGGTGCTGGAAGGTGCGGGTAAAGAGGCTCGGTGGGACGCCACCCTAATCTAGGAGGAGAATATGAAACTGCTGACGAAGAAGTTGAAGAAGGCGTTGCCGGAGTTGTACAGCCAGGAGGAAGTGGAAGACCCGACGATCGTGGTCAAGTTCTTCCACCCGATGAGCAGCTGGAAGTGGTTTGCATACGAGGCCAGCGCTCAGTGGCTCGTGGACGGAGAGGTGGTCTACAGGGCGCTGAGTGACCCGGACGAATCGGGGGAGTACCTGGACACCACGTTCTTCGGGCTGGTGAAGGGGTTCGAGGAAGAGCTGGGATACTTCTCGCTGAAGGAATTGTCGGAGGTGCGAGACAGTTGGGGTTTGGGCGTGGAGCGCGACATGTACTTCAATTCGGTTCCATTGTCTGAGGTAAGGAGTTAGGAAGGCGGCAGGGATTGTGTCCTGCTGGAAGTCTGGCAGTGGGGATATTACTGGGATTGGTGATGGGATTGTTATCAGTTATCGGGAGGGATGAACATGAATAAGATGACGTGGGCACACGCGATAGAGCTTGGGATACTGAGCGATGAAGCCAGCGCATACTTTGAGGCGCTAGAGGCCGAGGCGCGGGCGAAAGAATCCTTAACCTATGAGTACAGGCGCAGCTTTCCCAGCCCATATCCACCATACGCTGTTCAGTTACAGGATGGCGTAGCCATCGGTGCGACGGCCAATCTCTATGATGGCGCTGAGAATGAAGACCCCCGAACGTGGCGCTACTATCCCGCCGAGGCCGGGGTATGTGCTATCGAGTAGCTCGAAACGCCCCACGGGGCGTCCACCGGTGAGGCCGGTGCTGATGAGAGCAGACGGGAGGAGGAGGATGGTAACGAGGGAGCAGAACAGGCTGAACATCCTTGTGGATTTATACTTGGATGATCGGAGTATCCTGTCAGACAGGCAGAAGAACGCTGCCTGGGAGGAGATCAAGCGGCGCGATGCGCTGGGTGAGTTTTGGTCGGTCATGTTGCAGCGATGGGTGGGAGGAGATGATGCAACTACTACGGTGGAGGATACGCAGCGCGGATCCCGGCTGGCCAGAAGTGGAAGTGAGCGCGCCATCTGCTCAGGAAGCAGCAGAACAGGGCTTTGATTGGTATGAGCGCGTGGTTGTGCGCGAAGTCATGATGGATTCGCTCGGGCGCAAGAGAGGATTGGGAAAAGAAACGGAATGGCATAAGGAGGATAATCATGGCGTGGTCAGTGACGAGGCGGGCGACGGACGAGGATTACGAATTACTGGAGAAGCGGGCAGCGGCCTTCATCGGGCGACACCAGATCACGTGGCATGAAGGGGATTCGGCAGTCGGGGCAGTAGAGCTCGAGATTGAGTGGCTTCGGTTACCCGATAGCAATGAATTCCAGCAGATGGAGGGCAAACGCCTGGAGCGTCTCTGGAAACGAATCTGCAACAGGGCGATAGGAGACGACGGGATCTGTTTCGGGAGTGTCGGGCATAGCGTGGATTAACATGTACAGCGCACGAGAGGAGCGCTATATAAGAGTTGCCCTAACGCCATGAAAAAACCAGCGGGGTGCGTAGAAAGCTGGGACGACTGGGCTTCGAGAATTCAGCGGTATCAGCGTATTTCATATGGCTGTGTCTACACGCACCGGAAAGTTGATCCTTCCCGCCAGCAGGGATGCGGAAGTTGTCTTCAGTGACGGCCTAAATGTGGGTAGTGGGTAATGTAGAGTCCCGCGACTTCCTTCACTTGAACTAGACAAGTGCAGCATCATCCCTGCTGGCGAGAGTGATCAATAAATCAGAGGAGGAAAAAGTGATCAAGTATCATAGCCATAATGGGTTTTACAATGACGGGAATTCGTGTTACGTAACTGAGGATCGGACACTCGATATTGAAGCTGGGACCCTGACTATTAAGTCGGTCGAGAGCTTGGGTGGGCAGCTTGCAGGTAACCACCAGTTTGCTCACAAGGAGAATGTCACTGAGGAAATCCGGGAGGCTGTTCCGTTTTCGGTTGAGCAAGAAGATGCTGTTTGGAAGGCGCTGGAGCCGCTGGTGGAGACGGCGAGGAAGTATCCGCATTTGGAGACGTTCCGGTTCTTCTCCGACAAGCACCGGTGGTTCGTGAAGGGTCGAATCGACAAGGCGGTCAGGCTGGCGGGGGATAGCGACTACCACGGGGTGTATTGCTTGAAGGACGTGTTCGCGCTCCCGAAGCATGGCGTGGTATTGACGGCTTATTATGAGGACACCTATAAGCATTCGTATTGGAAGTTCAGGGTGGAATCGCTAGGAGGAGAAGGTGAAGACGCCATACATCGGGTTCAGCAATGAGACATTGGACAAGATGCCCACGGTCAAGGCGGGGACATTATCGAATGTCAGAAGTGCGGCGGTGAACATAGCGCGAAGGGCGTTGTACAAGAAGGCTGACTGGGAAAAGAAGGGTGGTTACAAGGCGTTTCATCGCAGTTTCGCAAATGCAAGCACTTTCACAACAGAATGACGTTTTCGACAGGATGCAGTTACACATCCTGAGCCTGGGGTACTACGTGGACCAAAAGGTACTGATCCTAGTACTCTTGTAGCGTAGAAACGCTACGCTTAGTGTATCCTGGGCTGAACCGCGCGCTTTGCGCGCACTACTTGGGTCGGTTGCAGTCTTCGAGAAGTGAAGTAGGAAACTGTAACACGAGGTGACATATGAGCAAGAAGAAATTGCGAGAGGTGGTTGCAGTCTTCGAGAAGTGAAGTAGGAATCTGCTGAACCCATCGCGACGCCAGGAAAACAAGCGGCCATGGTCGGCGAATACGTGCATGGCTACGGCGACGATTCGGCAGCAGCGGGGGCTAGTCTCCCGCTGTCCGCCGAACATGTTCGGTGTGGTAGCGCTCACGGATCCCAGGGGTGCCTACTACCAGTTGATAGCGTGGTGGTTCTAGACAGCTGCATAGCGACTTGGGCATCGGATGGGGGATCTGACATCATGTTCGGCGGGCAGAGTGGGATTAGCAATAGAAACCCTTGACAATTCTGTTCTTTTGTGATATAATTAAGTAGAAAGGATGGGGTGATGAGGAGCAAGATTCTGGATGAAGTTGTGGCTCACGGGGTCAACTCAGATACAGTGTGCGAGGTCGCGGGGTTGCTGGCGGTGGAGGGTACGGTGGGTGTCTTTGAGGTTGCGACGGAGATAGGAACTCGGACGGATCAGATGTACCAGCCACATCTGGGGGTAAAGAAGAGACCGACGCAGGAACTGGTCGATTGGGTGGCCGAGGTTTTGGAAAAGGAGTGGTGATATGAAGGGACAGGAGCTGTGTGACGCACACATCGCGGCAATCAGGCATGCGAGCGGTGACAGGTGTGCCGACAAAAGTGAGGTGTATCATGACAAGGGCTGGTACTATGTCAAGGTGGCACAGAAGGCCCATGACGGCAGTTGGGGCACGTGGGGAGTAGCTAGTCCTCGTCGCGCCCAAGACATCATCGCCAGGATAAGGATGTTGCGGGGGAGGGTTAGCTATGAGACGAGAAGGAGCCGCCTAGCCCATGCCCGTGAAGTTGAACTCGCGCATCACATATCCGTCGAGCGCGTCTGGCGGGAGGTGTCGGACAGCTACGAGGTCAGGATGTCCGTCCCGTCGTCGCTCATCAAGGGGATCCAGGACATGCGGGACTTCGGGGACACGGTTGATGAGGCTATCAGGGTGGCGGAGGGGATGGAGGGGGAGTGATGCTGAGGGAACGAGCACTAGAAGCGTGGATCGAAGAGGAGAGGGGCCGGAAGGATGCTCAGGAGCGCACGGACGTCGGGCTGTTCAGGAGGGCCAGGGAGCATTTCTCCAAGGCGTTCGGGGTGGAACCTGAGGTTGTCAAGCGCACCAGCCACTGGGTCGAGGTGGGGGCCGGGGGCATGGTGTTCTTCTTCAACCCGATGACGAAGACTTACTGGTTGTGGGGCGAGTGCCCGGACTGCGGATGGCATTGCTGGTCGTCGCGCGGGTTCCAGACGCTGGGCGAGATGGGGAGGGTGATTGCCGAGTTCAAGCCTGAGGGGCACAAGTGCGGGACCCCAGAGGATGTGGAGGAGACTGCCGCTGAGACTTTGCGCAAAGCGTGGCGAGCCTTTATGATGGAGGAGTGATGAAGGAGCGAATAAGGAAATGGAATTTGACAATTTCGTAGAGATGTAGTATACTATTGACACTGCGAAGAACCGATAGCGTTTCCGAGGACTTTCTTTTGGGGCTAATCCCCGAGATTAAGCGCTGGTTCTTCGCAGGAAGCAGCCTTGGGTCTCGGGGATTGTCTATTTCTGGAGATGATTGAATGATCAGAGCAAGAGCATATAAGACGAAGCTGAAATTGAATAATTGTGAGAAGACGTGGTGCAGGCGGTGTGCTGGTGCATCACGTTTTTGTTATAATTGGGGCCTGGCCCAAATGAAAGAAGCTTATGAGCAAGGAAGAGAGACGAGCGTGGGGGCTGAGAAGAAGCGCCTCAATGCCACCAAGGATGAAATCGCTCCGTGGTTGCGGGATGTACCTTATGCTGTGTTGCAGTCTGCATTTGATAACCTGTTCAAGGCATACTTGAATTTCTTTCGGAGGGTGAAGAAGAGGAAAGGCCCGGCAGGATTCCCGAAGTTCAAGTCGAGGCGTAATTCGCGGCAATCATTTACTCTACGAGGCAGTATTCAGCTCACGGAGACTGGTATCAAGTTGCCCCGTATCGGTTGGTTGCGGTTGGCAGAACATGGTTACATGCCTACAACAAAGCGGGCGCGAATCTTGTCGGTGAACGTCTCAACCCGAGACCACGGGCTAACCTGGTATGCCAGTATCCAGGTAGAGGAAAGTGTACCTGAACCTACCCCGGCGACTGGTGAACCACTGGGGATTGACCTGGGGATACATGCATTGGCGGTGCTGAGTGACGGTACGGTGTATGAGAACATCAAGCCATTGAGGACGGCGCAACGAAAGGTGAAGCGGCTGTCGAAGGAATTAGCGCGTCGCACGAAGGGCGGCAAGAACTGGCTGAAAACCAAGGCCAAGTTGAACAAGGCTCATTTGCATGCGCGGAATGTTCGGTTATCTTACCTGCACCAGATCAGCGCCGAGACAATTGCAAAGTATCCCAGAGTGATCGTGATGGAAGACCTCAATGTAGCAGGGATGGTAAAGAATCACTGTCTGGCGAGAGCGATAGCAGATTTAGGGATGTATGAGGTTAGGAGACAGATGAGCTATAAGGCTGCGTGGAATGGTTCTGAGTTCAAGTTGGCTTCCAGATGGTATCCTTCCTCGAAGGCATGTTCTGGGTGTGGGTGCATCAAGGACGGGTTGACGCTGGCCGACCGGACGTTCACTTGCTCGGACTGTGGACTAGCGATCGATCGAGACCTAAACGCGGCCTTGAACCTGGCGGCGTTGGCACGTTAACAACCGTTGGAGGCCCCCAGAACCGGGGGTGACTGCCTGGGGAGTTGGAGTGCTGTAATGCTCTACTATGAACCAGGAAAGGCGCAGAGGAAGTCGCTCATAAGTCGCCTGGGGAATCCATGCAAGTTTATGCAGTTTGCATAGGGTTTCCCCCACGCACGTGTGGGGAGTTTGAACACCATCTGCTACTACGCGGTGAAGCGGAACGTTTCCCCCACGCACGTGTGGGGAGTTTGGAGCGAACGAAGTTCCGTCTGTATCGGTGGTGGGCGAAGCTAACAGGCGAACCGGTGATCATCTGTTGTCAGAAGAGACGTGCGCCCAGGTGGTGGATTGTGTTTCCGCACAGGGGGAGATGATGAGGAAGGGAAGTGAGATTGGGGCTGGATGAGGATGTTTGGTTTCGGTATCCCGCTGTTGTGCCTTGGGACGTAGAGGTTATAGAGGAGGACTTGTGATGGAGTACTGGCGCGGAGTTATGTGGTGGACAGTTTCGCCTGAGTGGGCCTGCATCATATGCGGGCACAGAGGGATGACGTGGGGGTTCGTCCGCGCGGAGTGCAGGTGCGACCTGTGCCATGCGAGGTACTTCATGCGGGACAGGGACGGGAAGATCATCAATGTCCCCATCACGCTGTTGAAGGAGGATTTCCAGGAACCGGCCAGGGAGCTGTGGGGGAAGTACCGGATACCTATTGATCAATTAACGGATGAACAGTGGGAAGAGGTGGGTATCGAGTTATAAGGGGGATGACGTGAAGAAGAAGGAGTATCAGAAGCTAGTGAAGACGTGTCAGGAGAGCAAGGGTCAGGGGACCTGTGATGGCTGTCCTGACTTCTGGGCGAAGGAGTGTGTGAAGGGGAAACATGCCATCTTGCGCTGGATAGGGGGATGGATATGAACAGGGATGAATTTCTAGCACGGGAAGTCATGCAATGGCACTGGGAGATACATGAGGCCATTCTTGGGTGGGTTGAGTATTGGGAGGGCTGGGTTGCCAGTGATGGGAAATGGAAGGCATCTAAGTGGAATCCTGGCGAGAGCTGGCCTCAGACTGGGATGGTCTTGAAGGAGATGGAGAAGGATGGTTGGGAATGCAGCATAACTACTCGTTTCGGGTTGCCCAAGTGCGTCATATTTCTCCGGCCTGCTAAGGACTGGATTTACAAGATGGCTGAACATGATGACTTGCGGGAGGCCATTGCGAACGCGGCGGCTAGGGCAAAAGGGTGGGAAGGATGAATAACCTGTACTTAGTTGTGAGTGAGGAGTTGAGTTACGTTGCAGTCATTGACCCGGAGATCGGCGGGCCGACGGAGTGGTACCGGATAGCCGAGCTGGTGGTGGCTGGGGGCCATTCCCAGGCACGGTATCTGGCATGGCAGGCAGACAAGGATGGGTATGCGTGGACTTATGATTTCAACGAGATGCCGAAGTTTGCTGTCCGGCTGAAGGAGAAGGACGTCGAGGGGCCAGCACGGATCGCCACGGATGAGCATAGGTTCCCCGGGGACTTTGGCGAGGACTACGAGCGGGAGTATCATGCGTTGTGGGACGTCGGGAAGGCCCCGCATATCGGTTATGGAGGGGAATGATGGTAAAGTGGTTGACGACGGTGCAGGGTGAATGTCAGCGATTGACTGGGGTATCTGGGGAGCTGCGGTCGTTGGCGGATGCCTGCAAGGTGGTGGGATTGGGAGAGTTGAACGAGCAGTTGTTGGTATGTGCTTATGACATAGAGGGTGCGCAGTCCGAGATTCTCGGGGCTGTCGGGACCATGATATCTGATGAGCTAAGAGATAGCCAGGCAGCCATCCACGACACGTTCTTGGCCATGTTGGGGGGGCAGGATGATGCGAACGATCTGGAAATATGCATTACCGTGGGCAGTGAACAAAACAGAGATGCCTTGCGGCGCAGAAATCTTACAGATACAGGCGCAAGGTAATGATATTGTCTTCTGGGCCATAGTGGACCCGAATGCTCCCATGGAAGAGAGAACATTCCATGTGATCAACACAGGACGGGCACTACCAAGAGTGGATTATGAGGATGGGATTGTGTATATGGGGACGGTGCAGATCAACGAGGTCGTGTGGCACGTGTTCGAGGAGGTGTGATGAGCACGAAGAGATGGGGGAAGTTGAGGAGGGAGCTCCTGTTGCAGTTGCATTCCCGTCGTTCGCATACTGTTACTGAGCTAGCTAAGCGGACGGGGCGGCACAGATCATCGGTTAGCAGGACGTTGGCAGTGATGAAAAACGATGGTCTAGTTGCGAGGCATCTTGGCTATCTGGTGCTCACCGTTGACGGGGATTTTGCTGCTTTTGAGGTAGATGAGCAGATCCGGCGAGAGATCAATGAGGCGAAGCGGTATATCGGCGACCTTGAGGCTGTGCTGATGAGGCGCGATGGGTGTCGGAGGGGAAGGTGGGAGGATGATCTTCCTTCTATCGGCGTATTTGATGCGATGGCGAAGGAGGTTATGGGGCATGATAAAGCTGAGTGAGTTGAGGGAGTCCGACAGGGGCAGGATGGTCATCTACAGATCGCAGGGTGGGGACAAGGTGGAACGGGGTAGGATATCCAGTTGGAACGAGTGCTGGATGTTCGTGGAATATGACGGCCCCTACCGTGGTGCAGCGATGTACACGGCCCCGACGAGACCGGAAGATCTGGAGTGGCTAGAGGACTTTGTGCAAAGTGAGGAGGGGGAATGACGTGGCCGAATCCCGAGTTTGAAATGAGTAGTGAAGATTGGCCCGAAGTGTGGTTTGGGCCAGTGAAGAAGGAGGAAGGGGCAATGGAGTTTGAAATCAGGTGCGCGAGCGGGAAGCTGCCGCCCGAGTCTCCGTGGACGATGAAGAAGAGCAGCAACGGTTACATAATCACTCTTTCGACCTTTGCTGATTTGGCCGAATATGTCAAGCGGTACGGTGTGGTTATCGTCAGCGAGTGTTGGTGGAATCCAGATGTGGCCATGTTGATCACGCTTTATGATTCGGCGATAGAATGACTGTCTACGTCACTGGGGATTGCCACTTAGGGCATACTGCAATCATCAAGTATACTGGAAGACCTTTCCTCACCATCAAGGAGCACGACGAGGCACTGATAGGGGAAAGGAACCGGATCGTGGGGCCGGAGGATACAGTGTACGACCTGGGGGATGTCACTCTCGGGGATGAGCAGGTGGCGCGGCGCTACTTCGCCAGGATGAATGGGAAGCTGTTCGTGCTGGGGAATACGTTCCATCATGACAGGCGATGGCTGTCTGGCGGACTGTACTGGACGAAGCACTATGAGGTCGTCATCTTGCCGCCCATCCACACGATGAAGATTGATGACCTGTTCATCGTGCTCTGCCACTTCCCGTTCGCGGTGTGGGACAGGAAGCACTATAACAGCCTGCATCTCCATGCCCATTGCCACAATAAGTATAAGCCTGAGCAGGGATTGATTTTGGATGTGGGGGTAGATAGCATTTTTAAGTTGCTGGGACAGTATAGACCGATTTCGTTGGATGAGATTGTGGAATACATGAAATCCAGGGAGGAATGAATGATGGATAATCAAATGATGGGGACTCTTGCGGCAGCTTATACGTTGTTGCTTTCTACCAAAATTGTCGACCATATTCCCCCTCGCGGGCAGGAGATTTTGGATCGCCTACGAGACTGCATTGCTGAGGCCTGTGTAGCAGATGCGGAGGAAGTGCGAGTTCGATATGAGACCTTGGCTGGTACGATACGATATGCGGCCCCAGAAGTCATCGATGAGATTTTGGGAAGTCTGCTGAGAGGAGATCGGTGAGGGATGGATGAGAGGTACTGTGGCGAATGCGCGCTTTTCCGACTGAGCGCTTGGCAACTCCTGCCCGTTCAGGCGCAGAAGCTGCTCCAGGGGTGGGGCAAGTGCGAGTCCACTGGTAGGGTGACTCACGAGAGCATGTTGTGCATTGACTGCGGGGACTACTCGGAAGACGAGGAGGGGGAATGAGCGGCTACTTCGAGGTAGGCATCTTCCATGGTAAGTGCAGGCATAATATTGGCACGCTGTGGAGAAGTGCCTACACGTTCGGCGCAGCAGGGATATTCACCATTGGGCGCAGGTACAAGAGGCAGTGCAGCGATACCTTGAAGACGTGGCGACAGGTTCCGCTGCGGCACTATCTCACATACGAAGATTTCTCGAAAAACCTTCCCTATGGAGCGCAGTTGGTCTGCGTGGAGTTGGCAGATGGGGCAGATGAGCTGTCGGAGTTTACTCATCCGAAGATGGCCGTCTATCTGCTGGGAGCTGAAGACCACGGGTTGCCAGACGAGATTCTTGGGAGGTGTTGGAAAGTGGTGATCCCAACGCCTCGCCCGTTCTGTCTCAACGTCGCCACTGCGGGGTCGATCGTGCTGTATGACAGGTATGTGAAAGGATTGGGGAGATGACGATTGAAATAGTGTTTCCAGCGGGGGCGTTCGGGCCATCTGAGTACGACACCGAGCTGGACGCGGCGCTCAGGGAGATAGCGGTGGCGTTCAGGTATGAGGGTGAGTGGGCCGAGAAGTACGGGACGAACTATGAGGGCAAGAAGTTCAGCATGTTCCGGTACTGGTGGGGAGCGTGCGAGTGCGGGTTCGCGGATGAGGATAACGAGTGGTGGCGGACACACAGTCATGACGAGAGCTGTTTCTATTGGAAGGCGCATGAGTTTGATGAAGAATGGGGCAATGCTCGATGGATTGATGATCCGAGGCACGGGAAGTATGAGGTCGCAAGGGACGAGCTCCTGACTGAACACGGTGTGGAGTTGCTCGGTTGGGTGGCACACTGCTCCTGCGGATTGAGGGATGAATACCATGAGTGGCGCAAGGCGCACAACTGCCATCCCGACTGCCCGGCGGTGAGGCCCAACTTCCATTGGCACGGGGATGATGAGGTTGCGGAGTTGCGAGTTGACTGGTATAAATTTTTAGGCCGGGGTGTTGAGGTGAGTCGGGAGGTGACATCTGAAGAGTTGCGGCACATATTATCGGAATGTTTGAAGGAGGCGCGATGAGTTTGAGGATTGCTGTCTGCGTGGGGTTGAGGGTCGTTGCTCAGGTGATGATGTTCGCCGGGATCGGCGAGGAGAAGTCGTCGTTCGTGAGGGGACTGAAGATGTGGTGGGTGACGATGTGGGTGGTATTGACGGTGGTATATTTCGTGTTGTATGCCTTGGGCCTGGGCGGGGATGATGTGGCCTGGTGGTTGTCTATGGGATACCTGGGATAGGACTTTGCGCAAAGCGCAGGGAGGGGAATGATGGGCAGGGAGATACGTAGGGTTCCGCTGGATTTTGATTGGCCGTTGAAGAAGGTATGGAGCGGGTTCGTGAACCCGTGGTATGAGTTCTGCAAGAGATGCGAGGCATGTGATGGCACAGGACTCAACCTAGAGTCAGCGCGCATCGAGCGGGCGTGGTACGACTTTGAGGGGTTGGGTGTCAAGTGGTGTTACGGGATTACCCAAGACGAGGTCAGGGCGCTGGTCAAGGCGGGGCGAATATCAGACTTGACGCATAGGTATCAGGTGGATCGGAGTGGGCGCGGCTGGGTTCCGACATGGGTTCCGCAATGGGTTCCGGTGAAGATCGGGAGGCGACTGCCAGTTTTGCAATATCCTACCCCTGTCGGCGTGAATGCGTGGGCTAAGTCTGGTTGTTTGGGTCACGACACTATTAACCAAGGCATTTGTGTGAAGACCCGTTGTAAGCGATTAGGTGTTTGGGGCTATTGTGAGGTCTGTGGCGGGGATGGGGATGTATGGAAACCATCTCGGGCAGAGGGAGAAGCTGAGGATTGGAAGGAGACGCCGCCGCCAGAGGGCGAGGGGTGGCAGTTGTGGGAGACGGTATCTGAGGGAAGTCCTGTCAGTCCAGTGTTTGCTACAAAGGAAGAGTTCGCTGAGTATTTGGTCGGCGAGGGGTACAGCGAGAAGGCGGTTGAGGGGTTCATCGGGGATGGGTGGTGTTTCAGCGGGATGGTCGTGGACGGTAAAATATACGATGGCATTGAGAGTTGTGGATTGCGCTAGGGCGCAGGAGGAGATGATGGCTAGGAAGAAGAAGTTTACCAGGATTAAGAAGCAGGTACGTGAGGGGGCAGAATTGGGTCGAACGCCCGTGGTGACTCCCCCATACGTGTTGGTTGAGATGTATTTCAAGCCTGATGGGAGAGGTAAGCCATATGTGGGTCGGGGGTTCGCCAAGTGTTGCCCCAAGGATGTTTGGGATGAGGCGCGGGGGGTTGCCATTGCTAAGGGGCGGGCTGAGGTAGACATCGCGCGGCAACTCTGCGCGTAAAACCCTTGACAATTCCCTGGAATTGTGGTATAATTAGAGAAGGAAGGAGGACGTGATGAAGCAGGAGTTTCCGGAGAAGCTCATAGTGAAGCAGGAGTTCTCGGTTGATTCGCCAGCAAAGCTGTTGGTGAAGTTCTCGGTGGACGGGGATCGGCGGTACGTGGCGGGGGAGTTGGAGCGGGACTGTTCCGGCCTGGACGAGGCGCTGGGGCTGTTCGACGAGATCAGGGAGAGGTACAAGGGCAAGGTCGGCCCGAGCCCGCTGGAGGTGTTCGTCAGCTTGCTGAGGTTAGAGCAGGTGGTAGACCTGTTCACGGAGGAGACGGCAGCAGCCATGCCGTTCCCGCTGGAGAAGGTCAAGGATAAGAGCTACGTCGGCAAGACGGTCGGGGACGTGTTCATGGCCGAGGAGGGACTGGTGAACTGGGTTCAGAAGAAGATCAAGTTCGATGAGGAGAGCGACATCACGAAGAGGTTGGGGATCGCAGCGTGCGTGTGGTATTTCAGTGATAATGAGGAAGGGAGTTACTGATGGTACAAGAACGGGAAGTTGATGGATCTGTCATTTTCGACAAGGGGCAGTACGCGGTCAGGTTTGACAAGTTCTCGAAGAAGGATTCGACGGACGGGCTGCCGATCGCCGAGTTGGTGAACTGGGGCGGCGAGGAGCTCATGATAGTCCGATACAACACGGTTATTCCAGAAGGGAGAGGGCCTTCTGGGAGCGTGAGGGTTGGGGAGTTGTTGTTGTTAATGCGGGCGTTCGGGTGCGATGTGTCCAAGATGCCCAAGCGGATCAACGAGGACACGCTGGCCGATGCCCTGATGGAGGCCGCTCTTCAATTAGAGGGGTGCCAGAACGAGGTCGTCGTTCACGTGACCAAGGAAGGAAGTTGGTTGTCCTGGATCGAAGGGATGGGGTTGCCGCAGGACGAGACGTTTCAGTTCAGGTTGTCCCAGTTCACGACCCTGAACGAAGAAGGTATCCCGTGTCCCAGGGTGCATCCTGCGAGTGAGGATTACGGGAGGGTCTTCTTCGTAAAACTCGAAGTCGTTGGGGGAGAGTTTGATGGCATAGAAGTGCGCTGCATGGTTCCCTACGCTTACGCGGTTAATGAGAGGGGCGAGCCGACGTTGCCGACATACACAGACCGAAAGACTGGCGAGAAGGTGAAAGCAGTAGGGTATGTGAGGACTGTGAAGTTTGAGAGCCTTTTTCTTGATGATGAGTATGACTGCGAGGATGGCCCGAGCGACAACGTCGTTGCGATAATGGCGAAGCACATTTCCAATAAGACTGCTCTCGGGCGGGTGAACAAGTACGGGGCGGACCTGGACTCCATGATGAAGCCGCCAGAAGGGTCGGTGCCAAAAACCCAGCCCCCTCTATCAGAAGGGGAAGAAGAGGCCCTGTCGAAGATCGAGCATGATACCATCGGGGATGACCAGCTGCGGGACCTGATGGCAAAGCATGCCACCATGCCGGTGTTCAAGGAAGGCACCTGGGTGTTCACCAAGGATGGGCTGGCATGGGCGAAGGACATCCTTGCTGGGTGGTCGGACAAACACAACCTGCCCAGGAAGTGTAGCCAATGGAACAAGGCGCAGCGGTCCCTGGTAGTGAAACTGCTGGATGGTGAACTGGCTGGCAGGGAATGGTTCGGAGAGGAAGAAGAAAGTGCCTTCTGACTTGGGGTTCAGCGAATCGATTTTCAGGGGCAGGAAGAAGGTGAAGACGCGGATGGTCGAGCCTGTGCTTGACACCCCGTACAGGCTGGCGCGGTACTGGCATGACAGCATGTGCGAGGTCGGGGTCGAGCCTCCGTGCGGGCCGGGCGCGATGTGCGCTATGGCGAAGAAGGTTCTCGCGCTGTGGGGGCCGAGGTTGGCGAAGGCGAAGGTGGATGAGCTGGTCGAGGGGGCGCGCAAGAGAGGTACTTGGGCGTCCCTGAAGCCGTTGCTGAGGGGGAAGTGATGAAGATATTGCGTCTAGTAGTGATTAGTGGTCTTGTCGGGTTCGTGGTGATGTATTGCAGCATGGCAGTCTTCCCTCGTCCTTGGGGGTTCATTACCGGGACGTTGGGATGCGTGGCTGGTGGGTATCTCGTTAGTATATGGAGTGATCGCAAGGAGTGACGAGGACTTTGCGCAAAGTTTGGGGGAAGTGATGCTGAGGGCATGGGTATCTGAGAAGGACAGAGCGGAGATAGGCGACGTCCGGCTGCATCTGCTGGCGTACATCCAGGGGTATGTCGAGGGCCACGGCTATCCCCCGACTGTCAGGGAGATCCGTGACGTGTCGGGGTTCGCCTCGACGAACACTGTCCAGTACCACCTGGACAGGTTGGTTGAGATGGGGCTGCTCACGAAGGTTCGCGGGAAGTCGCGGACGCTGAGGATCACTGATGAAGCGAGGAAGAGAATTGCGTTCACGTGGGAGGATGATGATGCGAAATGAAGGTTCTGAAGGAGCATGGCTTAGCGCAGCTGCCCTGTTGGTGGTGTTGTTGGGATTAGGGTTGGAGGCATTGCGACCAGGATTGGGCGTCAATACAGCATTCTTGTTAGGCGCAATAGTAGGTGGCATGTTTTGCATCGTGATATACGGATGAACCCGTTTGAGGCGGCGAGGGAGAAGGACATCGTGGACGTGATCGGTCGGGATGTGAGGCTGAGGAAGTCCGGCCACGTCCACAAGGGGCTGTGCCCGTTCCACGATGACTATGAGCCTTCCCTGGTGGTCTATCAAGACTCATTCTGGTGCTTCGGTTGCGGCGTTGGTGGGTCAGTTATAGACTACGTGATGTTGCGGGAGCGATGTGGTTCGCTGGAGGCTGCGAGGAAACTGGTTGGCGGGAGCTTTCTCCCCTATGTGCGGCGGCCCGCCAGACAGAAAACGATTGCGCCTGCCGTGCCTCGATGGGTTCTTGGATACTGGCACGGAAAGTTGCTGGCGGGCTGCCGCACGTACTTCCATTCGCGAGGGTTCACGGACGAGACGATTGACTTGTTACAGTGGGGCTGGGATGGCAGGCGGTTCACGATCCCGGTCTGGGACGGAGTTCCTGGAGAGAGCAGGGTTCACCAGGTCGCGAGGAGGCGATGCGATGAAGTAGAGATGAGGCAGTTGAGGGAAGAGATGCCTGAGGCCGATGAGCAGACTTTGCGGGAGGCGCTCCCGCAGAAGTATTTGAATATCTGGGGATATGGTGGAAATCATCTTTACGGCAAGTGGAGCCTGAAGGGGCCTGTTCTGTACGTGTTCTTTGGGTTGCTGACGGCGGCGATGGCGATCCAGGACGGACTTCCTGCGTGCAGTCCGAGCAACGGCGTCGGGAGCTGGCAGGATGAGTGGAGTCAGTATTTCCAAGAGGCTGACACGGTATGGGTTCTCCAGGACAACACGCCGTCCGAGAGGGACGCAACGCACCTGGTCGCGGCCAGCATCGGGGGTCATGCAAGGGTCGTGGTGACTCCTGGAGAAGGAGACTATGCAGACTACAAAGTGGGTGGGGGTACTGTCAAGGAGTTCTTGGAGTACATAGAAAAGGAGAATTGACGTGGGGATAAGTCCAGCAGCATTGATGGCGTTGTTGAAAGGTGATTTTGAGAATGCGATAGTGGCCTCGACGCCAGGGGGCATTGAGGCTCAGGAGGCGGCAGGGCAGAAGAGCTTCGTGGCTGATACTACTTTGCCCATCAAGTGTGATTATTGCACTCGGGAGCAGTTGGAGCAGATGGGGATAGTGTTTGGCGAACCCGTGGATGACTTGTTCGTAGAGGTGCAATTACCCGAGGGGCGGAAGAAGGTTGCCACCTCGCATTCGATGCATTCTGATTTGTTGGATGACAGGGGGCGCAAGCGGGCGGGCATCTACTACAAAGCGGCCTTCTATGATCGCAGAGCAGGTATAAGTTTGGAGCATCGGTTTCATGTCTTTTCGGAACCCGTTGGTGGTTGGTCTGGGTATGACAGGCACACAACGCCATTTATTGTGGTGATAAGAGACTGTGGTGAGATTGTGTGGGAGGCAGAGGTAGTTGGCCCCGTAGCTGAGGAGTATTCGGAAGGGGGCGTGTTTGAAAAGAAGTGGAAGATTGTGGCCAGACATTGGCTGGATGAGTACTATCCTGATTGGGAGAACCCATTAGCACATTGGGATTAGGACTTTGCGCAAAGCGCATGAAAGGGAGTTGATGATGGAGTCCTTGGAGAAGAGGCAGTTGAGGATTTTGTTCTCAGCGGTTAGAAGGGCTTATGAGATGCTAACGACTGGCGGCGACATAGATCGGATCGGGGCAGCAGCAAAGATTCTCCGCGAGGCGAACGAGGCCGTGATGCGGGAGGAAGAGTGGGTAACTCTAGGTGACCTTGAGAGTGGGTCTTTGTTTACAAAGGTTGACGGTGGATTATATCTCAAGAGAGCTGCCTTTAAAGACTATGCATATCCTTGTGTTGGGGTCGGTGATGGTGTTACGCATTACTTCGCACCCTCCATCGTAGTCCGTAAAATCCAGGCTCCGACAATAGATTGATTAGAGGAGGAATGATGAACGCGTTCAAGACTGAGGGGATGGTGAATAGTGAAGATAAGTTCTATCGGCTGGTGTGACTACTCAGGAGGAAGCCTAAATATAGTGGTTCGCGGTTCTGCCAAGGGAGATTGTGAGTGTGGTCCTGGCTGTACGAATTGTTATGTCAAGGCTTTTGACAACAGGTTTCATTTCCTGCCCGAGAGGACGATGTGGTATCCTGATAAGCTGAAGAAGCTGGCGACGATGAGGTTCCCCGAGTTCAGCCCGAAGCGGGGTGCGCCTCACAGGCCGATGTGCTTCGTGGCCGATACTGGAGACCTGTTTCATGAAGATGTACCAGACTTGTTTCTGATGCACGTATTTGATGTGCTCCGTGGTAGGCCAAATGTCATTTGGCAGATACTCACGAAGCGCCCGCGCCGCATGGGGGACATCATAACAAGGTATTGTAGAGACCGTGCTAACATAGCAAGATTGCGAGACAGCATTTGGTTGGGCGTCTCTATCTCCAACCAGCGCACTGCCGACGAGCGAATCCCGATCTTGCTAGACATACCGCCAGCGGCGAGGTGGGTTAGTATAGAGCCAATGTTGTCAGCGATGGACATCTTGCACTATCTGGACGGATGCCCTGAGCCTTGCGGCGGCGGTCATCTGGGTTACGTCTCACATGACATGGCTATTGATGCAGAGTGCCCAGAATGGGAAGGCGCGAGCCTTGGCTACCAAGAGCCAGAATGGGTACAGACAGCCCCATGCCTGGACTGGGTGGTATTAGGCGCAGAGAGCGGTTCGAATCGGCGGCCTTTCAAAGTGGAGTGGGCTGCTGATATTAAGCAACAATGCGATGCAGCTGGTGTGGCCTTTTTCGGAAAACAGGACAGTGGATTGCATCCAGGCAAGCCGCTGTTGGTGGACGGGAGAGAATGGAAAGAATGGCCAAAGATATAGATACATCTAGCTCATTCAAATTAGATATATATGTCTCTCCATTTCTTCCGATATATTTTCCAGCCAAGAATGAGGGAGAACTAGATTCAGTATTGCATCAAGTACAATTACCAAATAACCGTGTAGTTGTTAGCGAAGAGCTAATGGAAGAGATAAAAAGAACAGTGATGGGTGAAAAGATAGACTATGACATGGCATGTACTTACATAGAATCACTAACAGACGCTAGGCCCAATTCACTTGACGAGGCAGAGTTAGAAGTCTTTGCCCTAGCGGTTGATGAGTATGAACAGATTCATTACCCTATTGATTTGCCTAATCCTATTGAGGCAATTAAGTTTCGTAAAGAACAGGAGCAAATAGATGAGTGCCAACCGTGATATAGACGGCAAACTCAAGCAGAAGTTTGGTGACACTGAGCCACACGTTGGTGATTGGAAGCCTAAGAAGCCTAGGTTAGTCATTGGATGTCTATTGCCAGTGCTGATATTGGCTAGTATAATCCTTAGTATATTGTGGATGCTATAATGGCTGAGATATCTATCTTGATGAATGGGGTTGGCGTAAGGGCAACATTGAATAAGCGCAAGACTCAGACTCGTAGACTTATCTTACCTCAACCTACTGGTAAAAACCTAGAGATATTAGAGCGTAGTTATGGTGGTGATTGTGATATTGATAACTATTATCAAGCATTAACCGCAGATGATATGGGTTACGAATCCACTACGTTACGTTGTCCGTTTGGGGGTTATGGAGACTTTCTCTACGTTCGGGAGACTTGGTGCAAGGTGCTGACAGAAGTCCATTACACGGGAGAAGGTCATGGGGGTGATAGTGATCTTTGCTGTGGGTATAGAGCTACGATGACTTACACGTGTGGGAAGCCCATGCCTGAGAACCCGTTTCGCAAGTGGAAGCCTTCTATTCACATGCCGAAGAAACGTGTTAGGCTGTGGTTAGTTAATGAAGGAACTGGGGTTGAGCAAGTTCAGGATATTAGTAAGGCTGATGCAATTGCAGAGGGAATACAGTGGAGCAAAGCATTTCCAGAAGGTTATACAATAGACGCCTCAGAAGACTTGGATGGCTCTATGGTTGGTGGTAATTATGAGATTTGCTCTTATGATGCTATACAGTGTTTTAGTAAGCTATGGGATTCAATCTATGCTAATCCTCGTCCGGTGCGCATCAAGGGTGTGATTGACCATTATGTAAGTTATCCCTGGGATGATATTCGGGAGGTCAGTGAGCATCGGGGTAAGCTATGGTTCATAATAGGTAACGCATGGTTGTGGAAACTAAGATATAGAATTAGAGAGAATAGTAATAAGTAGGGAGAAATAAATATGAGTAGACAGTACAAGCGCGTATGTGACAATTGCCTAGACGAAATGATAGAGATGTGGGGTTGGTGGCGGGTTGAGAGAGTGAGGCGATATCCCTCTCCAGAGGTAAGTCATGCTTATTTGACTGAACCCAGAATAGAATGGGATTTCTGTAGTCAAGAGTGCATGGTAGAAAAAGTACGAGAATGGACAGAGGAACAGGCAAAGCTAGCGCGGCTGAGAGCAAGTGGTGATTAAGACAGAGACTGACTATCTCAACGCCCTGTCAATGGCTGAGGCATGGATGGATGCCGAGCCTGGGTCAAAAGAGGAAGACATGCTGAGACTATTAGTGGAAGACATTATCGCATATGAGGAGGTTCACTATCCGATGGGGGAAGATGATGAAGCTTGAGCATAAACCGCCAGAAACAGAAGAAGAGATAGACACTTATCTTCGACTACATGGCTATGATCCGAGGGAAGTCGCTAGGTGGGGTAAAGAGATAGCGACGTTAGCGATGTTAAACGTGCAGGTAGCAAGAGTAAGGAAGCTCCTAGAGTGGCTGTTGGGAGAAAAGCGAGTGGAGGAAGATGATGGAGATTGAGCGGATGCGACGGATATTGGCAGAACGGTGCATGGGCTGGCACAAAATGGAGATGGAACTTGAACTTGGTGCACGAGCGATATATTGGGTGGACGCAAGTGGCGAGGCTAGGGCTAGCGTGTCACGCTGGAAGCCTGATCAAAAGTGGCAAGACTGCTTACTTACCATTGAGGAAATGCGGAAGGCAGGATGGAAGGATGACCTAGCATGGCTTCCTGACGGTACATTTCGGGTACGTTTCAATCGTGGCGATGCATGGGGCGAGTCATGCAATGTGGTAGATGGTGAATTGTCAGAGCCACACGCTCGTATGCTTGCCGCCGCCCGCGCCCTGGAATCGGAGAATACTGATGGACACTAAGCAGATGCGGGAGACGCTTGCGACTAGGGCGATGGGTTGGGTATGGAATGAGTTCGAGGGGTTGGAGATGTGGGGAATCCTGAGCCACGGGGGGATAAAATTGGAGTGCTGGCTTGATGATTGGGAGCCAGATAAGAACGGTAAGCAGATGATGGATGTTATCGAGAAGATGCGGGAGAAGGGGTGGCGCTGCGTCGTGAACGATGCTCTCTACCCGACTATCACGGCGGTCTGGTGGCGCAAGGACAATATATTCTGCCAGTTCGACGCCAAGGGTGAATCGGAATGCGAAGCTCGTATGTTGGCCGCAGCTCGTGCCCTGGGGATGGAGGATAGTAATGGCTGAACAAATAAACTGTCCGCGGTGCTTATCTATTCAAGTACAATCGTGGTGGGGATGTTGGCGCTGCATGGATTGCGGGCACAAGTGGTGGCGATTCGCGGGATTCAAGAAGATACACATGGGAATCTCAACGGTGGGCAGATGGGAGTCGGGGGAATAATGGATGAGCATGTTCAGCAGGGTGGGTTGCGCGGTGAAAAGGTTCAGTACCCAGATGGCGTTGGTTGCTGTGTTTGGTATCCCTGGGAAGATGACACAGACACAGGATTGTGTTTTGACTTCCCTGAAGAAGACATAGATGATTTGATAGTACTACTTCAGAAGCTCAAGGTAGTAGAAGCCAGGACATATAAGGAGGAAGAATGATGAGCATTGATCTGCCGAATGGTTCTGTGATAGGTAGTAATTATTATGTGCAGGGCCGGTTGCGCGGAGAGAGGGTTCATGGCGGGTATCGTGTTTGGCGTCCATTTGAGGATGATCCGTGGGTGTTTGTACATTGTGATTTTTCAATGAAGGACTTGGATGATTTGATAACCCTTTGTCAAGTATTTAAGAATATGGAAAAGGAGGAGCGGGAGTGTCAGTAAAATTGCAGGAAGTACGATATGGTACGAATGATATTGGTGTTGCCATAGAAATCAGGGAGGCCCAAAATGGGGGACTTGTACCCAGAATGATCATTAGAACTTACGGAACCCTGGAGGATGACAATACAGGAGTATTGAAGTTAAGCCTAGATTCTTGGGATGTTGTGAAGGCTGTTGGCAATGAGGTGTTTGCCGCATGGCAGATGCTTGACAAGTGATTTACGGGGAGACGGGAAGGAGGAAGAGTGATGAGCGCTGATCTGCACATTCACGTGTACGAGGGGTTGACGAAGGATGACCTGAGAAGGTTTTTCAGTCACACGATGGGGTCGAAGTGGTTCACACTAAGTAATTTGTGGACTCCGGAGGAGCACCAGGAGAGTTCCAACAAGATGATGGATAGTCCTGACGTCTGGGTGGGCAGCGTTTCATGGCTCAAGGCGGCACTTCTTGAGGACGGGGACAAGTACATCCCGTCACCCGTCATGAAAGTGAGTGAGATCGTCGGGGAGGATCTGCCCGTGGTAGATGATGTATTGATCGGGCGGATCAAGGAAGCGCTGGCGCTGGAGAACACGACGGGTTACAATGTGGCGTCGCCGGAGACGGTTGTTGCGTTTCTGGAGGAGCATCGCGGGAAGCGGGTCTTCACGATCAGTTGGTAGGGAGGTGTCTGTGAGAGTGCGGGATTTGCGAGGTCTTGATGGATTGGGTGTGCTAGTTAAGAGAAGCTCTAAGCTCAAGAATGTCGAGCGGGATTTCCAAGAGCAGTTGGCAGAGGCGGTCGAGAAGTTCAGGGAGAAGATGGGAGAAGAACCTAACACCATCCTGCTGGGGGTCCAGTTCGCTAGCTACGAGACGGGGATGGAGACGCTGGTGAGTAAAGATGCCCCATTTTCAGGGTTCATTCTCTATAATATCCCTGACGTCCCATGAAAATCTCTGAACTGGAGGAGGCGGTCATCGCGGCCTGCATGGCCGACCCGGAGGCGATGGCGGAGGCGGCGTCGAGCCTTCCGGAGGACAGGTTCGGGACTCACCAGGAGGTCTATTCGGCCATGCTGGAGATGTTCTTCGCCGGTGGCGGGATCGACCTGATAGGGCTGGCGAAGCAGATCGGGCCTGACCTGGACTCGGTCGGCGGGGTCCCGAAGCTGCGCTACCTCAAGCGGTCGATGGAGAGGCTGGACGTGAGGCCGGGCGGCTGGCGGAGCTGGATCAAGCTCGTGGGCGGGGCTGGCCAGTTGAGGCAGATGGCCCTGTTCGTGGATGGGTACCACGAGAAGCTGTCCGACCTCGACAGGGCGCTGATGGAGATACGGGACGTTGAGCAGTTCATGTCCGCGTTCTCGACCAAGTTCCAGGCGTCCCTGGGGGGTGACAGTGGCGGGCTTCGTCCGATAGGCGAGTTCGTCGAGGAGTGGAAGGGCATCATCGGCGACAAGCTGGCTGGGAAGGTCGTGGACAGGATCCCGACTGGCTGGCCGACGTTCGACTCGGTATTCGGGGGGTTCCCGATGCCGGGCCTGGTCATATTCGCGGGGCTGCCGGGGACCGGCAAGACTCAGTTCGCCATACAGGTCGCCGTGGACATCGCCCGGAGGATAAGGGACACGGGGCAGAAGGGCTGCGTGGGGATATTCTCGATAGAGATGAAGGGCAGCTCCTTGGTCAACAGGATCATCTGCGCGGACATGGGGCTGGACACGAGGAAGATCAATTCATGCCTGGAGGACTGGCGGGCATCCAGGCTGTACGAGGCGGGCGACGGGCTGGCCGCGCTGCCTTTGTACGTCGACCCTTCAGACATGGTGACTTCCGAGATGATCTCCTACCGGGCCGCCGCACTCCACATGAGGCACGGACCCTTGAGATTCCTGGTCATCGACTTCGCAGAGCTCATCGGAGACAAGCGCATGGAGTCTGAGGAGCTGAGGGTGTCTGGGATATACCGGAATGCGACCTCGCTGTCGAAGACACTCGACATGACCGTCATGCTGCTGGCGCAGTACAACCGGGGGGTCGCTGCGAGGGACACTAAGCTGGGGGGGAACTCCGACATACGGTACTCGTCCTTCGCGGAGATAACGGCGTCGATGATACTCCACGGCTACAACCCGGTGCAACTGCGAAAGATGGGGGTCAGCCTGAGGACGCCGAAGGACTATCCCGGCATAGAAGGTAGGGCATATGTGTTCTGCGGCAAGCATCGCGAGGGGCCGACAGGCATCATAGAGCTGGACTGGAACCCGAGTTCGACGTTCTGGTCGGACCCGCAATCGGAGGGGGCATTTTGATGATCAAGGGAGAGTTCCATAACGTAGACATCAACTTGGGATACGAAAGGCTCGCGAAGGCTATCGTCGTGGGTGGGCTGCGAGGGTGGAATTACAAGTTCCTCGCCTCCGACTGGTGCTTGGACTTGTGCCTGATGGTGGACTGGGACAGGGACGAGCTGGTGCGGAAGCTGAGGAAGGTTGAGAAGCGGGAAGGGCCGTGCTGGTGGAAGCTGCGGCGGACATGCGATGACTGTGAGAAGCCGATAGCCGACTGGAACAAGTCTGGATACTGCAAACTTTGCGCAAAGTCTCACAGGAAGCGTAATGACCATAACTATGGCAGGGCCAGGATGTGTCTGAAGTGTGGTGGGCGAATAACCAATAACGCGAGATTATGCAGGACGTGCGAGAACAAGAGGAGGAGAAGTGCTGGACTTGACGGTGGCGGACAGGCAGTTGGCGTTCACGAAAACTGTGTTGGGGAGGATGGAGGAGTTCGAACACAAGGACATAATTGAGGCGACCAGGGTGCAATGCGGACTCCTGTCCGATTGGAAGACTGTCGAGCGGAAGGCCGCGTTGAACATGATGATCGGCGTCTACACGCTGGATTTGTTGTGGCGGGAGCTGGGGAGCGATGACGTGTACTCGTTCTATGAGCAGGCTCCATGGTGTCCGATAGAAGAGTTCAACTACTCGTTCGAGCAGTTCATGGACAGGGCCTTCGAGCTGGACTGGGCCACGGTGAGGAACTGGTGCAGGGTGGCGGACACGTGGCTCATCAATCCCCCCATGATTGAGTTCAAGCCGGAGGAGGTAGAGCCTTCCAAGCTCTTGCTGTTCACAGCAAAGGAGCGCAAGGGGGAGATGACGGAGGAGGACTACGAGGTGCTGGGGAGCGGGTGCTCGTGGAGGAAGATGCGGCAGCACCTCTTGGTGAGCAGGCACGGGGAGAGCCCGATGAACGACAGGGTCATCATCCTGGACGGGGGGATACTGTGGGCAAAGGACGGCAGGGGACCGAGGGTCGCGATAGGGAGTTTAGAAGTCGATGAAGAGGATGATCTTATAAGATGGGGGGTAGAGCGGATCGTTAAGGCGGCGGGTGTGAAGATAAGGGGATGAGACTGGGGCCATATCTTTTGGGATAGAGCGGACGAGGCTGGTTTTCATGGCTGTCTAAGGCCGCTAGGAACTATTCTCTTTGGAAAGTAGAGAGCTTGGAGAAGTTAGTTAGGTAATAAGTGTTAGTTTACGAGAGCAGCGGGACGTAGAAGGAAGGAGATGAAATAATGTTGGAAGTGTTGGAAGTAGAGAGGTTTTTCCAGGTGGTTGGAATGTGCGTTGTGTTTGGTGGGCTGATTTGGGTTTTCGGGTCAGTCGTAGTTGATATATGGAGAGGCAAAGCATGACTCAGAAAGAAAGGACGGCGGACATGGGAGAAGAGGGTGTGAATCGGAAGTCGTTGAGGTTGTATGGTTATGAGGTGGCGAGAGACTATGGCATGCGGGTTAGATCATCATCTGATGCTGTGTATTTACACTTATGTGACATAGCCAACGACGACAAGCTATACGTGACGCGCATAACGTTGTTTAGGTTACAAGAGATCATTGCTGACGCGATGCAGCTATTCAAGCAGGCAGACGAGGTAGAAAAAGCACAAATAGCTGAACGAGAAGAGGTGAGTGTGCTAGAATAGGTTGGTTAGGCGAACTGGTTAATTGGTTGACATTGACGATAAGCATGAATGGACTTTGCGCAAAGCGCAAGAAGGGATTAAACCGTGAGGATTGAGACTAGATTTATAAACCAGCTTTTGAATCAAATACAAAAGAGTAGATTCTATGATGGAAGCTATACTTACGTAGACCCTCTCTTATTGGTTCGTCACAAGTTGGAATGCCTACGGGATGGCCGAGAGTGTAATCCTCTTAATGATTATGATGCCAGACTGTTGTTGAGGGCCATTAGGACAAATAGGGATCACGTTATAGAACATGATCGGTCCGAAGCGATAGAAAAGCTGCTTGACAAGATGTACCAAATTTGTGTTCATGGTGAGTGGGCGCATCCTGGGGGAATCGTTGGCGATCCCCGGGCGGAGGGCGCGGGTTGAGCCAGCATAAGTAGTGCATATGGTTCTAATCCGTTTTCTGCGAAGAGACTGGATGGAATACAGAAGAAGTTATTTGAGTAACCCTTGACAATTCGGGGTATTTGTATTATAATTCAGGCAAGGAGGTGGAGATATGACTCACAAGGTGATATACAAGATGAACCTGAGGGGGGACGGGCGATTGGTGGAGTTCCTTCAGCCCTTCCTGGCCAGTTACGTCGAGGAGAAGCTGACCCTGGGCAGGGCGAGGAAGTTCAAGTCTGCGCTGGAGATCATCTTCGGAGACGCCGTGACCGTCCAGACGGCCAGCCTGCCGATCAGCATCAAGATTCTGTAATGCTCTTCACGTGAAAAAGTGGCAGAAGAGGATCTGGCAGGAGGTCATCGACCGGGATGAGGGGTTGTGCTTATACTGCGGAAGGCAGGGATGTCAGGTCCATCATGTCACGCCACGGTTGCGCTATGGTAAAGAGGGCAAGAGGAAGGGCGGCCCATTGTGGCAGTTGAAGAACATGTGCTGTGTGTGTTTCAGGTGCAACGTGGAGGCGCACACGAGGGGGATGAGGATCAGGGCCATGGAGATTCTGCACCAGCGATTCGAATATGACTACTCTGACGGGCCATGGGCGGAATATGGGGTGGGCGATGGATGACAAGGACTTCCGGGAGATTGATGCTTATCTCATTTTCCAAAGGAAGTTAGCGGAGGAGACGGAGAATGCTGGCAAGATGGTGGCGGGGTTTTTCAACACCCTCGTTCAGCATGGCGTACCAGAACAATGGGCAGCATACATGACCTCATTCTACTTTTGGGCACTGACGCAGAAGGGGAAATGAGCGGAGACCGGTTCGACTTGGTTGGGGGCTTCCTGATCTTGATGCTCGCAGTCGTGGTGGTGTTGGCGATATGGGGAGGTTGCAGATGAGAGAACTGCCGATCTTGCTTAATGGCGAAATGGTACGGGCGACGATGGAGGGGCGCACTTGACAACTAGAGTAGTCTGTACTATACTATACCTGAGAATGTTTAGTCCATGAGGAGGTATAGGGCATGATTAACTGGCAGGATAAGGACTGGTCATATTTACTAGGCGTTATACATGGCGATGGATGTATCGCCCCGCGCAGCATAAATATTGCTGTAGGATATGGTGATCGGGACTACGCAGATGTGTTAATGTCTTTATGGGAATCGTTGGGATATTTTCCCAAGTTGTACCGCCCACGCTCTGCACTTAGGGTAAGCGTTCACAGCAAAGTGTTGCGTGATGAGATAGCGCCATTCAAGCAGAAAGGTATTTGGTCATGGCCGGAAGGGTTGCAGGAGTCGGAATATCTTTCTGGGGTATTCGACTCTGATGGATGGGCATCTTTGGCGGGCGGTAGTAAGAAGATTGGTATTACACTCAAACGGAGCGGAAATCTTAAGAGACTAGCTGCCTACCTGGGTCATTTGGGAATTCCTAGAGTAACCGTTCAAAATAGAGTAACAAGCTATAAGGGTCGCCCCTACGAAATAGAGAGAATACTCATTTGTGATTCAGCAAGGATTGTTCAGCTCGGAGCCTTGTTGAATTTTCGTAATGCTAGAAAGGCAGGCATGTTTGATGCGGTTTATCAACATGCTAAGAACTATTTGAATCGGGTCCCACTGTGGCGCGAGGTAGGATTATGGCTAATGGAAGAGTCTAGAGATTGGCGCGAAATTGCCAAGAAGTTTAATTTGTCGAAGGCTCAAGTTGATAGTGTCCTGCAGAACTTACGCCAGAACGCAGACGTTCAGACAACGCCCCAGGTAGTAATCTTGACGAAATACGAGGTGAGGGAGTGGCGAGACAAATAAGAGAACTTCCCGTGTTAATGAATAGCTCTATGACTATAGCGACAATGGCCAGGACGAAGACGATGACTCGCAGGCCGATGAGGCCGCAGCCTGAACATGATGCGCGATACACTCACCAGCCCCAGCGGTTGGTTTGGAGGGCGCGTAGTGGATGGGAAGGCATCATGTGGGAGCCGTGGAAGCTAGGACATCCCCGGCCAGGATATGAGCACGTTGCCAAGCAGGGGCCATACGGAGTCCCCGGCGACTTCCTCTATGTGCGGGAGACGTGCCGGGCTGAGGAGCTTGAAAGCGGCCTCGACGGTATACGTTACTTGGCCGACAATGCCTTCATCGAAATCGAGGATAGTCTAGAAGCGGGCAAGCGCTGGAGCCAGATGTACCATTATCGAGGGGGCGAGGGGCTGACTATTCCCAGTATCCACATACCCAAGTGGGCCACACGGACGTGGCTGGTGAATACGGGCGTGGGAGTGGAGCGCGGGCCAGAGATCACGGAAGCCGATGCGAGGGCCGAGGGGTTCGAGAGCGCCGACGCGTTCATGATCTGGTGGGAGAATCAATACCCTGGAATGGACTGGCGGTTCGTGACTAGCTACGAGGTGATAGAGCGATGAGAGATGATCTTGGACGTACGACATGGCCCGACAAGGTGCGAGCAGAGCGCGACAAATACGGGGAGTTCATCGAGCGGCTGGCGCGGACGGGACTAAAATGGCGACTTGACAATCCATCTTACTGGTACTGTCCGCACTGTGACGGCGGGGTAGTCCGTTCTGGCATAGGGCTCACCCACGAAGGCAACTGCCCCGTCGTCGAAGCTCGCCGTCTCTTGGGCTGGCCCGTGGATGAGCGGGGGAATCTGGAGTGATGATGACAATAAATGAATTCGTATGCAACGGGATCGACAGGCTCATGGCAGACGCGGCAGCGCAAGCATCTGAGTTCACGGATGCTAGCAGTGCGTTGGCAATAGCGTTCCTCGACGCGCCGGACACGTTGCGGAGGGCCTGGCATGACTGGCTAGTGAGCGAGGAGGAGAACGATGAGTGAGCGAACAGCATCTGAGATTCGGACGTATTGTGAGGCGGCAAGCGAGGGGCCGTGGCACAAAAACGGATTCCTGCCGCAACGGGCATATAACGGGGCTAGTCAATGTGTTCTCGTTGCTCCTGCACGAATCTTTGTTCGTAGCGAAGTAGCCATCGCCGAAGCAAACCTCGCATTTTGCGTCAACGCCCGCGTCGACCTGCCCCGCGTGTTGGAGGTAGCGGTGAAGCTGCGAGAGATGGCAGAGTTTGCTTGTGAGCTTGCCGACGACGATGTGGACTGGGATGCAGTGAACGTGTTGCTAGACGAAACTAGGTGGCTAGCGGAGGATACCGATGGAGATGAGTGAGCGGACGGCGGCACAAATCCGCGCGTACCTGGCAGAGGATATGAAGCTGCACAACTTCCTGGCATTGGTGGAAGTGGACATGCCGCGATTGCTGGAGGCGGCAGTGAAGTTGCGGGAGGCGCGATTGAGTGATCGGCGTTGTATTATTGGCACTGCTTTCTATTCCCCGCTTTCTGAAGAGAAAATTGAGCGTCTGGCACAGCAAGATACCCTTTTGATCGAAACCGCATGGCTAGCAGAGGGGGATACTGATGGAGGCACCTGAGCGGATCTACTTGCAAGCGAGCATGACGGAAGAGGATGACGACTGGGATGACGAGGTTGGAGTGACTTGGTGCGTTGACAGGATCAATGATACCGATGTTGAATATGTGCGGCGGGACGTGGCGGCGAAGCTGAGGGCGGCGCTTGCGCACTATCGTCTCACGGTTTCGGCGTATCATGGCAAATGCGCGGATCTCTTTGCCGAAACCGCATGGCTGGCAGATTCACCGGAAGCGGCAGTTTCACTAAACGCTGAAAACGGAGAGGAGAGTGAAGGCCACGTGCTGGCAGATGGTAAGCTGCATGATGGCATATCGACGACGGGACAATGGGGGGAGGGTGAAGCGTGACAGACTTGGAATCGGCAATTTGGGGATTGGTGACAGAGAAGGAACTAAAAACGATCGGTGACCAGAAGCAGTTAGTGCGAGATATCGTAGCGCTATTCCCGCCGCAAAATCTGACACATTACGCTCTTCGGGGTATCGTGGAGCAACTGCGGCTTTGCGGGTACGAATGTGAAGCTGGGCCGCTGATACTCAATACGGCATTTATAGCACTAGAGGAATTGTCTCGCCAGGGAGGAGAGTGAAACGTGCACAAGTGGCTGACGGCAGAAGAGATTGAGTGTATGGAAGAGACCTTGGTAGGTTTGGAAGAGCGACTTATCGCTGCTCCCCTTTTTGCGCCTGATATGCGACGTCTCATAGCCGACCGTCGAGAGACGCGGAAACTGCTTAGGCGCGTTGTGTTCGGAGATATATTCATGGATTTGAGGCTAGCGCTAAGTGACATAAGCGATATGTTGGAGGCAACCGCCGATGACTAACTGGCAAAAGTGTCCTGATTGCGGTAAGGTTTGCGCGAAGCTAAGAATATGGGGTAACATCTTAGTTGGGTATTGTCTGGGCTGTGACCTCAAGTGGTGGGGTATGTTGGGTACGGAGCACCTGATAGGCAGGAAAGGCGGGAAGAAAGATGACTGACGCTGAAAAGATGCTTCTGAAGAAGCTACGCGTGCTCCTGGTGGAAATGATTCACTTGATTGACGCGCGGCTATCGATGGCAAGCGCCGGGGGGTAGCACAAATGACTGATGCACAGATGCTCCAGACAATCACAACAATGCTGACAGGCCCACCTTCCAGCCTGGTGATAATCATGGCGATTGGGGCGGCGGCGCGGTTGCATGGCCTAGACGGCTTGATGTACTACCGCCAGATATGGGCCGAATCCAGGTTCAATCCTGAAGCGGTCAACCCAAAGTCCGGCTGCCTTGGGCTGGGCCAGATGAATCCGAAGTTCTGGCCGGAGGCGACGACCGACGTGAAGGGCAATCTGAAATTGTCGGCAGGGTACATGGAGAACTTGTTGGAGCAATATGGGGGCAACTACGAAAAGGCACTGGCGGCATATAACTGGGGCCCTGCGAGAGTAGATTTTATGATTGACAAGTTCGCTGCTTATGGCGGCAGCTGGTATGCCGTCTTGCCCCAGGAGACGCAGAAGTACATCCGCTGGATCATGGAGGGGGATGGAGATGAGTGAACTGATTGATATAGTCAGGTGTCACAGGTGCAACAACAGGGCTATCGTGGCGGGACTCTGCGCTGGGTGCGCCAGCAAGGAGATCAAGCGGCTGCGCGAATCACTACGAGGGGCGCAAGATAACGTGACGCGCCAGATCGAGGCAGTCAAGGATGCGGAGAGGGAGATCAAGCGCTTGCGGAAGATTGAGGCGGCACTGTTATTGCCTTGGCAAGTGGATGTTGACCCCAGGAAGGCCGCGATCACCTGGTATCGGAAAATGGCTCTTTATTCTGCCGGCGGCGACGCTCTGAGGGCGCAACGGTTCGCCATGGCCGATGCGCTGGAGGGGAAACCATGACAGATGCACTTCAATTAGAGCTACTCAATGCGCGCATCAAAACACTGGAAGCCGAAAATGCGTTGCTAGGTGCTCAGCATGATGCCTATGAAGATTTCATATGGGCCGTATTAGGTATGTTCAGCGGAAAGAATATGGAGGCTTTCAAGGTATGGGTTGCTAATGTTCTCAAGTCTATTGATGCGTTGCCGAATAGCGATAAGATTAGAGAGGCATTGGAGGCGAGATGAGCAAGGGCGGGTGGTTCGTGGCGGCATGCGCACTGGGGGTCTTGGGGTACGCACTCGTGTCGTGCGGGCTGTGGACGCTGGTGCGTTGACTAGAGCGCCGTTTTGTGGTAGAATTATGGGAGGGAAGGATGAAGCATTTCGTTGATGGGGATCAGGTGGCGATCACGCTGGACGACTTTGTGGACTTGCAGCAATCGCCCGCCGTGTTCATTCCCGTGGACAGCGACGACGGGAGGGCCGTGATCGCTGGCGGGGTGGCGCAGTTGTCTGTGGGGCGGTTGAGCGAGATATTCAACGAATTGAGGACTTTGCGCGAAGCGCAGGAAGGGGATGGAAATGGGCGGGCAGGTCTTGAAGGTTAGGCGGTACAAGGCGGGGTACGAGGTTCGGACGATACATCATCCAGAAGAAGATTGCGGCGTTCCCGGCGGGATGGAGATGAAGTCCGCCTTCACGCCGGAAGGGTACTACATCGGCAATTCCAAGGATGCATACCGATTGATAGTCAAGCGGGGCATCAAGCCGGAACCCATGAAGCCGGATCGTCCGGAGGCTAACGGGGGTTGGGGGCGGACGTGTTCCATCGGGTTCTGTGAGCGCGACCAGAAGTGGTTCGGCTGGTCACACAGGGCTATCTACGGGTTCGGAATTGGCGCTAAGGTAAAAGAGGGGGACTGTGCTGCGAGTTCGGGATGGACTGACGAGTGGTTGGCAGAGTATCCTGAAGATGACCTTAGCTTACCAGTCGGATTTGTCGCTGAGTCATTAGCTGATTGTAAACGAATGGCGATAGCGTTTGCGGAAAGTGTATCCTAGGACTTTGCGCAAAGTCTGGGGGAGCGACGGTCGGGGTTCGCAGGCATGGGTTCGACATGGAGTGGGCGCACCACAGGCACGGGGTCCGGGTGGGTGATGAGAGGGTGTCGGAGTACGTCGAGGATGTGCTCAGGCAGGTGAAGAGGAGCGGCAACGGATTCGTGGGGACGGGCGACTTGGCGGTGTACGGGTATCTGGCTGACGAGGCTGATCTGTATGTGCTCGTCATCCTTCACGGGGCGGAGAGCTACTGCCTGGAGATGACGGCAGAGGCGGTTCATGCGAGACTCGTGGATTCAATGCCCTGATTGCAAGGGCCTTGGCAAGATTGACGGGAAGAAGTGTCCGCGCTGCGGGGGGAAGTTCTGCGTGAAGAAAGAGGAGGATTGAATGGAGACGTTCAAGTGCTACGTGTGCAAGGTGGAGGTCGAGGGAGGATACCACGTGTTCATGGAGGCCCGGAGCGCCAGGGAGAAGGACAGGTTCAGGGACGTGTGCGAGAAGTGCGTGCCGGGGGCGACCGAGTTCGACAGGTGTCTCAGTCCTGAAACGATAAAACAGATGCATGGGGAGTATGCGTCTGGGATGGGTCCGAGGGAGATCGAGCTGAGGGAGATGTTCCGGGAGGCGATGAAGATACTCCCTGACAGGGTGAGGCACGGGATCTACGAGGCGTATTGGGAGAAGTGCGAGAGGGTGCTGGGATGACCTTGCAGCAAAGGGAGTGAAGCATGGCAACGTTGGGTGACCTCAGGCAGGACCCTAAAAATGCAAGAAAACATTCAGCGCGCGGTTTTGGGATGCTAGTCGATACTATCCAGGAAGTCGGCGCAGCACGTTCCGGTGTGTGCGATGAGGACGGTGTGATCCTTGCGGGAAACTTGACCTGGGAAGCTATGGCTGAGGCTGGGATCAATAAGGTGAAGATCGTGGACGCTGAGGGTGATGAATGGGTGGTCGTTCGGCGTAAAGGGCTGAGTAATAAACAGAAGGTCAAGCTGGCTGTGGGTGATAACCGGATCGGCGAATTGTCTGAGTGGGATGTGGATGTATTAGAGGGGCTGGACATTGACTTGGGCGATATGTGGTTCGACTCAGAGCTTGCAGAGATAGGACTAGTCGATCCGGCTGACGTGGTATTTCCAGAATATGATGAATCTATAGCTGGCGAGGTAGAATACATTGAATGCCCCGAATGCGGACACAAATGGCCCAAGTAGATTACATGGCTATTCTGGAGGGGGCGTGGCAGCAGCATCTTGAAGAACGTAAGCTGGATGCCCCGACGCTGATAAGCACTTTCGCAGGTTGCGGCGGTTCCTCCCTCGGCTACAGCATGGCAGGGTTTCGGGAACTCCTGGCAGTCGAATGGGATGACAATGCAGTCGCAACGTTCAAGTTGAACTTTCCAGACGTGCCGGTCTATCATGGTGACATTCACAAGCTGACAGTTGAAAAGTGCTTGGAAATGATCGGCCTGCAACCTGGGGAGATTGACCTTCTGGATGGTTCACCGCCTTGTCAGGGATTCAGTACGGCAGGCAAGCGCAAGATGGAGGACAAGCGCAATCAACTTTATATGGAGTTTATCCGATTGCTCAGGGGGTTAAGGCCGAAGGTGTTCGTGATGGAGAATGTGAGCGGCCTGGTCAAGGGCAAGATGAAGCTGGTGTTTGCTGACATCATGCAGGAGATGAAGGCAAGCGGTTATAGGGTCAGGTGCAAGTTGCTCAATGCGATGTACTTTCAGGTTCCGCAGAGTAGACAACGACTGATATGGATCGGGGTTAGGGATGATTTGGGAATTGAAGTGAGCTTTCCGAAGGCAGAGCATAGACCGATAACAGCGGGGCAAGCTATTGTCGGGGCTGATTCTATGCCTCTTGGGAGACCGACATTAGCAGTTCGTAATGTTAGCCGACAAATACGACCAGGTGAAGGGGCGGGCAAGTATACTAAACATGGTACGGCTTTTAGCGTGATCCGTCTCGATGAACGAAGACCAGCACCAACGTTGACAAAGTCATTAGCTGGGATGAGTGGAATTATGCAGCCGACAGGGGATAGCTATCTATCAGCAGCACAGATCAAAAGACTAGCAAGCTACCCAGGTTCATTTCGATTGATGGGTGCTGCTACTAGAAAGTGGGCATGTATTGGTAATTCCGTTCCGCCCCTCTTCATGCGGGCAATTGCAAAACATATCAGAACAGAGATATTGAAAGCATAACAGAAATAGGGTTAGGACCCAAGTTATTGGAATCATGAGGCGCAACGATGGGAGCGGTTAAGTTTATGTCAACAAATGAAACACAGGCGTGCGAGTGGTTTGCTGTACATGTCTCAGAAAGTGAGTATGATTTGTTTGCCTTGGTAACTGTTTGCATAGTTGGTGCATAATGGGCAGACGCAGAGAACTGGCAGAACTAAGGCGGGACAGGCGAAGGATAGCTACTCTATATCTCAGAGGTAAACTTCAAACGGAAATCGCTGAAGAGCTAGGGATCAATCAGTCAACTGTAAGCCGTGATTTGAAAGCGCTTCAGAAGGAATGGCTGGAAGACACCAAGATTGACTTCGACAAGGCTAAAGCCAGAGAGATTGCCAAGATTGATAACCTCGAACGCATTTACCATGTTGCTTGGATACGCAGTTGTGAGGATGCTGAGACTATTCGTAAGAAGAAGGCAGAAGTTGCTGGGGTAGAGCGTAAAGAGATCGTCACTACTGCTAAGGGGCAGGTAGGTGATCCTCGTTTTTTGACGGGGGTACAGTGGTGTATTGAGCGGCGCTGTAAAGTGTTGGGCATTGATGCGCCAACGAAGATAGCACCGACAGATCCGACAGGGGAGAAGGAATATACAGGGCTTACGGACGAAGAGCGAAATAGACGGATATGTGCGCTCCTTGGGATCAAGCCAGAGGGTGAAGCTAGATCGGATACTTCTGACGAGTGACGTTTTCAAGAAGGTATACCGTGATGACAGGGCGGCTTTCGTCTGGGACTGCATAGACTGGCAAGCTCCCATTCTGAAAGGCGAGACGATGGCGGCCTACCAGGAGGAGATACTGTCTGAGCTGGACGTCAGGGAGAGAGTGTCTGTTCGGGGGCCCCACGGTCTCGGGAAAACTGCGCTGGCAGCTTGGAATGTTTTGCATTTCGCGTTGACGAGGGATGGGGAGGATTGGAAGGTTCCCACGTTGGCGTCCGTCTGGCGGCAACTTGTTGAGTACCTTTGGCCTGAGGTACATAAATGGGCATCCATATTGAGATGGGACAAGATAGGGAGGAATCCTTTTGGTGATCAGTTGATGGTATTGCGGCTCCGGTTGTCTACGGGGGCCGCTTTTGCTGTTGCGGCAAAAGACCCTGGGTTGATCGAGGGAGCTCATGCAGAGCAAATGTTGTACGTTTTTGATGAGAGTAAGTCTATTGCCGACAGGATGTGGGATGCTGCTGAGGGTGCGTTCGCGTCTGGCGACGTCAAGTGGTTTGCCATTAGCACGCCTGGGGAGACGCAGGGCAGGTTCTGGCAGATACAGGCGCGCAAGAAGGGCTACCACGACTGGTGGGTGAGGCACGTCACACTGGAGGAGGCTCTTGCTGCTGGGCGGATGCGCCCCAAGTGGGTCGAGGAAAGGAAGCTACAATGGGGGGAGCAGTCTCCCATCTACCAGAACCGCGTGCTGGGGGAATTCGCGGACTCGCCCTCGGACGCCATCATACCGCTGACTTGGGTGGAGGCGGCCAACGAGCGCTGGCGGGAGTGGGACAAGGAGGGGGTGCTGACGGCGGTCGGGGTGGACGTCGGGGGCGGGCTGGCCACGGGGAACAAGAGCGTGATAGCTAAGGCGTACGACAGGTTCAAGATCGCCGAGCTGGTGAAGATACCCATGGCGAGCGACCCGAAAGTAGCGACGATGGAACTCACCGGGAGGATAGTCGCGATGCTGCGGGGCACAGATGCGACAGCGGTGGTGGACTCGATAGGGATAGGGGCCGGGGTGCTGCACAGGCTGTGCGAGCTGGAGTACAAGGCCATCGACTTCGTGGCGGGCAGGAAGACGTCCCTGATGGACCAGGTGGATTCGTACGGGTTCAGGAACTGGAGGTCCGCCGCATGGTGGATAACCAGGGAGCTGCTGGAGCCGGACAGCGGGTACGACGTGTGCCTGCCGCCGGACGACGAGCTGACGGGCGACCTGACGACGCCGAAGTGGAAGCCGGTGAGCGCCGGGCTAATCCTCGTCGAGCCGAAGGACAAGGTGAAGGACAGGCTCCCGGAGGGGCGGTCGACGGACTGCGGGGATGCCGTGGTGCAGGTGCTGGTGGGGAAGACGCTGGAGAACGCCCGTCTGCTGGAGGAGGTCAGGAGGAAGAAGCCGAAGGTGAAGAGCGTGTGGGCACCGGGGTACAGGATAGGGAAGGGGTTGACGAGGGGGAGAGGATGATGGAGCACAAGTGCGAGGCGAATGAGGGCGGTACTCACGTAGAGTTCTGGCCCAAAGATCAGAAATGGCATTTGAGTACTTGCGGAACTCTCTTATATTGTCCCTACTGCGGCATCAAGCTGGAGAAGCCAGATGAGAAGATCGAGGTGAGCCGGAACGCGTTGAGAGAGGTTGTCGATCAGTTGTGGATAGTCCATGAAGAAGATGCTTGGGGGGGGCATCGCACAGATGCTCCCGAGAGGGTCTTTGCTCAATGCCAACGGATCAACAAGATGCTGCGGGATGCAGAGCGCGAGGAGGGGGGATGATGGAGCACGAGCACAGATGTACAAAGAGTGCGAGTGTCAGAATTCTATGGCGTACCGATCACTGGAGTATCGTAGATTCTACAGGCTGGCCGCGTTTCGGTATCACTCACTGCCCCTACTGCGGCGTGAAGCTGGAGCCGCCGGACGTCAAGATTGAGGTGAGCCGGAAGGCACTACTAAACTGGGCTAGTCGTTTAGACCTTGCTAATAGCGAATTACTAGGGGGCTGGCTGAGAACAGAAGTTAGTACTTTCATTGGGGCAATTGCAATTTGTATCAGGACGGCAGCACTCAATGACTGAGCGCGAGGAGGGGGGATGATGTGGACTGACGTGTACGACAAGTGGGGTACTGGGGAGCATGAGGACGTTCCGTGCAAGTTTGCGGGGCAGACGATAATGTTGAGCAGGGAGAAATGCGAAGCCGGGCTGGGTGACTTGGTGAAGGAGTACGTTCGCATCCTGCGCACCCCGTGGTGGCGGAGGACGTTCGGCTGGGGGTTCGCGGAGAAGTTTCTGCGGAAGCGCCTGAACGTCTCCATCCTTGAATGGCATAAGTAGGATTTTGCGTAAAGTTCAGGAGGAAGCGATGATGTTGCCTGGCAGTTTGGTGGCCGAGATGGTAGATGCGACAATAACAGGAAACATAGTACTATTCTTCCCCCACGAGATACCAGAACAGTTTCCTGGAGTAACTGGCAAGTTGCTGTGCCATGCACCACCATTGGAAGATGGTGGTCTTAGACATGCTTTCGTGTATCTAGGGCCGGAGCAAGCGGACGAGGCCGGGTTCTGCCATGTGTGCGGAGAGTTTCAGTTGCCTATTGTTGTTCTTGCGAACTCGTGGTCTGCGTGTGGATATTGTGGCAGTAAGCGCCTTGTGCGCGAAGTTCAGGGGGTAATGATGAGGGGGATAAAGTCGTATTGGTGGCAGTGCGACGTCTGCAAGAAGACCGCAGAGACGAGACAAGATAAGTTACCGCTAGGGTGGATGCCTGCCTACGGGATGCACGTGTGTTCTGAGGAATGCAAGCAGAAGATGATCAAGATTCAGTCTGAGGTCTACTGCATCGGTCCTGGGGAGACCTTGGATTTCGAGACGATGAGCATCATTGACTGGCAGGTAGGTGAGGGTAAGTTGTACCTGACTGTTGATGAGGGGAGAATGGGGTAGATGGGTGAGAAGAGGATATGCTACCACCTGTTCCTCGTGCCGACGGCATGGGACCAAAAGAGGCCGGGGCCATGCGAGGTCAACTCTTGCAGGTGCGGGCAGAACTGGACGTGCCCCGTGTGCGGGTACGGGCAGGGTTCGTGGCCGCACGTGTGTGACATGCCGGACGGGGAGCACGAGAGATTGTTGAAGCGGAGCCTGGTGGAGAATGCAGACATATGGAGGGCGTTGGCAGATGCGTGACGAGACGTTGTTCCTGGAGTGCGAGTGCCACAGCGACGAGCACGTCCTGAGGTGGAGCCTGGTTGCCGATCCCAAGTGGCCCGCCTTGTACACCTCGGTGTTCTTGTGCCAGTACAGGAACGTGTTCAAGCGAGTATGGGTTGCCGTCAAGTACGTCCTTGGGTACAAGTGCAGGTATGGGCATTAGGACTGCTTCGAGTTGAACCCAAAGGACATAGGGCGGATGATAGCCCTGCTGGAGGTATACCGGGAGGCAGTGCATGGTGGAGAGTCTTGAGGAGGCTGCCGAGTCGGTGGGGAAGGTCGACTGGGACCAGTTCGTGGCAACCATCTGCGAGAGTCGGGAGCGGGTGATCGAGGAGTTCTGCTGGTGGGCGGAACATTGCGGGGAAGCGCTCGCAGAAGCTTATGCCTTGTGGGAGGAGTCTTGTGGTAGACCTCCGATGACCAAGAACGAGAAGAAGCAGGCGTGGTTCAACTACGTGCGTGAAAGGGAGAGGGATGGGCAAGGCGTTCGAGATGAATGACGATGGTTGGTCGTCCCACGGGACATAGCCATCAGGCTGGGAAGAGGAGGGTGAGGATGAGTGAGATGCTGCGGTGCGGGGACTGCGCGCTGTTCGAGCGGGGCGGCACGGCTGCCCTTTACAATTGGTGGGGTGACTGTGAGGTAAGCCCGGATCCCCTCTCGGTGCATGGCTCGGACGAGGCCTGCAAGAAATTCAAGCCGAAGGGGGAACCCGAGCTACTGGCGGAGAAGGTATACGAATGGGACATAGGTGACTTTAAGATGCACGAGACTGGGGATGTGCAGGAGCTGCCAGTGGAAGACGCGTGTATCAATATCTTTGATTCTGCGCCTGTGCGGTTAGGAGGATATAAGGCAGTATACATTTATCGATTCCCTTGGCTTGCGTTCAAGCCCAAAGGTTGGCGGCAGTGGGTTGTCTTCCTGTGGGGGACGGACGTCTGGTTCGGGCGGTGGCCGTTCTGCAAGTGCCTGTTCGCGGCCAACGTCCTGGTCTGGATGCTGGGGTGGGTGATGGGATGAGCAGGGTCCATCAGGTCAAGTGCGACGGTTGCAGGAAGATACAGGAGGACACGCGGGACAACGCCATGCCAGAGTGGAGGGACCCGGACAGGTGGGACGGCTGGTGGTCGCTGGACGTGGCAGGAGACGGTCGGGAGCACTACGACTTGTGCTGCCTCAAGTGCCTGAAGGAGTGGGTGGGGAATAGGGTTGAGTACTGGGAGCGATACGAAAAGGAGGCTGTTGACTTGAAAGTGGATCAGGGGAGGGCGATGCAGTGAATAACCAGGTGCAAAACTTGTCAGTTCTCAGGAGGGCGGCATGAGGAGGGTAACTTGGGCTCGTTGGATTGAGCTGTGTACTGATGATTGCGATTTTGAGTGCTATGTAGAAGATAGTCGGCTCTTCGCGATACCAAGAACTGGCAAGGTGTTTGAGATTCTCATGCCAGGGCACTGGGAGAAGCTGCGCGGCGGCCCATTCATTCGTCACGGGGGCGACCTCAGCTTCCATTGCGCCTGTGGCAAGCCCGTAGTGTTAGCTGACGAGGCTATCATGGACTGTTCATGCGGACGGCGATATCGGTTGCCACCCGCAGAAGTGGAAGTATGGAGGGAACGATGAAGAAGCTGGAGGAGAGATTGGAGAGGGAGGATGATGGGTGCGGGGAGTGGAGGCCCCGTTCCGTATTTGCAGCTACCCGATACAGAATAGAAAACGGGGAGGAGGTGATACTTGGGGACAAGGTACTTCCTGACTGTGAGCTGCCTTCAATGCGGGAGAACTAATAATGATATTTACTACGCCCCGACGTGCGGCTTCCTGACCCACAAGTGCGACCACTGCGGGGTGGAGTTCGACATCGAGGCCCAGCTCTGCGAGAGGGAGAGGACGGAACTCAGGCGGCAGCAGGAGGAGCACAGTGCGATGATAGAGAGGATGGTGGAGGGTTTTGGACGGAGTGGTGCCGTCATTGACTTGGAGGACTTCACATAAAATGGCGAGGGCTATGAGTTGGCAGAACACCTTGCGCAAAGCGCAGAGGGGGAGTGACAAGTGATAACGCGGAAATTCTCTTGCGGGAGCGGTTGTTCTTTTTATCATGCGATATACGTTGAAGGCCTGAACAGGGGCTACATCTGCCTCGCTCAACCCGGAGAAGAACCAGAAGGTTGTCCGATGGTGAGGCCCGTCATTGATGGAGACTATGTGCACATTCATTGCCCATCATGCTATGCTTGCGTGCCCATCGTTGAAGGGGGATACGAGGTTTGCGACAAATATGATAAGCCGTTTGGGCGGATGGACCAACAAGTAGATTCCTGCGTGGGGTGTCCGTTTTATCACCCAAACAAGAAGGCGGGTGGATGGCTTGAGTCGCGGGAAGACTTAATAAAAGAGCTTCACAGGCTTCGTACAGAGTTGCTTCGTGCAGCGAGGAGGGCAGAGCGGGCAGAGAAAGAGATCAAAGACAAGGCGACGGAAGAGCATGAGGGTTTTATGTAGCCATTAGAGATGGCGTGGAGTTCAAGTTGGTTAAGTGTGCGAGGTGTCGCAAGTGTGGAAACATCAACGACATGCGGTTAGTCTCGTGTTCTTGGATGCACAAGAAGTGAGACTTTGCGCAAAGTGAGGAGGTCTAATGTCTGAATGGAACTGGAGTGATGTTCGCGAGCCGATAGAGAAGCTACTGCGGGAGAAGTATGGTGTAGGGTTGGAATCGGTCACGGTGGTGAGGACTGCCCGCTCGAACTGGCATGCCCACGTTCCGGCAGGTCTTACGTTCGTGCCTACCCGATACCGAAACGTTGACAGGAAGGGTGTGAGGGCATGGCTGTGGCGCTTCTTCGGGAAGGTGCTTGGGAAGCCCCGCTGGGGGCAAGACAAGGTGATGCTGGAGCCCATGTGTCCTCACGAAGTGGAGGAGATCCAGTTGTCGCAATACACCGCTAAAGATCCGTGTGGTGTTGAATACAGATGGTGGATGGGATACGGCCCGGAGTCGAAGGTCCTGGCTATCGGTGATTGGGAAGGTTCGACTGGCTTTGCGCAAAGCAGGAAGGGGGAAAGAGATGCTGACGATGGAGCATCGGCCCAAGATCGAGAAGGCGTATGAGGATGCGATTGTTGAAGTCAAGGAAGGGAGAAAATGATGAAGTGGCCGGGGATGGGTGAATATGGTGATGTCAATGAGGGAGAGGGGTCGGTTCACCTTCCGTTCACTCAGGTGGATGTGGAGTTCTTTCCGAAACTCATGTACGGCTATAGGGGCTACACATGGCCCGACGACCTGTGTCCGCACGTGAAGGACAACAAGATTGAGCGGGTTTTGGTGCTGACCAGCCAAGACGGCTACACCGGCGCGGGGATATGCCTGGACTGCCTGATGGAGTGGGCGGAGCGGAACCGCAGCAGGATATGGAAGGGAGAAGGCGAGTGAAGAAGGTGGCGTTCCTGACGACGTTCTTCGAGGTCGAGAGCGGGTATTCCCTGGTGGCGGTGACGGAGACCCAGATCAGGATGCTGTTGGACCACGGGTACGAGCCGGTCGTCCTGGTGCAGGAGGACTTCAAGCCCCACGGGATGTGGGCCCCGGAGATGCTGGACGTGCGCCCCGTGATCCCCAGATTGAAGCTGACGCAGGGGGTCGCCAAGGACTTCGAGGAACGAGTGAACAGGATACAGGAGGCGCTGGAGGAGAACCTGGAGGGGGTCGACGTCTGCATCACGCAGGACATCATCCTCCAGGCATTCTACAAGGAGCACAACGTGGCCATGAGGCGATACGCCAGGCGGCACGAGCTCCTGTGGCTGCACTGGATACACTCGTGCCCGAGCGCGGGGGACCAGGGGAAGTACCCCGGCAACTGCCGGTTCACCCCTCCCCCGGGCTACATCGTGTACCCCAACTCGTCCGATAAGTCGCTGGTGGTGGGCGCTTACGGGCTAGGCGGTCAGGAGTGGCGGGTGAAAGTGAGCAGGGCTGGCCACTCGATAGACCCGATGCTGCTGTGGCCCTACGACGAGCTGACGCGGGACCTCGTCTCCAAGTTCGCTCTCCACCAGGGGGACGTGTCCGTCGTGTACCCCGCCAGGCTGGACAGGGGGAAGCAGCCCGAGAAGATCATACGGCTGCTGGCGGGGGTCAAGAAGTTGGGCTACACCCCCAGGCTCCTGGTCATCGACTGGCAGTCGATGGGCAAGAGGTTCCAGAAATACATAGACGAGCTGCTGGAGCTGGCCAGGGAGTTGGGGCTGGAGGGGGAGGTCGCGTTCACGAGCAGGCTGGACGACAGGTGCTCCCAGGGCGTCCCGAGGAGGATCGTCGTCGAGCTGATGGACTTATCCAACGTGTACGTCCACCCCTCTAGGGTCGAGACTTACTCGTTCGTCGTGCATGAGGCCATGCTCAGGGGCTGCCTGTGCGTCCTGAACCACGACCTGCCCATGATGCGGGAGCTGTACGGGGACGCGGCGATATACATGGACTTCAGCAGCGACAGAATGAGTCGTAAATATCAGCCCGATGAGCAGTCGTTCTGGGACGACGAGGCCAAGAGGCTGATGGCTGAGTTGGGGCAGAACAGGGCGCTAGCGGCGAGGCAGAAGGCACGGAAGGAGTGGACGCCCCAGGCACTGTGGAAACAATTCGAGCCCCTGCTTTTCCTAATACCAGTAGGTGAATAATGAATATCATTGTTACAGGCACTGGTCGGTGCGGTACAGGATTTATGGCCAGGTGGTTATCTAGTGCTGGTATCAAATGTACTCACGAAGGAGTGTTTAACACTAAGGGTTGGGACTACGCGCTAGAGCAGATACGGTTGCGGTTGGCCAATCCCTATTGGGGCTGGCAAGCTGATTCATCATGGCTTGCCGCTCCATGGCTAGGGCAACCAGAGCTTAAAGATATGACTGTGATTCATGTTGTGCGTCATCCCAAGCCAACTATAGATTCGTTCTTGCGACTAATTTTGTATGCTAACAACCGACCATATTTTGACTGGGCGGCCCAGTTCCTTCCTAGATTGAGGGAACTAAATCCAGTAGATAGTATGGTTTACTGGTATATAACTTTGAACGAGATGATAGAACCATATGCCCACTATCGACATATGGTAGAAGATAGTACCATGTCACTAGAACGGTTCTTAGGCATAGATATAGAACCTGAGAAGCTCTATAATAATACTCTATACAACACTAGGGCTGGTCTTGGCCCATCAAATATTAGACTAGAAGACATCAACTCAGAGTTAAGAGATAAGCTACTAGCCATGACAGACAAATATGGATACGAATGGGATGATGCTTTTGTACCCGAGACCATAGAGGCTACGTGGTGGGCAGGACAATCTATATTACTAGATTCAAGATCAGGCTACCTTGGTGGTTCTTGGCAGTGGCGTGACACTAACGGAAAACCATTAGCCTATGATGGTGATCTCGTTAAGTTCTTCTATGAACAAACACTCTCAGTGGAACACCCATTCGTAGTAGACGTTGGGGCTAGCACGGGTAGCTTTACCCTGTTACCCTTGTTACATCCAACAATGAATGTCTTGGCATTTGAACCTAACCCTATGGCATTTAGTGTGTTAGAGAGCAATATTAAATTGCATAACCTTCAAGATAGAACATCGCTGTGTCAAATAGCACTATCAGATACTAATGGAACAGGAACACTAAAGGTTCCCGAAGGCAGCACCCATATGGCTATTGGATGTTTGGGATCGCCAAGGCCACGCGGACTTGAATGGTATGATGTGCCTGTGGAAATCAAAAGTCTAGATAGCTATAACCTCCCAGTATTAGATTTCCTTAAGATTGATACCGAGGGAAATGAACTGAATGTTTTGAAGGGTGGCGAGGTTACAATTAAAAGGTTCTTGCCATCAATATTGCTAGAATATCAAGCACTTAATACTAGACAGTTTGGGTACGAGCCTGAGAAGATAATTGAGTTGCTAGAAAGCTGGGGTTATGACCATTTTGAACACGTAGGGATAGAGGACATCTATGTTAGTTGCGATCATAACGACTCTTGACAACCTGCCCTTGCTGAAGGAGCAGATCCTCGTCCTGCGGAGCGACCCGTTCGTGGACGAGATCGTGGTAGTCAGCAATGGTTCTAATGATGGAACTAATGAATGGTTAAAGGAGCAAGATATTATTTCTGTTATTAGGGAGAACGACGGGGCCGGGCCTGGCAGGAACGCTGGTCTTGATATGGCAGGAGAGTTCGACTACGTGCTCATGCTCGACGGCGGGATCAGGCCGCTGGTGAACGGGACGGGGCACATGCTGGACTACCTGGAGAGGCACCCCGGGGTCGACGTCCTCGGGCTGGAGGTCCCGCACTTCGAGACCGACAGGGGGAGGGCGTGGCGTAGGTGGCCTAGGCCAATAACTGACGACCAGACGTACAGGCACAGCCATCTAAGCCTCACGGCGTATTGCCTCTCGCGGGCGCGCGCGTGGGACGGGCTGAGGTTCAGCGAGGAGGGGCCGTTCGGGGAGCCCGGGTGGGGCGTGGACGATGACGAGATGGCCTGCCAATGGGCCGAGGCGGGGATAGTCCTGTACTCAGTAACTAACATCCACCCCTACAGGCGGGGGTCGGGCAGCTTCAGGAGGCTGTTCCTGGAGACGGGCGTCTGGCCGAACCAGTACGGATCGGTATACGAGAAGAGGCTGGTCTGGATGCAGCAGAACTGGCCGCAGTACGGGCGGGGGGTGCAATGGGGAGAACCCTGGCTTACCATCGTCGTCAAGGTCGGGGAACTGGAGGGGACGGCCAGGATCATCAAGCGCGCGCACAACATGCTGAGGAGGAGGGCGTTCGGGGAGCCGTGGGACGCCATCCCGAACCCGTACAGCATCGTGGCGTGGGACCCGACCGAGGAGTTCACGGAGTGGGCCGAGCCGAGGCGGCTGAGGCAGCACCACGGCGACAGGATCATCGTGGACGGCAGGATCGTCAGGAGGGCGACGGAGAGCGGGGAGGTCTGGACGGGCGACTTCAGGGTGTGGAAAGGAGAAGATTGGAAGGGGGCTGTGAGGCCCAACGCTCACTACCATGCATTGGTGACCAGTGAGGGAGGGTTGGAGCAGGTGCTGAAGCGATACAGTGAGATTTATCCCAGGCAGGAGAAGAACGTTTCCCCTGAAGCGAGAGAAGAGGTTGGCTAAGAAGCATTTTCTGGCAGGGAGTTCAGGAGCATCCTCTAAATTTGAGTGGAATGAAGAATGGCGTGAAATCTCAGCCAGGCGTACTCGCACGTCTAAGACAAAACACCTTCATATCAATGGAAGTCCTACTGGGAAATATGGTTGGCATGGAACCATTGGTTCAATTCACTATCAGGACGAACAAGGCGATTGGCAAGAGATTGATGCAACGTTACGGCGCATCAATAACCCCCAGCTTGATGGCTGGCTAGTTACCCAAAACGGCTGGCACTTTGCCCTGGGTAAGCCAGGTGATAAAGACGATGATGGTTGGATAGGCTTCGGTGGTAGACAGGGGGCCAACTGGCTGAAATTCCGTTTGGATAAAGTCGGCTATCTTCATTGGCCGACTAGAGACTGGCAGGATATTGGCGGTGGTCCAACCCACGACCGTGGCAAGCTCACCCAGCATACTAATACCATGACAATCGGGCCAGAAGGAGCCGAGTCCAGTGTCAAAACCACGGGTTATGCTGAATGGACTGACCTTTGGCAAACACCAGACAATGGCGCTATTTCAGTCAAATGGCGAGTGGACGGAGAAAAGCTCAAAGAGGCTGTTACCGTTAGCCAGACGGCAAGAGAGTGGATTACAAAAAACAGACCTCCTGACACAACCCCAAGTGAAACTTACTTCGGCTTTGTCTATGAGCTTGATGTAAGCGACATCCCTAAATGGGTTAAGGGCGGTGTTTTACAAGACATTGATGCTGACTTTGATGACGATAATAGCACAGCCAGGGTTGAACTACGCGACGCTATGGATAGGCTATTGGCCTTTCTGCCCGTCTCCTACGCTTATAGCCAAGAAGATGAACGTGGTTACCGAGAGCGCGTTGCCTTGCGCAAGCGGTTCTGGAAAGCTCCTAATGGCAAGCACTACCTCTTGGTAGGTGCGCTCGTTCCTAACTTGGCGAATCTGCCTGCTGGCGACATCATCTTCGACCCTAGCCCCTACTCAAGTGACGACCCGACAGAGGATGGATTCATTAAATATGAAAGTGGGCCAACCTATACTAGAGATAATACAGCTGATTATCTTAGATTTGGTGGTTATGGTGAATATACCATGTTTCCAACATGGTATTTTGACTACCGTGCTTATGTTGAGTGGAATATAACTGCTCTAGCTGGAGCTACTCTGACGACGAATCCGACATTCAAGTATCAAGGAACGTTTGATAGGACCCTTAATGAAGAGATAAACCCGATTTCAAGTCAGCCAAGTGAAGCGGAAGATGCAGACCTATACGCTGACATTGCAAGTGGTACAGCTTATGTGGACCCTTGGAACTTTGCTGTTGGCACAGGGCAAGAAGATGATTTGGGTTCTTCGGCCAAAACAGACCTCCAAAATGCTATTGATGCTTCACAGTCATGGTTCGCAATTGGTTTACAGGACCCGGTTGCCGAGGGAACGGGCGATGATGACCTTTCGAGTCGACTTTACTCCGAGAATAAGGACCCCGCCGCCGATCCGCCGCCAACGCTGTATGTAGAGTATGAAGAAGGTTCTTCATCATCTTCATCGAGTTCTAGCTCTAGTACCTCCTCAAGCAGCACATCATCAAGTTCTACGTCAAGCTCATCTACCAGCTCAAGCTCTACTTCGTCCTCAAGCACCAGCTCATCCTCAACTTCGAGTTCCAGCACGAGTAGTAGCATCTCATCATCATCAACGTCGAGTTCTTCTACGTCATCCAGTTCGACATCCAGCAGCTCAACTTCTTCAAGCTCAACGAGCAGCTCAAGCACGTCTTCAAGTTCAACATCATCGTCAACATCAAGTAGTTCAACTTCTAGCTCTTCGACATCAAGCTCATCTACGAGCAGCAGCTCTACATCGTCTAGCAGCACGTCCAGTTCATCCACAAGTTCAAGCACGAGTTCATCTTCAACATCCAGCAGCAGTACCTCATCTTCCAGCACGTCTAGTTCATCAACGAGCTCTTCATCAACATCATCATCAAGCATATCTAGTAGTAGCACTTCGTCAAGCTCTACATCTTCTTCTAGCACAAGTTCAAGTTCTACATCCAGTTCAAGTACCAGCTCGACGTCATCGAGCACCAGTTCTTCCTCGACGAGCAGCAGTAGTATTAGCTCAAGTAGCACGTCCAGTTCAAGTACGTCTAGCAGTTCCACGTCTTCTTCGTCAACGAGTTCCACCTCGTCAAGTTCTACTTCTTCGAGTAGCAGCACTTCTTCGTCATCGACCAGCAGCAGTTCGACATCAAGTAGTTCCACCAGCTCGTCGTCCACGTCCAGCAGCACTTCGAGTTCGTCAACCAGTTCATCCAGCACGTCCAGCTCATCTACGTCGAGTAGCTCAACGAGCACCTCAAGCAGCAGCACATCCAGCTCATCGACAAGCTCTTCGACGAGTAGCAGCTCAACCTCCTCATCGTCAACGAGTTCTAGTTCAACCTCGTCGAGTTCCACGAGTTCGTCAACATCGAGCAGCAGCACTTCCTCAAGTTCCACATCTTCTTCGTCGACTAGCTCAAGCAGCACGTCTTCGAGTTCGACTTCGTCTAGTTCCACTTCGAGCACGAGTAGCAGCTCGACATCGTCTTCGAGCACGTCAAGTTCCTCGACAAGCTCAAGCTCCACGTCTAGCAGCAGCACTTCAAGCAGTTCTACATCAAGCACGAGTTCGAGCAGCACCTCGTCATCATCGACGAGTTCATCTTCAACCAGCAGCAGCACTTCGTCAAGCTCCACGTCCAGCTCTTCAACGTCATCCTCATCGACTTCAAGTTCCAGTACTTCATCATCCTCAACGTCCTCTAGCTCTACCAGTAGTACGAGTTCAAGCAGCACGTCGTCTACTTCGAGTAGTAGCACTTCCAGTTCCAGCACAAGCTCATCTTCGACGTCTAGCAGCTCTACTTCCTCTAGTTCTACATCGAGCAGCAGTACATCTAGTAGTTCCACGTCGTCATCATCTACCAGCTCGTCTACAAGTTCCAGCAGCACATCGTCTAGCAGCACGAGTTCATCTTCCACATCAAGCAGCACATCGTCGTCCTCTACGTCATCTAGCAGCACTTCCAGTTCGTCAACGAGTAGCACATCAAGCTCAAGTACAAGCAGTAGTTCAACAAGTTCAAGCAGTACTTCATCATCTTCAACTTCCAGCTCCAGCACAAGTTCATCCTCCACGAGTAGCAGTTCCACATCATCAAGTACTTCGTCAAGTTCGACTTCAAGCGGCACGAGTTCATCTAGCACCAGTTCGTCATCCACCAGCATAAGCAGTTCAAGCTCAAGTTCGTCGTCGTCGTCAAGCAGTTCGAGCTCCTCGTACTCGGTGCCGCCGATGGAGTGCACGGCGCTGGATGTGGTGTGCGGCGCAACGACGATAACGGCGGTTGACGGTTGCGAGGGACCGATCACGACATGCATGTGCAGCGCAACGGCGGTTGACGGTTGTGAGGGACCGATCGTGACATGCGCGTCCGGCGAGATAGAGGTAGAAGTATACGAGTAAAGGAGGTACGGTGGCGCAATACAGTGTAGGGGATTTGGTGAATTGCAGGGCCACGTTCACCGAGGGCGGGGTCGACGTGGACCCGATGACCATCGAGATGCACGTCCGGGTGCCGGACGGGACGGTGGACATCTACACACATGCTGGCGGGACCGTCACCCGGACAGCGGTGGGGGTCTACGAGTCAGAGTTCGAGGTCACCCAGTTCGGTGTCTACCACTACAAGTGGGTGTCGACCGGACCGGGTCAGGCCGCCGCCGAGATGGGGTTCCAGACGTTCTACACATCGTTCTGAGGAGACGGGCGGGTTTGCCATCGTCGGCGTAGGTGTGGTATAATAGGGGAACGAGGTGATCATGGGGATCAGGGAGAAGTTGGCTGGCAGGATAGCGCCGGACCTAGTGGCGACGATAGGTACGCAGTCAGAACTATTGGAGTCGCAGGGCCAGCAGATAGAGTGGCTGGCGAGAGAAGCAGCTAGAAACAGCAAGTTGCGTGAGCGATTAGCAAGCTGGGAGCTCTTTGAAGAAGATATTGGGTGGGAGAGGCTGGGGCCCAGCGGCGACCTAGACATGCCGGAGAGCACGAGGCAGTTCAAGGTGAGGCGGTCGCGGATCCTCTACAGGAGCGACCCGAACGCGCTGAGGATCGTCCAGCTCTACACCGACTACGTGGTGGGGGACGGGCTGTCGATCAAGGCCGCGAACGAGGACGTCCAGGTGATAGTGGACTTGTTCCTGGGCGACAGGAAGAACAAGAAGCTGTTCAGCTCGCAGGGGCAGCGGGGATTCTCCAACAGGCTGCTGGTGGACGGGGAGACGTTCCCCGTCTACTTCCGCCCGACGGGGAAGAAGCGGGACGGTATCATCAAGGTCAGGCGGGTGTCCTCCCTGCAGATCGTCGAGATACTGACCGACCCGGAGGACGAGCTGACCCCGCTGTGGTACCTGAGGCAGTGGAACGAGGGGGCCGAGACCAAGCACCTGTGGTACGCCGACAGGGACGCCACGGGCGAGGACTTGAAGAAGGTCGAAGAGTTCAGGGGGTACGAGCAGTCCGGCCTGAATGTGAGGATGTCGCAGGTGGTGTTCCACGCGCTGGGGACGAGGGGGCAGGGCTTGCTGTTCACCATCCTGGACTGGCTGAACGAGTTCAAGCTGTTCATGGAGAGGCGGGCGACCATCATGGCCGCGCTGGCCCTGTTCGCGTGGAAGACGAAGACGACCGGGACCCCCAAGGAGGCCGAGCTGCTGAAGGCCATGTGGGGCACGGAGATAGACGACGTGAGGATGCCGCCCGCCTTCGCGGGGGCGAGGCTGATAGAGACCGAGGGGGCGGACACCGTCCCGATCAAGACTGACACCGGGGCGTCCGCCGCGCAGGTGGACGGCACGATGCTGTTCCAGCAGATATGCGTGGGGTCGGGGATACCCCCGCACATGCTCGCGCGCGGGGAGTACTGGAGGATGGCGACGGCCACCGCCCTCGACTGGACGCTGGAGAGGCAGTTCAAGGCGTACCAGTCCCTGCTGAGGGGATACTACAACGACGCAGTGCGCTACCAGCTGGAGTTCTCCGCCAACGCAGGCGCGAAGATGCCGAAGGACGAGGCCGAGTGGGCGCTCGACCTGGACTTCCCGCCGCTGACCAGGGAGAAGACGAAGGACATGCTGGAGGCGCTGGCGATAGGCAGCGAGCTGGGGGTCCCCGCCGACGAGATCCTGTACAAGGCGCTGGTGGCGCTGGGGGTCGACAACCCGTCCGACATCGTGCAGCAGATGGAGAAGGGCGAGGTGGAAGAGGCCGAGGCCGCCATCGCGGGGTCGATCGAGGGCCGCGAGGAGGAGATCATCGAGTCGCTGACGCACTTCGCCAGGATGCTGAGGGACGACAGCATGATGGAGGCGTCCCTGGAGGAAGATTAGATGATCGGCTACATCCCGTGTTACGACAAGATGAGTGACGATGCGGTGGTCGAGAAATATCTCAGGGTCGATACCGACAAACTATGGGCCGGGATGACTGATGATGAGTTCTGGGCTACGACGAGATGGGTGCTGCCAGGACTTTGCGCAAAGCGCAAGAAAAGAGATTTAGGTGGCCTTACGAGCTGCCGGAAAGGGACGGGGGATGACTTGCATCATTGGGTTGGCTGAAGGCGGCAAGGTGTGGATCGGGGGCGATTCTGCCAGCAGTGATGGTAGTTGGATAGTCAGGGCCACCGCGATCGAGAAGGTGTTCCAGTGCCCACCGTTCCTCCTTGGGTGTGAGACGTCGTTTCGGATGATGCAGATCCTGCGCTATCATCTCGGGGATCTGCCTGAACAAGGTGAGTCAAATACCACAGCGTATATGGTCAAGACGTTCGTGGAGCGCATCAGACGGATATTCAAGGAGCACGGTTTCGCCAAAATTGAGGACAGCAAGGAAGAGGGCGGCCAGTTCTTCGTGGGGTATAACGGTTGGTTATACCTGATCGGCTCCGACTTCCAGGTCAACAGCTACCGGGACGGGCTGGACGCGATAGGGAGTGGGGCAAACCTCGCGCTGGGGGCCATGAAGGCGTTGGACTTTCTGCCGCCGAGGGAGCGCGTCGAGAGGGCATTGGAGGTCGCGGCGTACTTCAGCGGGGGCGTGATGCCGCCGTTCACAGTATTGGAGGGATAGAATGTATGAAGTAGATAAGAAGATGTTCGAGCAGTTGGCTGCCCTAGAGCACGACCGGTGGTCGAGGTGGATGAAGTACATGTTTGCTAACCTGACAATGGAGAACCTGGTGCGGTGGAAGCGGCAGATGGACACGCATTACAGGAATTTGTCAGAAGCTGAGAAGGAGAGCGACAGGAAGGAAGTGCGTCGGACTTTGGAGATTCTAAAGACAGATGTTGTGCGTAAATGGGAACCGTGGATGTCTGAGGGAGAATATTGTGCTAGTTGTGGCGGGTACACTTCAGAACCCTGTTTTCATGAGGGCAAGCCGTATTGTAGGGGCCACTTGCCTGGGACCAAAGAGGAGGAAGAACGACACAAGGCGTATTTTGAGGGGCGGGAGGGATGATGAGCATCACTGCCGTGGATGAGGGTTGCAGGTATTGCGGGGGCTACCACGCAGGAACGTGCCTGATGATCGAGGAGATTGAGTACTATCCCGACGGCTCGGTCAAGAGGGTGAAGCTGCGGCCTCAATTCGGGGGAGTTTATCACAGTGGACCAGAGGTGAACGTGACGTGGGTGTCAGATGACGTTGCCGAGGAGGACTCTGATGGCTAGAGACTGGGTTCCGGCGGCGTTCTACATCGCGGGGGGGATCGCCATCTTGACAGGTGTCGGGCTGATTCTCATGGGAATAGCATACAGGGTGCGATACCTATGTACGTGATCGTGTATTGCGGGTACGAGGGACTGGACAGGGTGCTGTGGGCCGGGGAGGAGGGGGCCGGGGAAGCCTGCCTCCGCATCCGGAAGCGCATCGTCGACAACCTGGAGCGTGTCGGCCTTCCCCCGAGGCCTGATGAAGACGACGAGGGCTGGAGCGCCGCACTGGACGAATGGTACGAGATGAAGGAGAAGGTCCGGGATATCATGAGCTGGCCCTGGTGGAGCATGGATGATCCCGACAGGGTGTGCGTGATGAAGGACGTCGGGGACTTCGAGTACAGGTGCTGCTGCGAGGAGCTGGGTGTCGGGACGGAGAAGGAGTGGCTGTATTGAGCAAGATCGAGGCGTTGATCAGGCTGCTGGAGGACGTGAGGTACAGGAGCAGGTACCGCAAGTCCACCGACCGGTACAAGACCGAGCTCCAGAAGACCTACGAGGAGTGGTACAGGGGACTCGCCAAGGACCTAGAGAAGGAGGAGAGCGAGGTCAAGCGCCGCAAGCTATCTGAGGCGGCTCTGCTCGTGCTCCTGATGGATCTCAAGAAGTTGGGCAGGGAGCGGCTGGAAGAGGCATACATGCAGTCTATAGAGGCCGTCGACATAACGCCAGAGATGGTGGACGAGATGGAGTTCATCATCGCCAGCAACGACGAGTACCTGGAAGACTCCCTGATGCCCGCCCTCAGGGAGAGGATCGAGAAGAACGTCACGTCCGAGATATGGTTCGCCGGGCTAGCCGCCATACTGGGGACGTTCACGGGGTTCACCGCGAGGGTCGGGCTGTACGCAGGAGCGTATTGGAACGCGATATGGAAAGGGGCCGCACAGAAACATAAAGTTCAGAATCGCGAGGAATGGCAGGTGCTCTGGCTAAAAGATCCCAGGGCTCAGCATTGTAAAAGTTGTTTGGAGTTCGCTGGAGCCTATGTCCATTATGATGCGATGCTAGTAGTGACTGGCGGGGCGACACCGTCGCATTTGGTTGACTGTAATGGTAACTGCCGATGTCTGCTCCTGACACGTTCCGGCCCTGAGATGGACTGGGTCGTGATGGGTTCCGGGGGCGTCACGGAGAGCATGAGGGAGAAGAGAGAGGAGATAACGTGGCAGAGTGGCGCAAGGTAGAAGAGTTCGCGGACGACCTGGCTGAGCGCATATACGCATTGGAGGCGCTCCAGGCCGTGCTGCCGATGAGCGACGAAGAGTTCCTGGAGATGGGGCGCAGGCTACAACGGGCCATCGATCGAGAGTATCAAAAGGTAACTGGCCAATACATAGTCTCCGACCATCTCAAGCTCCACCGGTTCAGGCTGGAGCTGGACGTGGAGGGCGACTGGGGCCTGCTGGCTAGGGGAATCGTCAGGATGATCCTGGACTGGGAAGCAGGGCTGAGTTGCGAGCCTGCTGCCCTGGAGGGCTACGGGACGCCTTCGCTCATGCTCCGCGTTCCCGACACGGGGGAGACGAGGATGGGCTGCAGGATCAAGGTGCGTCACTATTATGGGCTGAGGACATAACGTGGAAGAGATGACTTGCAGCGATGAGGAGTTCCCTGCCATAACCGTAGATGTCTTGGATGCGCTGGTGCGAGAACTGAAGGAGCGGATGCCTTCTGAGGGGTTGTATCTCACGAACTGGGGCAACGAAGGGTATACCTTGCCGAGCGATGACCACGTCGTGCCTCGGCGCTGGCTAGCTGACATGGGCGAGGATGAGCGAGAAGGAATAGAAGCATGGCACACATGGACTTTGAGGCGGGATTACAAAGAGAGGTGGGCAAAGATGGCGAGGATAGACGTGAGGAGCAGCATAGAGGAGCAGTTGGGGGCGATGACGCAGGACGACGTGGACAGGTTCTGCAACATAGCCAACTTAGCCAAGATGACCACAGAGGAGTTTGGGGAGTGGTTCGAAGACTGGTCGCTGGAGGGGCTGGCGCAATTACTGACTGCGAGGATAGCAGAATGATATGTGCGGTCTGCGGGCGCGAGGACAAGTTTGACTTCCACGTGCTAGACACGGTGTGGATATGCGTGGTGCCGGAAGAGTGGTGGGATGAACACGTCTGCCTGAGCTGCTTCGACGAGTTGGCGTTCAAGAAGAGCTACAGGTACACCATCAAGGTGTTGTACTTCGACGGGCATCGACAGCCGATCACGTTCACGGCCCGGGAAGGGATAATCGAGGAGGAGAGAGGATGACTGCTATCAACACGGAATTTGAAACCATGGAATTCAGGGTACAACCGCCAGAACAGAGGGAGAGAAAGGGGATAGATATCAAAAGGCTGTTCGCGAAGCTATGGTCACTCCAATACCCGAAACGGTATCGTGAAGACTTCATGTACTGCTGGGAGCAGTGGCGATACACGGATTGGCCAGAAAGCGGCCTATGGTGGGCTTGCCAAGTGTTCGGAGAGTATGTCTATCCCGGTTGGACTTATAGCGATGAAGAGCGTGAGATCCTTGAGCAGCAGAGAACGGCAAGACAAGAGGCGCAGGCCTGAAGAAGGGGGAAGGGAATGATTTGGCAAGTAGTTGACGTTGTGGCGTTGTGGGTTGGGAGGGCCGTGCTGGGTCTGATGGTGCTGACGGTGGCGACCATCCTCGTGGGCATGTTCGCCATCGGGTTCCAGGTCGTCCGGAAGGGCGCGCGGGACGCGTGGCGGGCCATCAAAGTCGCACGGAAGGGCAAATGAGGGTAGTCGGGGACCTGGCAGTCGACGAGGAAGGCTACATGTACTTCAGGATATGCACCACGCATGGCTGGACGCCCGGGCGGAACAAGCTGTGCCGGGTGGGCGGCGGCATGGTGTTCTTCTGGGACGACTACATCGGGGTCGAGAGGGGGTTCCCCATCGGGGAGTTCGTGGAATGGCTGAGAGAGGTAGATGATGAAGTATCAGGAACCGGAGAAGCTGAGCGACAGCAAGCTGAAGGCGTACCACTGGTGGCTGCATTCTAGGTACAGCCGGGAGGACGTGAGTAGGAAGGAGGTCGCCAGGAGGCACACCGAGGCTGTCAGGGTGATGGAGGCCCGCGGGGTGAAGCATCCCAGGCAGGACAAGCTGGATAGAGCGACGGTGGACGACTTTGCGCGAAGACGTGAAGGCGGGCCAGGAAAGGGTCGGAGAAGTCCTGTGAAAGATGAAGACCAGAATGAGGCCGAGCCAGGCAGGGAGACACAGGACTTTGCGCAAAGTTTGGAGGAGTCGCATAGTCGGAGCAAGTGCATGAGGTGTGACGAACCGCCGGTAGTGGATGTCCAGTGGGCCGACGGTCGTGGGAGGGCGTGGTTCTGCCTGCCGTGCTTCAGGGAATGGATCAAGGGAGAATATGAAGGAGACGACAGGGAGATAGTCAGGGCGTTCCACGTCCTCGACGGGGAGGTCCCGAAGAAGATAGGGGATGGAGAGCAGGTTAAGAAGCTAGGTGACCAATTGAAGGACAAGGAGATAGCTGAGCGCATCGAGAAGTTGACAGGGATGGAGGAGGCGCGGCGGCTGGACGACACCTACAAGCCCGAATACTTCGAGAAGTGGATGGACTGGGACAGGCACGTGCGCGCGTGGAATGCGATAAAGCCGCACCTGAGGGGGCAGTCGTTCCTGGACGTGGGCTGCGGGATGGGGTTCGCGCTGTCGCAGCTGAGGCAGGCGGGCTACAGGGTGAGGGGAACGGAAGTGAGTCCGTGGGCCATAGGGTTCTGCGCCGCGCTGGGGATCAGGGTGGACAGGGCCAGCGCTACCAAGCTGCCCTACGAGGACGGATCGTTCGACACCGTGTTCTCGATGTTCCTGCTGGACGACGTCCCCGGGAAGGCCGTCGAGGAGTCAATCAGGGTCGCGAGGATGAGGGCGGTGCACCTGGTCCCCGACGTGGAGAAGTGGGCGGGGGGGGAGCTGGCGGACGGGTTCCGGGTGCTGGTACACGACAAGTCGGCGGCGAAGTCCGGGCAGGAAGCGTGATTTGACACAAGCCGTGGATTCACTATAATATGATTAGCAAGCGGATAATGCGGGGATGACCCGCTACAACTGAATAGATACTATCGCGAGGCCGGAGAGCCCTTTTCTCCGGCCTTTTGCGTTTTGGAGGTGGACATGTACAAGTACGGCGTCCCGTTCAGGGAGGCCAAGATGAAGACTGTCGACGGCATAAAAATGCCAGCTTCGGCTTTCCTCTACGTTCCCGACCCGGAACTTCCCAGCACGTGGAGGCTGCCGATCCGGGACAAGGACGGGAAGATGACCGCCAAGCAGTTGGGCATGGCGGCTGCGGCGCTGGGGCCCGGGTTCAGGGGGCAGAGGGTCGAGCTCCCCGCCGGGGCGAGGAAGGCTGCGGCAAGGAAGCTGATCGGGTTGTACAGGAAGCTGGACAAGGAACCACCCCCATATCTCAAGAAGATAGGAGGTGGATGATGCCGTGGGTTTTGAGTGACGTAGATAAGCATAAGGCAGGGTTGAGCAAGAAGCAGAAGGAGTTATGGCTGAAGGTAGCCAACCCGGCGCGGGAGCGGTGCCTCGGCAAGATCGAGGGGACGCCCAGCAAGGAGCAGATCAAGAAGTGCGAGGGCAGCGCCATCCGGCAGGCCAATGCGGTCGTGGGAGGCAAGGTGAGCGAGGTGCAGATATGCGAGGCGTCGCCCAGCCACGAGATCTACCTGACTGAGAAGGAGGGTAGGAAGTGGCGGGTGGGCCTCATAGACGAGGGGATGTCGGGCAACCGACGCCTCTATACCGGGGAAGTGCTTCGGGAGGCGGTCAATCTTTTCGAGGGGGCCCCGAGTTTCGCAGACCATCCCACCACCGACGAGGAGGCTGAGAGGCCGGAGCGCAGCATCCGCGACAAGATGGGCGTGTTCGAGAACCCCGTCTGGGAATCCGACGGAATCAAGGCGGACTTCATACCGATAGATCCCTGGCTACGTGAAGTCATGCTGACGAGCTTCAACGAGGGTGTCCCGGACTTCGTGCAGTTCTCGATAAACGCCAAGGGGCTCGCGGAGAGCGAGAAAGACGCCCACGGGAAGTACCAAAACGTCACGCGGATACTGAGCGTGCAGTCCGTGGACGTCGTGACGCAGGCCGCGGCTGGCGGGAAGGTGATAGAACTACTGGCGTCCCAGAAAGAGGATGCTGAAATCGAGGAGGAGAGGATGATAGACTGGAAAGAGTTGACTGTCAAGGAGCTCGCGGACAACTGTCCGGAACTCCTGGAGTCGATACGTGTAGAAGAGAAAGCGAAAGCCTACGGCGAGAAGGAGGAGCTGTTCGCGCTCCAGGAGACCATCAAGGGGCTGGAGGACGATAAGGTCACCCTGGAGGCCGAGAAGACGGCCCTGGGCGAGAAGATCGCGGGCCTCGAGGGCGAGAAGGCAGAGCTCGAGGGGGCGGTCAGCAAGATGACCGTGAGCGCCCGGATGGTGGAGGCTTCGAACGTCGTGGTCCAGAAGATCGCCGAGGCGGAACTCCCGGACGTGACGAGGAAGAAGCTGACGAAGCTCTTCGAGGTCACCGTGGAGGCGTACGCCAAGGACGGATCGGAGGAGGCTGGTGCGAAGCTGGAGCAGGTCATCACCGACGCCATCGAGGCCGAGAGGGTGTACCTGGACGAGCTGATGAAGCAGCCCGAGATCACGGGCATGGGCAAGACGGAGAAGGAAGGCCTGACGATGGGGGACGCGAAGACGAAGCTGAAGGAGGCGTTCATGAGGCATGGCCACTCCGAGGAGGAAGCGGAGGAAATGGCAGGAGGCAGGAATGGCTAAGAACGAGTGTTGGAGCAAGGGCGGCGGATACGAGCTGCTCATGGAGGAAGTCAAGACAGACCACCCCGGGACTCTCGACAGCGGTGAGGCGTTCCGGGCGAGCGAGTTCACCGGCGTCGCGCTGGTGGACATAGCGGACGCTGGGAGCGGGACGATCACGCGCGCGATGGGTTTCGGGCTGACGGTTGCTGCCACGGATGACGGCGGGGCGAGTGCCGTGGCGCTCGGGGATCCGCTGTACTACCACTCGGACGACGGGGCCGTCAACAAGGTCGTGAACGACGGGTACTTCATCGGGTGGGCATGGGGCGTGGTGGCTTCTGGGTCAGCCGTCATCTGCGTGCTGCTGGACCAGGACCCGGACTACACCAGGTTCATGGACGAGCAGCTCCTGGAGTTCGGCGACGGGGCGGGCACGAAGGAGGACGCGGGGGACGTGCAGATCTGGTTCGACCTGGCCGACCAGGATTTCATGGTCAGCAATTTACTAGCCGGGAGCGACGTCCGCATTGACACGACCGATGACGGTAGGATCGAGCTGAACAGCCATACTTACGGGGCCACCATCCCGAACTGGGAAGGTATAGTGCGGGTTAATCCTACGTTTGGCACGGCTAATCCGGCTCTTGACGTGTGCACGTTCAACGTGCAGCCATTAGTGCTTGATACCGTTACTGGTACCAACATTATTGGTTCGCAGAGCGACATCTACATAAATGGTGGAGTTGGTGATTGGTCGGGAGTGATGCGCGCTGGTCAGTTCCAGGTCACGGATGATGCTGTTGCTGGGCGTACAATCGCTGGGCCGGTCATGATGATCAGAACATGGCAGCAGTTGATCGCCACAGTGACTAACGGCGTGTATGCTATCTACTCAGACATAGCAACTGGAGGCACTGGATATACAGCATGGCTGTGGGTGGGCGACGACGGCGGACAGCAGGCTGACTTGGCATCTGCGGTAAGCGCTACAGTTATTGCAGTTGTCACTTGCGAAGTGGATGGGGCTGCTGTGGGTTACATCCCGGTCTATGACGGATACACACCTGCATAACCTAAGTTGATTTGACGTAAACTGAAAGGGGGGCATCGTGCCCAAGGATAAAGACACCAAAACCACGATGAAGGGGCTCGCTTTGAGTGAGGAGCAGAAGAAGGTGGTGGCCGAGCTGCAGAAGTTCAAGCAGAGGCTCCAGCGGGAGCAGCAGAAGGCCGCCACGATTCAGGACCAGCTCTCTCGACAGGTGGGCGTAATAGCTGAGGTGACGGGGGTCGTCAAGTATCTGAGGGCGCAGATGCCTTCTCCCGAAGAGATGACGGGGGAAGTGACCTTGGGCGAGAAGATCTCGCTCAGGGAACCTAAAACTGAATAGCATCGAGATACCAGATACATCGTAGACACATCGCGGCCCTCGGAAGACAAGACACTTACACCATAGGAGGGTGAACATGAGTGGAGTATTGAAACTGATCGAGAACCTGGACATCCAGCGAGCGGCGATCCACAAGACGTACGACAAGGACGGCGTAAACCTCCGCAGGCGTTGGAACAGTCCGGAGTGGAACAACAAGGTCGCGGACTTCGTGAACCTGTGGGCGGACGTTGAGCAGGGCATCCGACCCAACTGGTACCTGAGAGAAGTCCTGACCACGAGTGACTTCCCGATGCTGTTCGGGGACGTCCTGGACAGGCGGCTCCTGGCTGCCTACCGGCGCGCCCCGGCGACGTGGCGGGACTACATCAGGACCGACACCGTGCGGGACTTCCGCCAGGTGAAGCGGTTCGACATCAACACCGGCTCGAGGGTCTTGGACCCGGTGGCCGAGAAGGGCGAGTACACCCCGATCGTCAACAACGAGGGTGAGTACGACTACACGGTCGGGAAGTACGGCAACCAGAAGGACTACTCCTGGGAGGCCATCGTCAACGACGACTTGGGGGCGCTGAAGAGGGCTCCGGACGAGCTGGCGACGCTAGCGGCCAACACGGAGGCCTGGTTCGCGACGAGCCTGTTTTCGAATGCCGCGGCCTGGGCTTCAGCCTTCGGCGGGCTAGCATACACCGGCACGGCCAGGCTGGGGGTCGCGGCGCTGCAGCTGGGCATCACCACGATGCAGACCAGGACCGATCCCGGCGGAGCGCCGATCAACGCGAGGCCGATATGGCTGGTGGTCCCCCCGAACCTGGAGTTTCAGGCGAGGTCGATCCTCGAGTCCATCGAGCTGGACTGGGAAGGCGCGACGGTCGCCCCGTTGGGGGGCAACGCGTTCACCTACGGGACTAAGAACGTCATCAGGGGCTACCTGAAGCTGAGGGTGAACGATTGGCTGCCCATCGTGGGGGCCAACGGCACGGAAGCATGGTACCTGTTCACCGACTACAACAACATCCAGGCGATGGAAGTCGGGTTCCTGAGGGGCCACGAGACCCCGGAGGTGCGGATGAAGAGTTCCGATTCCGTGCTCCTGGGCGGCGGGCCTGTCAGCCCGATGGAGGGCACTTTCCTGGACGACGACGTGGTCTACAGGGTCCGGATGATCATCGGCGGGACCCGGATGGACTGGCGCGGCGCGTACGCTTCCAACGGTACGGCGGCACAGCCTTCGATCCCTGCGTAAACACTTGAGGGGGCCTCGCGGCCCCCTCTGAAGGAGAGGAGAATATGGCGAGAGGAGCACTTGGCGTCCAGCCGCCGGACAGTTTCACGCGGCAGGCAGCGAGGGCACTAGCGGTGCTGCCCCCTGCCGGGGCATACGACGCTGCGCCCCTGGAACTCGAATCGGGGCTCATGAAGTGGGTGACGCTGAGCGTCACGTACATCCGGGGGGCGGTGAACGGGGCGGTCGACCTCATGATAGAAACCAGCCCCTACAACCAAGCTGCTGAAGTGCCTGCGGGAGCGCAGGAATGGTTCACTTCGACGCTCTACGTCGCTGGGGCACCACCGCCCGCGCCAGTGGGCAGCGACGTCTATGAGGAGTTCATCACGTACACCTCCACCCTCGCCACGAATGCGTACACCTACGGACCTATACGGCTCGGGGGGACCATACCTAGGCTGAAGGTGTCCTGCAGGGAGAGCGGGGTCGTGGGGACCCCGGGGACTTGCCACATAGTAGCGTACTTTGCACCTTATGGAGCGTGATAAATGCCAGGACTGACTAACGAAGCCGCGGGGACGGCGACTGCATGTGCAGTTCAGGACGTGTTCGACCTCGTAAACGCAGAATTGGTGTTGCAGGAGACCGGTTCCACGTTGACTTCTACGGCTGCGGAGCAGAACGTATATGTATCAGAAACACCACTTGGGTGCTTTAAGCCGATAGTCGTGTTCATTTCGCTCGATGCGATGGCAGCGGGCGCGGATTCTGTGACCATCAGGTCATATTATAGAATCGCGGCAGCACCAGCGGGCTATTTGCTCAGCGATACTCAGACATATACGGGTGTCGATGGAGGCCTTGCAGGGGGGCGTGTGTTAGTAGCAATAGACCTTTATCCGAACCGCTTTGGATGTCGAGTGACATTACAGAGAGTCGGTGGAGCAGATTATGCGTTCCCTTGGGCCGTACACTTAGAGAATTAGGGAGATGAGATATGGTTCGAGGCTATGATCACTTAGGCATAAACTTCGAGATGCTTATGGATTTACAGATGAACGAGGGTATTGGTACAATTGTGTACGATTCTGCAAAAGCTCATCATCCGTTTGTGTTGACAGCTACGGCTACTTGGACGAACCTGGCGAACGATCTGACCGTGATAGATTTCAACGCTGCGAACCCAGACCACATCGCGTGCGGGGCTGCTGCATGTGCTGACTTGGACTTCACGGCTGGAGACTTCAGTGGAGCCTGCTGGGTACGAGGAGATGCCCTTGGTAACAGGAACATCCTGACCCACGGCGTCCACAACGTGGACGGATGGTACTGGTACATAGATGTCAATGGTGCGATGAACCTGATCACGAGTCAGGCGGCGGCATATCAAGTTACCATCGGCGCTGCCGGGGACATCGTCGTGGGAACGTGGAGATTCGTGTCTTTTTCAAGGGACGGCGAGGTCGTGAACATGTACACCAACGGCGCAGAAGTCACCACTATCGCAGGTACTCATGTCGACCCCGTTACGGCAGCGGCCCGGAACTTCTACATCGGAGTGAACAACGCCGCCGGGGCTGCATGGTATGACGGGTATCTGTGGAGGCCGAGGGTTTGGGATAGGGTTTTAACTGCTGCTGAGTTTCTCTCTCTCTTCGAGATGGAACGCACATACTTAGGGGCTTAGATGGGCATAGGACTTGTGGACGACCTCTGGAGAATAGAGCACGGCATACACCACACTCCCCGATTCACCGGGGACATATGGTTCGTGGACGCTGCGGTCGCAACGAGCGGGAGTGGGGAGACCCCATACCAAGCGTTGAAGACCATCAAGGAGGCAGTGACCCTCGCGAGCGCGGGGGATGCGATTACGGTCAAGGCTGGGGTTTACAGCGAAGACGCCCTGGACTTGAACAAGGACGGATTAGAGCTATGGGGTGAGATAGGTGTCGTCATAGGCAGTTCCGTCGGGGGGACGGTGCTGACGGTCTCCGGGGACTATTGCTGGGTTGAAGAGGTCTGGCTGACCGAGGCTGGTCAGGTAGGCATGGCGCTCACCGGAGCACGTTGTTACATAATGCGCGTACAGAGCGGACCGGGCAACTCCATCGGGTTCGACGTGGACGGGACAGCCAACGTCCTAGAGCGGTGCCACGCCGGGCAGCCCACGACCACCGGGTTCGACGTCGGGGCCAACGGGAACGCGCTGAGGGACTGCGACGCCATCGGCACGGGAGCTGGGACCCGCGGGTTCCACGTCTCTGCTGGGCTGAGGAACAAGCTTTTCAACTGCGCGAGCGTGGCGAACACGACGGCGGGATTCGAGATCGCGACCGGCTCCAACAGCAACCTGCTGGAGAACTGCGCGTCGGGGGCCGGGGACGGGCGCTGGGTGGACGCAGACCTCGCGAGCGTGTGGAGTAATTTCACGTACGACGACACGGTCTACAAGATCACGACGTTCAACGGCGGGACGACCTACAACATGTTCAAGATCACCGGGGCGGTCAGGGTGAGCGACATCCACGGGCACGTGGACACGGAGATCCCGAACGTCGCCAGCGACCTGCACCTGGAGCTGTTCTCCACCGGCGGCGCGGTCAACATAACGAACGGGCCGGGCACCAACATACAGGCGGCGGTCGTCGGAGCGCTGCTGGTGAGGAACGCGGAGTCGACGGTCAATATAGACCTGGCGGACCCGAACGGGACTCCTGCGTTGGCGGAGAACGCGAACTGGCGCGACCCGAAGACCATCATAGACGTAGTGAAGGACGGCGGGGCGGACACCTACATCCGGGCGGTCCTGAGCGTGGCACAGGCCAGCGGGGCGATCCACTGGCACTGCATGTGGGAGCCGCTGACGGAGTCAGGTTTCCTGGAGGCAGCATAAGGGTGAAACACGCCCAGGACTTCTCATTCGACGTCCGGGCAATATACGAGGATTAGGATGGCTGATGAGAAGAAGGTCTGGCTGATAGGCAAGTGCTTCATCTGCGAGAAGTACTGGCCCGAGGACGAGATGACCAAGGCGAGGGTAGTCACGAGGGCGATGAAGGAGAAGGAGCCGGTCAAGTACGTGTGCCCGGACTGCAAGAAGATAATTGAGCATGAGCCGGTAGTAGAGGAGATATAATGGCCACGTTCAGCTATGGAGACCCGCCAGCCACCAATAGGGATTATGTCCGACTTCTTGTGGTGGACATTGATCTGACGACCACGGTTGGGCCGCGCGAAGACTGGAGTGTGTTCTTTACAAATGAAGAGATTGACGTGTTTTTAGCCCTGGCAGTCAACAACGTCTGGCGAGCATCGGCCATAGCTCTTCGTGCAATCGCAGTATCGAAAGCACTGATGGCGAAGGCATTTTCAATCGGAGACTACTCGGAGAGTGCGACTGAGATTCAGGTTGCAGAAACTCTCAACCGCAAGGCTGAGGAGTTTGACGAATTGGCTGTGAAATACGGGGGTCCGTATTCCTCCGTACAAAGTTTTGATTTCACGAATTTCGCCTTTAGAGCCAGAACATGGAGGGACGCTCTTGTCGGAGACTAAGCTGCTTTATCAAGAGGAGAGCTGGTTAAGAAAACAATATTGGGATAATGAGTTAGGATTCCGCAAACTAGCAGACTTGGCTGGATGTGGGACTTCTACCATTCGCTACTGGTTTCGCAAGTTCGGCATTCCAAGTCGAGATATGTCAGAAGCGATAAGGCTAAGCAAATCAAAAGGCGATGAACTCTATCGTAACGTTGAATGGCTGCGAACCCAATATATTGATAATGGGTTTAGCATGCAAATGATAGCTGACATATCTGGATGCACAGCAGCTACTATTCTGCACTGGCTGAGGAAATTTGACATCCCCCGCCGGGGCGGATCAGAAGCAATTAAATTGTCTCATGACAAGGGGCGGCATAACCGTGTAGTAGATGACGAATTGAAGCACAAGTTGTCAGAGGGTGTAAAGGCAGCTTACGCAAGAGGTGACTATGATAAAGAGGAATATCGTCAACGTCGTTCTGAAACCATGAAGCGGCTTTGGGCAGAGGGGGTATTTGACCATGTTGGGCCAATGCGATCCGAGTGGATAAAATCGGCATGGGCTTCTGGGAAATTGAATGGGAACATGGAAAATAATTCAAATTGGCGTGGTGGATTGTCTTTTGAACCCTATACGCCAAAGTTCAATGAGGAATTTAAGCAATCAATTCGTGAGCGCGACAACTATACATGTGGCATTTGTTGGCTTCCGGGAAAGAGTGTTCACCATATAAATTATGTGAAGAAAGACACAAATCTAGAAAACTGTATCATCTTATGCAAATCCTGTCATGGTGTCACAAATCATAATCGTGACTACTGGCAACCCAGACTATCAGCACTGATGGAAGCCAGGGCGAACCGATAATGGCTAGGAGCGGACTTCTAAAGGGCGTTCGCCCAACCACATTATTGAAGAATCAGCTCTATGAGCTGGAATTGCTGCATTTTTGCACGATCCAGGTCGCAACGGAAGGTGCAGACGACGGGTTCGGGCAACCGATGCTGGCCTGGGAGGACGAGACCACCGACGTTCACTGCCGGCTGAACTGGCGGTCGGTGAACGAGCAGTTGTGGCAGTTCGAGGGAGTCGTCGCCGACTACAAGCTATTCGTGGACATTGACGTGATAGTTCCCGAGACTAGGCAGATAGTTGACGTTACTGATAAGGATGGGAACTTGATAGACGCTGGGCCATTCGATATCATAAGCACCCAGAGATTCGATATGGGCCCAGACACGGGACAGCACCATAAAGAGTTGCTGCTGAAGAGGGCTGCGAGGTCGGGAAGGGGCAAGGGATGAGGATCCTGGTGACGGGTGACGCCGGTTGGCTCGGCGGGCACATCTCCAACCATCTGGAGGGCGAGGGGCACGTGGTCGTCGGTTTCGACCTCCTGCCGGGCGACAGGATGGTCGGCGACCTCGTTGACTTGAAGCCCGAGCACCTAGAGGGGATCGAGGCGGTCGTCCACTGCGCGGCCATCGGTGACGTGTACGTGGCGAACAGGAACCCCGCACTGGCGTTCAAGGCGTCGGCTGAGGGCACGGCGGCCCTGGTGGCGGCCTGCCCAGAGGACCTGAGGGTGTTCGTCCACATCAGCACGTGGGAGGTCTACGGGCCTCATTCTCCTCACATCGAGGTCTTGGAGACGTCCCAGTGCAGGCCGGAGCACCCCTATGCCGCCGCGAAGCGCGCTGGGGAACTGGCGCTGGTGAGCACGATCAGGACGCCGTGGCGCATCCTGAGGCTGGGGAGCGCGTACGGGCACGGGATGAGGGAGAGCTCGCTAATCTCCAGGTTCATCGAGAAGATGAGGAGCGGGGAGCCGCTGACCATTCACGACGACGGGAAGCAGTTCAGGCAGTGGGTGTGGACGGGGGACATGTGCAGAGCAGTCAGTTCAGCACTGGGGGATGTCCCGAACGGGGTGTACAACGTCGTCGGGAGCGAGGCTGTCACCGTGCTGGGGCTAGCGGAGATGCTGGGCGGAGAGATCGTCCACCAGGAGCGGAGGAAGTCAGAAACGCCGTGCTACCTGGTGTCGGGGGCCAAGGCGAAGTTCTGGCTCAGGTGGGAGCCGGAGAAGGGATTCAAGGAAGGGGTGGCAGAGATTGTACGGAGCACGTGACCCGGGGAAGCACAGGGAGTCCCTCGTGAGGCTGGTGAGGGAGTCCGGCGCAAGGAACATCGCGGAGGTGGGCGTCTACAAGTGCGCGACCTCGCTGGCGGTCCTGATGAACTGCGACGTGGACAGGTACTACATGGTCGACCCCTGGAGGGACTACTGGGACTCCGGGGACGGGGAGGCGGACCGGGGCTCCCCGAAGGACGTGGACTGGGAGGCCCTGTTCAAGGGTGCACTGGAAGTGGAGCAGCGGTTCACCGTGGCGGAAGTCTTGAGGCTCCCGTCGGTCAGCGCGGCGAAGATGTTCTACCCCGGGGAGCTGGACCTGGTGTTCATAGACGGCGACCACTCCTACGAGGGTGCGAGGGCGGACATAGAAGCGTGGACACCGGCGGTGAAGGAGGGCGGGATCCTGTCGGGGCACGACTACTACACGAGGTGGCCGGGAGTCGTCAGGGCGGTCGACGAGGCGTTCGGAGACTTGCACTTCATGAAAGACACGGTGTGGTGGACTCAATTATAGTCTACACGGCGATAATAGGCGACATAGACGACCTGTTGCCAACGAGGACAGGAGGGGTAGCATGGGTTGATGTCCGAAAAAGAAGAAGCCCAGGGTGGGCGATAAGGCAAGCAAGAAGGCAGTTGACAGACCCGAGAAGGGAGTCTCGGCTGTACAAGATACTGAGCCACCAGTGGATACCGGGGACGAGCATCTGGATAGACGGGACGATCCAGTTGAAGGTGAGTCCAAGGGAGTTGGCGCAGTACCTTGGGGAGAATGACATGGCGGCGTTCCGGCACCCGTCGAACGACTGCGCCCTGAGGGAGGCCGAGATAGTCGCCAGGGTGGGGAAGGCGACCGAAGAAGCGTTGAGGCAGGCCGAGAGGTACAGGGAGGCCGGATTCCCGGAGCACCACGGGATGATGGCTTGCGGGGTTCTGATCCGCAGGCACACCGAGGCAGTAGAACGATTCAACGACATGTGGTGGAGCGAGTATTGTCGAGGATGCGTCAGGGACCAAGTGAGCTTCAACTATGTGTTGTGGAAGTTGGACATGAAGTGCAGCGTGATTCCGGGTGACTCGTACAACAACAGGTTCATACGAAAGGTGTCACATGTCAAACCGACGGGTTACGGCTAGGGAAGTATTTTGCCAGGTTCAGGGGCACATGACGACCGGAGAGGGATACTCGGTCATCCGGCTGGGCGACGGGGAGTGCCGGTTGATGGGCTGGCCCGACAGGACCCCGAGGAGGGAACTCCAGCAATCATTGAGGTACTGGTTCGGGCATACGGACTTCAGCCGGGAAGACGTGGACGCGATGGCGAACCTCCTGAGGCAGGCGATAGCGGTTGCCGACGTGGTGGGGGTCCCGGGCAAGGAGCAGCTGGCTGACGGGCGCAAGGGCTGGGCGAACGTGGAGAGGTACCTGGACGAATATCATCTGCTGGACGAGGACGCGTGGCTGTGCGACAACGAGCTGCACATCCGGATGGCCGAGCAGGGGCTGTACGAGGAGCTGCTGCTGGGACTCCCTGACATTAGCATCATCACTTGCAGGGACGTCGGGTTCCTGATGGAGTCGTTCTTCAGGATCGGGGCGGTCACAGTCTACGAGGTTCCTGCCGAGGCGCAGACAGCCGGGTGGAAGCCGACGAGCCACTGGCCGGACAGGTTCGACGAGTTGTACAAGGAGGTCGAGGTCACGTATCCTGGCCAACTGTTCCTGGTAGCCGCCGGGCCGCTGGGCAAGGTGTACTGCCAGTGGGTGAAGGAGCGGGGCGGGGTGGCCCTGGATGCAGGCTCGATCTTAGATGGCTGGGTCGGGATACGGAGCAGGACGTACCTCAAGGAGAGGGACTACTCGCTATGCTGAAGGTGTCGGTGGACCTGGACAAGTGGTTGGATGAGTACCCGTGGTACCGGGACGTGCTGGACGTCCTCGACGACTACCAGGAGGGGCCTGAGACGGCTGCCCTCTGGACGCCGTGGAAGGGCGGGCTGTGGATGAAGGAGCGGGTCTGCGAGATCGCGGAAGTGTGCGCGGAGAGGTTCCCTGGGGACTTCATCGAGATCGGGGCCTACCTGGGGCAGACCACGAGGGGGCTGGCGGAGGTGGCCAGGGAGCACGACCGGCGGGTGGTGGTGATAGACCCGTGGGACCCGGACTCGCTGTGTTGCCAGGGCTGGGAGTACAACGTGTTCCTGCGCAGCATCAGGGGGTACTCGGACATCATAGACGTCTACCGGCTGTCTTCGTTCGAGGACGAAGCCATCGAGATCATCGAGGGCAGGGAGCTCGCGTTCGCGTTCGTGGACGGGCTGCACATCTACGAGGCGGCGCTGTCGGACATCAAGGCATGCGCGCACTGCCATGGGGTCATAGCCGTGGACGACCTGCCGAACTGCATTGACGTGTGGGACGCGTTCATGGAGGGCGTCGAGGTGACTAGGAGGGTTCCGTTGTGGAGGAAGTATCATCGTGAAGGCTATCTATTGCCACGTTGAACCGCCGGAAGTTGACATCATAATACCAACGCTGAATTTCAGGGCAGCATTAGACAACTATCACGGTTGGCCCGATCCTGGCGTGGAAACTTGGTGGTTGACAGTCATGGTAGATGAAAAACAAGAAGGGTTCACTCGGACAGTCAACCGTGGACTTGCCGAGACGAAGTCTCCGTACATCTGTATTATAGGGGACGACGCGGTCCCAGAGACCGAGGGTTGGCTGTTAGAACTGAGGAAGGCGCTGGAGGAGGGGTACGGGTTCGCGTTCCCGACCATGCCTTGCAGGACGGCTCCCATATCGAAGGCGAGGAGGGCGTCCCCGACAGGGCAGTTGGTGGAGATACCCCACGGGCCTTACGGGTGCGTCCTGATGAAGAGAGAAGTCTTGGGGGAGGTCGGGCTGCTGGACGAGGCGTTCGCGCACTACGGGTCGGATGTTGACCACCAGAGGCGATCTAGTTTCAAGTCGGTGTGGGTTGCGCACGTGTACGTCCGCAGGGAGCTGCACGAGCCGAGGGAACCCTGGTGGACGGAGGACGGGATAAAATTCCGTGAAAGGTGGGGAGATCGATGAGATGTTATCTGAGAGGCACGTCATAGTTGGGGTTGCTGAACACGGTACTAGGATGTCTTGTCAATCGTGTGCTCATCAAGGTATGTGACAGCAACACCAAGAAAATCGTAGGTTGGCGGTGGGGCAAGGCAACAGATTTTCCTAGGAAAGCATGATGAGGATTGGGTGGATTTTTGATCAGGCGCTATCGCTCCACACGGGCGGGCAGATGCTTTCCAGCAGGCTGCTGCTGAGGAGGTCACCAGGCTGGGCCGACGTGAAGGTCATATCGCCGTACCACGACAGTTGGCTGGGCGAGTGCGACGCATACATCGTGAACCAGTGCCGGTACTTCAGGCCCGACCAGTTGGCGAGGATCATGGAGAAGCCGTACATCTGGCTGTTCCACGACGCGCTGCACAACTGTATGCACCAGGGGTTCATCCTGAAGGCGCTGCTGAGGAAGGCGACGGGCTGCATGTTCAAGTCGCCTTCCCACCAGGAGAACGTGTGCGGCAAGTGGCCGGAAGCGAAGGAAGTCCCCGGGAAAGCGGTCTACGCGACGCCGATAGACCTGGACATGTTCTACCCGGGGGAGAAGACGAGAGGCACGATCTGGCTGGGGAACTACGTGCCGGAGAAAGGCGTGAGAGAGGCCGTCGCGTGGGCCGAGGAGAACGAGGAGGTCGTGGACTTCTTCGGGTTCGGGGACGCGTTCATGTTCAGGATAGCCAGCCCCTGGGCCAGGTTCTATCCGGTGCTGCCCTACAGGGAGGTGCCGCAGATCCTCAGGCGGTACGAGAGGCTGGTGTTCCTGCCCAAGTGCCCAGAGGCCGCCGGTCGGGTGGTGGTGGAGGCGCTGCTGTCGGGCTGCGAGGTGGTCACCAACGACATGATCGGGTTCAAGTCGTTCGACTGGTGGTCGGACGAGCCAGGGACTTTGCGCAAAGCGCTGAGGGAGCGAGAGGGGGAATTCTGGGAGACGGTCAAGGAGATGTTAGATGGATAAAGAATATCCGGTAGGGGTTGCCTACCAAGAAGGCCCAGGTCACACGGGGCTTGCTGGTATGCATGGGGGGAGTGATCCTGGGTTAGGTTCTATAGGTGGACCAAGCGGCGGTCCACCAGCTACGGAAGAACAAACCAATTATGTTAAGAGACTACTTTTCAAACAATCAGATACGGAAATGATGCAATCTCTAGGTTCTGGCCAACGTTTGGAGAATGGTTTTCTCTACTACAAGACTATGGATAAGCGTCCTGAGGGGTTTTGGGATTTGTCGCGTAGGGAAGCGGGAAAAGCAGGGGTTGTACTTGGTGCACGTTATATAAAATGGCGGAATTCGATAGATGTTTCAAAAATGAGCAAAGCACAAGCATCCACTTTTTTGGATTCAGCAACTAACCGTTTAGGTGGTTCGCTACAGGGATTTGTCAGATTGCAAACAGGAGGAAGTCGACAAAGTACCGATAGGTATTTTCAAGGGTTAGTGAATGAAACGCGAACTTATATAAAGAAGTATCCTGATGGTGAGGAAATGAGAAAGGCTCTTGGAAAAAGTTATGGGTTCGGTAGATGAGTCAAGTCACCGCAGTTCACAGGGCATACTACACGAAGGTGAAGGGTTGGGCGAAAAACACGTACTGCGGATGTTATAATTGTCTGCTGACTTGTGGGAGCGCAACTTGTTCAGCTTTCACGAGGGCGGCTGGCTGAGGAGGGCGAGGTGAGCTTCAAGGTCGACGTAGAGACGAAGTTCACTCCTGAGCGCCAGATACACGCGGCCTGCGACGTCGTGATGACCGACTGGTGCGAGTACTCGGGGGAGATAGTCCAGCAGATGGCGCGGGCGAACGTCACGGAGGGGATCGGGCCGGGGCCGCACCCCCATCCCGGGAGGGAGGACACCGGGGCGCTGAGGGAGTCCGTCCAGTTCGTGGTGGACGAGCCGGAGAGGTACGTCTGGAGGGCGCAGGTCGGGCCGGACAAGAACGCACCTGCGCTGGAGGGCGGGACTCCCCCGTGGTTGTACGGATGGTTCCTGGAGGTGGGCTGGCACTCCCCGGTGGGCAGGTTCTGGCGGTACCCGTGGCTGAGACCAGCGCTGCTGAACAGCATCACGTGGGTGAGGAGGGACCTAGACAGAGCGGCAGATACACTGGCCCGGATGTTGAACAGGTTGAGCAGAGGATGGAAATAGGAGGGGAGATGAAGTACCCTGTTGGAGTAACATACCAAGAAGCGGAGACGAAGGGTAGGATGGGCGGGGAGAAGGCGCAGGGGCCGGGAGGGTTCTGCGTGTGCCCCGAATGCGGGGAGGAGATCCCCCACGAGACGGGGAAGCCATGCTTCGGCGAGGAGTGCCCGGAGTGCGGAGCCAAGATGACGGCCAAGGGCGGAAAAGAGGAAGCTAAATAGTGATCTCCGTCGTGCAGGTCCTCCGCACTTGGCTGCTCCTACAGCCTCTCATCATACCGCAGGTCGGGATGAAGATATGGGGGATGCCGGGGATACCCTCTGGTGAAGTTAACAACATGCCGCAGAAGGCTATCACGATGTATCAGAACCCTGGGACGGGCAGGTGGGGGGTCCCACTCTACAACGCATCCATCCAGTTCAGATGCTACGGGGCGACGTCGTGGGAGGCAGAGGAGGTCTGGGGGGCGCTGTACGACACACTCCACAGGGTGAACTGCATCAACGTCACCATCGGGGCTGATGACTATACCATATACGTCTCGCAGTTGGGGAGCGGGCCGACTGAGCAGCAAGAGCCGCTGACTGACTGGCCGTTCCAGCTCGCATCATTTTCATTTATAGCCTGCGAGAGCACGATGCCTTGATATTATCATACCTATAAGTGTAGACAATTCAAGAGGAGGGATATATGTTCGAGCAGTTAGTAATGGGAGTTAGCAAGCACCACGGGGCGTTCGTCGCGAGGATCAAAGGGCAGAAGCTACTCCAGGTCGGCACGGCGTCCAGGGGCGCGTTCGCTGAGTGGTTCCGGCGGCGAGGCAGGGAGGTCGAGGTCGATGGGGAGGGTGAGTACGACGCAGCGTACTCGCAGGGATTACTAGATGGGATGAACGAGGAGGACGTCGCGAAGCTGGTCAAGAAAGTCTTGGGACAAGCACCGGTGTTCGTGTCCTCGGTTCCTTCTCCCAAGTGGCGGCACACGAACGTGAGGCGCATGGCGGCGGACTACGAGCGAATCCTGAGCAAGTTCAAGATCGAGGCGTTCGCGTACTGGGGTGGCAGGATGCTATGCGTCGTGGCGAAGAAAAAGAAGAGGCGGGTCGCCAAGGCAGAAGTTGTCAAGACGGAACCAGTCAGGACAGAAGAGAAGCATGACTTCTCGGAATGGAGGAGTGGATGATACTCCAGGTAGGCATGACGTCGTTCTCGCCGCAGCATGGCTACGGGAGGATAGAGGAACCCATGGTTGACGCGCTAGCGGCGGCTGGCGCGACCATCCTGAAAGACCATGAATTCGGCTGGAATTATAGACTTTTATGGGGTTATCCCCATGCATATATTATTTCTAAGAGCGGTTACGGTGATGACATCATACTTCATACCATGTTCGAGTTCCCGACCTTGCCCAAGCATTGGCCCGGTTTGTACAACCGGTACCGCTTGCTGTGGTTGCCGACGACTTGGTGCGAGGAGGTCTACAGGGACAACGGTGTGACAGCCGACATCATGGTGAGCGGCTACGGGATAGACGAGGAAGACTTCCCGGAGCTGACAAGGGAGCGGGAGGCGCACGACCACCCGTTCACGTTCCTGGCGGTGGGGCACCAGTTCACCGACAGGAAGGGTTCGCACCTGGCGCTGGAGGCATTCATGAAGTTGGGGCTGAAGGACGCCAGGCTGCTGCTCAAGATCCGGGACCCGATGGTCAAGAGCATCTCCGGGGATTTCAAGGGAGAGGTCGTGGTCGTCGGCGGGTTCCTGGGCAACAACGACTACTGGAACCTGCTCGCCATGAGTGATGTGCTCGTCTACCCCCACTGGGGGGAGGGGTTCGGGCTGATCCCCTTGGAGTACGGTCGGACGGGACTACCAGGGATCGTCACCGACTACTCAGGGCCGAGGGACTACCTGAACGACGAGTGTTGGCTGAGGTTGGAGATGAGGAAGGGCAAGCCCGACGTGGAGCAGCTGATGGCGCAGATGCTCTGGTGTTATGAGCACCAGGACGACGTGCGCCGGATGGGGCGGAGCGCCGCGAAGTACGTGGCCGAGGAATACACGTGGGAGGCTTCCGGGCGCAAGGCGTATCGGAAGCTGAAGGAAAAACTAGGAGGTTAAAACTATGCCAGGAGGCGGAATACGTGCCTCAACGCCTGACGAACTCTTTTTCGATCAGGGTTCGATCACGTTCGAGGGCACGGAGATAGGAGCTACGGTTGGGCCTACCACCTGGAGGATCGTGAAAGAAGACTACATCCCGGACCTCTGCGGAGCGAAGGGGGAGATCAGGGGCACCAAGTACCGGGTGAAGGAGGAGGCGTTCCTGCAGGTCACCATGACTGCATGGCTGCTGACCAACCTGAGCTGGGCAGTGTTCGGGATCGATGTGTCTTCGGACGTATCTTCCGAGGTGATGGGTTCGGTCGTCGGGGCGTCGAGTTCGGAGGTTGGCTGCATCGCCGACGAGTACTACGGGACCGTGCGGTTCAAGGGGACGGACTGCAACGGGTTCGACACCACGATCTACCTGATGAACGCGGAGGTCGAGGGAGACCTTGAGGTCGCGTTCCCCGGCGTGAGTGAGGTGCAGTACACCGTGACGTTCAAGGCGACGTATGCTGCGGCGCACCCGACGGTTCGACCGTGGCAGGTCATACGCGAGATTGCGTGATAAAAAAGAGGGGCTTTCGAATCTCCGAAAGCCCCTACCATGAAAGGAGACTGAGGAGTGACTGAGGAACTGAAGAAGTTGGCAGAGGAAGGGCTGGACCTGGACGGGCTCGTCCCGGAGGTCACCATCAGGTACAGGGGGGAGGAATACCCGATCAAGTACCTGACGCCGATAGAGGAGGTGCAGGTCCAGCGGCTGAGCAAGAAGCTGTCCTGGACGATCAAGAAGCGCGAGGCCGTGGACAAGCTGATCGAGGCTCTGTCCGAGGACGATGACGAGCAGTTCGAAGAGCTCCTGGGCAAGAGTGAGGAGTGGAACGAGAGGATCGCCGACGCCTTCAACGACATCGTCAGCATCTCTATCCCGGCCATGAAGGAGGGCATGTCGGACATGCCCTCGGTGCAGATGACGGCCATGAGCACGTTCATCCTGAAGGTGATGGGGGCCGGACGGGTCCCTCCTCAGCCCGAGAACTCGTAGAGCTGTGCGCCACGCTGATGTGGAACTACGGGTTCTCCGAGAGGGAGTTGGAAAAGATACCTGCGTGGAGGCAGAAGATATACCTGGAGATGATCCCCCGCCTGGCTGCGGGGGAGGACGCGCGGGCCGTCATGGTCCATCATGATGATCCCAAGCAGTTGCTGAGGCGGTTGCGGACTCGGGCTGCGGGCGTCTCCAAGAAGCACGAGCTGAAGGCTAGGGACATCGGGAGGCGGTTCATGGACGCATTGAGGATGCACGGCGCTAAGGTGAGGGGGAAGAAGTAGTGGCCCAAACGTTCGCGTTCGGCGAGGCCGTCGTGACAATCCGTGGGGACATGCGGGAGCTGGCTGCTGCGCTGGGTCAGTCGCGCGGCCTTGTCGACGATTTCAAAGAAGAAGCCAAGAGCACCAGCCAACAGGCTGTATCGTCTTTTCAGGCGATCGATGGCGCGGTCGCCGTGCTCAACGGCGTCCTAGTGGCGGCGGCCAAGAAAGCCGGACAGTTGGCCGACAGTTGGATGTACGCCGCCGGTCGGCTGGAGACGCTGGAGATATCGCTCCAGAACGTGGGCAAGATGGCTGGATATTCCGAAGATGAACTATTCAAGTACCGCGACGCCATCAAAGCGGCTGGTATTGAGACGAAGGGGGCCACCCAGGCAACCATCGCGTTCGTCACGTCCCAGCTGGACGTAAGCAAGGCGGCCAAGGTAGCGCGGGTGGCACAGGACTTGGCCGTCATCGCGGGAACCGATTCCACCCAGATGTTCAACAGACTGACCCAGGCCATCTCCATGCAGCGCCCGATACTCCTGCGGGCCGCCGGGATAACCACCGGGCTGACCGAGATATACGCGAAGTTCTCTGAGGAGACTGGCATCGCGGTCAAGGCGATGGACGCGCAGATGAAGAAGACCGCCATGCTCAACTTCATCTTGGAGTACGGCGAGAGGGCGTTCGGGACCTACGAATCTGCGATGGGTTCCGCGTACAAGCAGATGGGTTCGATGACCCGGTACGCGGAAGAGATGAAGAACGTCTTCGGCGAGCACCTACAGCCGGTCTTCATGGCACAAGTCAGCGCTCAGAAATTATTCTACAAGACAATGGTGGACCTGCATCCAGTGTTGCAGGGGACCATCGCGCTGACGATGAAGCTGGGATCCGTGGCGGTCGCTGCAGTGGCTGGAATCAAGGCGCTGTCCCTCGCGATCCCATATTTGACTGGCGGGATGTTGACGCTGACTGGAGCACTGGGAATCTTGGCATCTACGGTACTTCCCTTAATCCTCGCCATCGGCGCTTTGACCGCCATATACGTCATCTACAAGAAGCGGGGGGAAGAAGTCACCGCGATGGTGGAGCGCCAGGAGGAGCGCATGGCGAGCCTGGCGAGGGTCTACGCGCGCGGGGCTGAGGACTACGAGGAGTACATCGCCAAGATGACGCGGCTGGCCATCGAGGCGGGGAAGGTCCCGTACCAGATCAGCTCCAACACCGAGGAGGCCATGAAGTGGGTAAGGCTCAACCTCGCCATGACGGTCACCGAGTTCAACAACCTGCGCGACGGCATAGTGGAGACCGCACAAGTCGCACGCGATTTCTCCGAGGGGATGCTGAGCAGCGGGGAGAACATCAAGCTCGCGGCGGAGACCGAGGTGGAGGCCCAGAAGGACGTGGCGAGGTGGGCAGAGTATGCGACCTCTCAGCGCCTGGCCGGTCTGGCCAAGGAGTGGGACGCGCGGAAGAAGGACCAGGCGCAGGCCAAGAAGTGGGCCAAGGCGATGTCCGAGGTCTTCGAGAAGGCCCTCGACAGCGCCGCCGAGTACGAGGAGGAGCGCGTCGCGCTGGCGGGCGAGTCCGACCAGGCCATCGTTGAGTTGGCCGCGCAGTTCGACGAAGAGCGGACGCTGGCCCAGGCCCGGCACCATCAGAACCTGGCCCAGTTGGAGGCCCAGTGGCAGGCCGACCGCACGGCTGCCGCGGCTGCGGGGGACATGGCGGAGCTGCAGAAGATAGATGCCACGTACCAGCAGGAGTTGGCGAAGCGGCAGGCGAGCTGGGCCAACAGGACGGCGATGGACCGGCAGGAGCATGCGCTGGACCTGGCTAGATTAGCGGTGGCGAACGCGCAGAAGGCCCACGCCAACGAGGTCGCCAGGCTGGAGGAGATAACCGCCCTGAAGAAGCAGATGGCCGAGAAGTTCGCCATCGAGTTCATGGCGAGTGACGACTGGCTGAAGATGAGCCAATCGGCCCGGAAGGTGTTCATGGCCCAGATGGACGCCAACTTCGGTCTGAGGCTCTCCAAGGAGGCGCTGTACGCCGAGAAGTCGATGGCGATCGCCAACGAGCTGGCGCAAGGGATAATCAGCACTGCCGAATCCACCGCCCGGCTGGAGCTGGCGCTCGCGGAGGCGACCGACGAGGCGCTGGTGACCCAGAGGGCGAAGGACGCCCAGGCGGCCATAGAAGCGGCCCAGGCGAACCTGGCCGCGCTGGTGAACACCTACGGCATAGCCGCCACCGTGCTGCCCGACTACACCGCGGCCACCATCGCCGCCGGAGCCGCGACCGGGGGGATGGCGGAGCAGACCGAGACCGCCGTCACCGCGCTGGAGAGGGTCGTGTCGTCCCTGAAGGGCGTCGCGACCGAGGCCATGGAGCTGGTGACCGAAGTCATCGGGTTCGAGCTGCCCAAGGGGTTCAGAGAGGGGTTCCAGAACATAGCCGACGCGATGGTCGAGGCCGTCCAGGTGGTCTACGACGCCTGGCAGAGGGGCGAGGGCAAGGCGAGGAAGGCGGGGGAGTTCGCCGACCACGTGAGGAAGATATTCGAGGGCATGCAGGCCGCCGCCGACTTCATGAGGCAGTCCGAGCGGCCCGCCAAGCTGGTGGCCGAGGCCGTCGCCAGGGTCGCGGAGTTCATAGACCTGAGCGTCGCTGAGATGGGCAAGATGGCCGACAAGTACGAGGAGGAGGGGCTCCTGCACATGGAGCGGTTCGGGCTGGCCGTGCAGTCCATCGTGGGCGCGATGGGCGCGGCCTTCGGCTTGATGCAGGCGATGCCGAGGGCGAGGATGGTGGAGGCTGCCCCCGAGGAGCTGTTCACGTTCATGGACTCCCTAGTCCAGGGGCTGAAGAAGATCGCGCTGCCCGTGGACCTCGGGGACCTGGCGAAACTGAGGATGTGGTCCGAGGCGATGGAGGCCATCCTGTCCCCGATACAGACGGCGATAGACGTCGCCACCAAGCTGGCGGGGTACGAGCGCATCTCCGGATTGGGGGCCAAGGTGAGGGCCGTGATGGACGGGGTGGACGAGATACTGGGCGCGATGCTCGGGGCACTGGCACCCTGGGGGACCCACGAGATGTACTCCGTGGACGCGCTCCGCAGGCTGATAGAGCGGCAGGTCGAGCTCATCAACGTCTGGGCCATGGGGGTCAGCGCGCTGAACAACGCCATCGGGCCAGCCGTGGACGTCGTGAAGAAGCTGGCAGATTATGAGACGCCCGAGAACCTGGCGGACAAGGTGGCGCAGGTCATGCTGGACGTCGGGGAGATATTCGACGCGGTCATGGACGCGCTGGCACCCTGGGGTACTTCGGAGTACTACCCCGTCGAGGGGTTCGAGACGATCATGGCCCGTGTCGCCCAGATGATGAACGCCTGGAACGAGGCGCTGGGGCCGCTGTCCTCGGCCATCAGGAACGCCGTGGAGATGGTCAACGCTCTCTCCACGTACACGCGCGTGCAGAACATACGGGAGAAGGTCGCCCGGCTGGTGTCCGACATCGACATCATCATGCAGGAGTTCAACAGGGCCTTCGAGGAGGGGCTGGGCCTCGCGGAGGAAGCCGCCGAGAACGCGACCGAGTTCGCCGAGCAGATGGGCGACATAGTCTCCATCGTCACCGACGGGCTGGACGCGATAGCCGCGCTGCAGGACTACACGGCTGCCGGGGCCGGGTTCGAGCTGAGGGTGCAGGCCTTCCTGGACGACCTCGTGAGGATCGTCAGCGTGTTCGCCGACGAGGAGCACGGGCTGCCAGCATTTCCTGCTCTTCTATTGCCCATCGTCGAGGACTTCGCCACCGGCTTCAGGGACGTGGCCTCAATAGTCAAGGACGGCCTCGACGTGATAGCCGGGTTGCGGGACTACGTCAAGACCGGCTCGGACTTCGCCACCAGGACGCAGCACTTCATCGAGGACGCGTGGACGGTGGTTGAGATGTTCCGAGACAACCTGGAGAAGTTCCCCGCCGAGCTCGCAGAGCGGGCCGAGCTGTTCAGGACGGGCTTCGAGCACATAGCCTCGATCATCTCGATGGGCGTGGACGCCATAAGCGACCTGGTGAACATGCCTGGAGTTCAGAACCTGGACGACCAGACGGACACATTCCTGTCGGCGCTGTTCGGGTCGGCGAAGCCAGCGGAAGAAGGCGGACTCATGGGAATCCTCCCTAAGTTTGACCTCTACCTGATCAAGTTTACCGACGTATATCCCGACCTAGCAGACCGAGCGAGGCAGTTCGCCGATGGATTCGTGGTGATAGCGAAGTTGATCGATGACGGCATAGGTGCCATCACGGCGCTGGTGGAGATGGTTGACACCAGAACCCTGGACGACAGGACGGACGAGTTCCTGTCCGCCCTGATGGGTCCCGCGACGGCGGCGGGGGCCATCCCCCCGCAGGGGATCATCTCCAAGTTCGACTACTACCTGGCCAACCTGAGCCAGTTGACCCCCGACCTGGTGGAGAGAGCCAGGACGTTCAACACCGGGTTCCACGAGATCAACAGGCTGATAGCGATGGGCCTGGACGCGATAGCGATGATCACGTCCATCCCCGACGACCTGAACCTGGGTGACAAGCTCGATGCCTTCCTCGACTTCATCAGGGAGCTGAAAGAGGGTTTTGACGAGTTGTGGGGGTTGGGCAAGTCCTACGCCGAAGAATCGTCAGCGTTCGAGAGGGACATGTCGTCCGTGCAGGGCAACATCAACAAGGCAATGAACTCCATCCAGTACCGGGACTACACGCGCGTGGGCAAGCGCATCGTGGAGGATATCGCGCTAGGCATCAAGATGGCGACCAGCTACGCCCTGGCCCCCGCGCTGAAGACCATCAGCGACATGCTGCCGCACAGCCCGGCAAGGATAGGACCCCTGTCTGAGCCCGTCGATTGGGAAGGCTACCTCACTTCCGGGCTGGGCGACGCTTTGCGCGAGGTCGGGATGACTCCGGGGATGAGCATGACGGCAGGGCGTCCCGCAGGGACGATGGTCAACATGAACGTGCTGGTCGAGAGCGGGGCGTCCATCGACACGTACCGGACGGCAGCCGCGCTGGCGAACGCGATAGAGCAGCAGGCAGGGAGCAGGGGAATGAACATAACCAGGTTGGGATACAGGAGATAAAATGTCAAATCCTATGATTCGCGTGAGACTCATAGCGGGCGACGACGAACTGGACATCCACGACTGGAAAGACTACGTCCTGATGGGCAACGGTCTGACAGATTCGGGGTCATCCGTCGAGCTCAGATGGCAGGTCCCCCTCGAACCCTGCAAGGGCGGCACGGGCAACCTCCAGCGGCTCGTGGGGGAGCTCCGCAAGTACATCCAGCGCGCGAAACTCTACGAACAGGAGAACATCGGAGATCCGGTCTACCTGGCGGTCTACTGGCCCGAGTGCGAGGACATCCCCGTCCCTTCCTTCGGCAGAGGATGGCGCTACAAGAGGATTGTCGACGGAGCGCTCGCAGAGGCCACCCCGGGGATGGGGCAGGGGCAGCCCGACTTCCGGTTCGGCTCCGACGCGATCCCCGTCCTGGCTGCGATGTTCGCGGTGAAGCAGGACCCGGACGGGGAGTACGCCTGGAGGTCGGAGTTCAGGTGGGTCGCCCAGGCGACGGGGCACCTTGAACCCGTGGCCGAGAACGGCATCAAGCTATGGGAAGAATCGCAGAACATCATCACGAACGGCGACTTCGAGCTGGGCAAGGCGGGCTGGACCGACACGGGGCTCACGTCGACCGTCAGCGCGGAGAGGGCGAAGTTCGGCGTCCGCTCCCTGCTGATAACCCCGGCAGTCGGCACTTGTCGAACTCCTTTCACGGACCCCGCGCCCCCGTCCCACTTCATAGCCACGGCGTGGTTCTATCTCCCTTGCGGAGTAGATCATACACAAATAGGACTGACATTGGACGATGACGTTAACCCATTGGTGACCCAGTTATGCGCGGACGTTCATGACGAGTGGCAAAGGGTTCAAGTCGATTATGACACCAATGCAGGTTCAGCTGCATGGTTCGTGTATATCGCTTGTAATGAAGTAAATGCGAGCCGGTACTTCTGGGTGGACGGGGTGCAGGTCGAGATGCGCCTGGAGGTCGATGGGCCGACGCCCTTCATAGAACCAGACAGGCATCTAGGCGAAGTTTGGGACACATGCTATTCCCCACATACTAGCATGTCCACGCGAAATGAAGGAGAATGTCGAGTGGTTCGCCCTATTGAGCGCAATTATGCTACTCCCTGCTGCGGCTCGTTCCATTGCTGGTACAGGCCGGGGTACGACAACGCCCTCGTGTCCGGCGTAGGGCAGGCCACGATATTCGACTGGCTGAAAGACAGCAACAACTTCATCTGGGTCTACTTCGACTACAGCACCAACACGTTTGAGCTGAAGGTGAACAACTTCGTCCAGGTGACGACCGTCGACGCCTTCATGGAGGGCGACTATATTGGAGTAGGCGCGACATGGGACTTCATAAACGACGAGTACAAGCTGTACCTCAGGGGCGTTCCAGGCGTTATGGGGACGACCGTCAAGATATGCCCGGACTTGAGGGGTGAGGACATCTTCTGGGGTTCCGAGTTCGACCACGACAACCAGGCGAACGGCGACCTGTACGACTGCCGGATGTGGACGGAGATACTCACGGATGTCCAGATGAAGGCGGTGCATGAAGAAGGAAGGGGTAATGGTGAGTTACCCTATGTCTGGGGAGAAAAAGGGTCTGCCGATCATCCAACTTTCGCCACACCTATGGGTGTCGAACTTGAAAACCATGATGATTGTACTGATGGAGATACCAATTGGGTTGAGTTTGGCAATATCGCGGGAGACATCAGCGCAGTTTCTTGGGTCATGGTCAAGGCAGAGTCCTCAATAGATGGAATTGATCCTACCGAAATGCAATTATGGTATGGATTGAGAAGGCATGCCGCCTCGATACAAAGAATATACAATCGCGGCCAATTCGTTTGGGAAGGGGAAGACTATCATACCACTATCAACTGGATTACAACTTTAGCTACCGACGCTGCCAATACCAGTAATGGGGAGCACCAGCAAACCTCCACGATGGGTACAAGCTGGGCTGCCGCAAGCAGCTTGGCTTGGCATTTAGCTAAATATAACTATGATATTACGTGGCTTCGTGGGCAATGGCGGGTCTGTGCTAGAATTCGCACGGACCATAGTGCCGATGTTTACTTCAGAATGTATACGACGGGGGAATGGAATCATTTCCAAACTCCTTACATACCTAGTGCGGGTGGATTACAATGTCAACAAAATTCAGCCCTTGGATCTGGCGCGCTCTGGGAGTGGCATGACTTCGGCGTTATTGATATACCAGTCACGTATATGGCCGAAAGACAGGCCAATGGGCGCTCAATGGCACCACTCAACTTTGAGATGGAACAGGTAGAGCTTATCCTGGAAGTCATGGGGGCCAGCGCTTCCGATAAAGCAGAGTGCGATTACATAATGTTGATCCCAGAATCTATGGGCGGCATTTGGGGAGATATAAGTAATAGGTATACAACTTGGCCCGGCTACCACGTATCCGATACCGAATCGCAGGCCGCGACATGCAACGTTCAAATGGAAGATGTTCTTAGCGCCATAATCCCACCATTTGGCGTAGAAATGTCCCCTGCCGAGCCTTATCCTCACAGGGGTGATCCGTTATGGATACCTCCAAACATCCCAAGCCGTTGCGTGTTCGCTTTCACGGAATATAGCGATGGAGGATTTCAATGCCTATATGAACACGTCATTAACCGGGCGCTTTACGTCAAAACTATGATGGGCCATCGATACCGAACATCCCGATGAAACTCTTGACTTTTATATGCGAATGTGCTATAATAAAAGAAAAGGAGATTGCCTAAAATGAAACGATTGATGTCTATGTTGCTGTTAGGTATATTACTTGCTAGGTTATGCATATTGCCCGTTCTAGCTACTTCAGAATGGCAAGTGATCTGGAAGTGGGAAGGCATAATCAAAGAAGTTCCTGGTGAACAGCAAGGTTATTTCATCACTGCTTTTGAAGATTGGCCTGAGGGGCCACTGAAACGGGAGATCCACGTGGAATACCTAGATGGGGAGAAGGCTGACGGTCGTGGAGGCAAGATAGAGTTCGTCTTGATTGACTTCCCCAAGGGGGGTGGTTGGGCTGGCTGGACTGACTCGGCCTATTTGTACTGTCCAGCAACTTACCATGCCGAGAGTGAGATTTTCGTGGGAGAGCACATCCCAGATGGGGCAGGAATCGTCTGGGATGGTCGGGACAATGAAAACCACAACGTGCGCCCCCTCCACGCGAAAGTGAAATTGAGGCTCTTGAAACCCAAGTTCCACTATTCATATCTACCGTTGGTGACGAATGCAACGCCGTGAGATGATGCAGGTTTGGGACAGGAGCGGGAGCATCATCAGTGACCCGACAGGGGCTATCTCGGTTCCACTGGGGCTGCGCTGGCGCACCGGGCTACCCGGCGGATTCCTAGACTGCGAGTGGCATGTGACCCTGGGGATGCTGAGGACGTGGGCCGTCAGGGAGGCATACACCATCAAGATATACGACGGGCTGAGGAGCTGCTACTGGGGCAGGATAGAGGACCTGAGCCGGTTCATCAACCTGCCGAACAAGCTCAGCAACGCTTTGCGCAAAGTCACGGCCTTCGGGTTCTGGATCAACGCCGTCCAGAGGATATACACGGCTGACCACGTGAACGACGACGGGGACACCATCATAACCGCCGCGCTGCCGAGCTGCCCGCTCATATCGGCGGACACGGACGAGATAGGCGACATGGGGCTGGCGCTGGGCCTCGTCTCCTGGAGGGACGTGTACGTGGCGGACGTCGTGAGGGACACCCTGGCCTACGGGGACAATGCGACGCCGCCGGAGACGTGGGAGTTCGCGGTCTGGGACGGGGAGAGGACTTCAGACGGCCTGGCGAAGCCCTGGCTGTTCCAGAGGGACGTGAGCAACTACGACCTGCAGATACCCCTGGAGGCGATAGACGGGCAGGTGACGGTGACCTCCACGCTGTCGAGGACGGCGAACTACGTGCTGTCGAAGTACGACGAGAACTACACGGCGGCGGCGCAGGACGCCGGTTCCCAGGCCGACTACGACAGGAGGGACTACCTGTTCATGGCCCAGGGGTCGCAGGCCGTCGCAGAGAACCTCCGGGACAGGTACCTGGAGCTGCACAAGGGCCCGCAGACGCAGATGAGCGCGGTGAGGCTGAGGAGGAACCTGCTGACGCAGGCCGGGGCCCCGTACGAGATGAACAGGGTGAGGGCCGGGATGAGGGTTGTATTCCCAGAGCTGAGGAGGGCATGGGATAAGGTCTACTACATAATAGCGACGGACTACGACTCGGACTCCCATTCACTCACGCTGACGTTCGACAGTCCTGCCGAAGTGGTCGTTCCACGGGAAATTATAGAACCAGCCCCTCCGCCTGGGCCGCCGACACCCCCGTTCATCCCAGGGCCGCCAATACCATGGCGACCAACGCCGCGCCGGTGGCCGGAGGGTTTCCCATGGGTATAGGAGGGTAGATGGGAGCTCCGGAATCACATTACGACTGGCTGAGGCTGCACGACAGGCGGCTGGACAGGGGCCTCGCAGCACTGGGCGGGCCTCCGTACGGCAGCGTCGTCACCACGGACAGGCGTTTCCACCTCTCCTTCGACGGCCACAGCTGGCCCGACCTGATGGAGCCCAGCTGGGAGCCGACCGAGACCAACGTGATATTCCTCGGCTGGGAGCACATGTGCGGGGTGCTGAGGAAGGACTCCGAGGGGCAGTACAGAGCGATATTCGACAAGGCAGTGCAGATTGCAGTGGCGGAGACCAATGCCTGCACGAACCCGAGTGCGGAAATCAATGTCGCTGGTTGGATATTCGGCGGTAGTGGATTAACTCGTGTGGCTACCGATTACGTATACGGTGATTACTGTTTCCAGTTGCTTGCAAATTTTGTTGGCGGATATGCTCGGGATGATCTGGCCGTTGCGGGCGGCAGCACGTGGACTTTCTCACTTTGGGTGAAGACCACATCAAGTGACATACGTATCTACATGTACGACACCGTGGCTGCCGCTCCTGTTGCCGAGGATTTTGCTCAGGGCACGGGAAGATGGGAGTACATAACAATCACGGGTACGATGGGCGCTGGCGCTGGCAATTTACGTTTTTACGTGAGCGACACGAGAGCAGCCGGATGGGACAATGTCTACTTTGATGCGGTCAATATTGTAGAAGCTGCTTATTCCACTCCCTGCATTGACGGCTCTCTCGGCGCAGGCCATGCCTGGACGGGCGCGGCCCACGCCTCCACCTCTACCCGAGCAGCCGCCGTGCTCGAATATCCCAATGACGTAGTGGCGTATCCCAGTGGGAATTGCTATGAGCAACTGACCATCGCGGGGTGGTTCATACCAGCGTGGTCAGCGGATGGGCTAACCGGCACAACGATAGCTTGGGACATACGTGGTGCGAATAACAACAATAGAATCTTCATCAATTTTGACTCTGCGGGTAATGTTTGGAACTTGTACGTTAATGGCGCGGTACGTTGCGCTTCAGCAGCCCAAACTTTCAATAGCTGGGAGCCACAATTCATAGTTGCCACTCTTGACTTTGACGCAGATGAATTTATGTTGTTTGTCAATGACGACACGATCATCACTGATACGACAGTCCTAACACCGCCTGTTTTTGGTGCTTCATTACTCCATATTGGGAATGCGTTCAACGATACATTACAATTCAACGGCCTCATAGACGACTTCGTGATATACCCCCGCGTCCTCTCCGCCGACGAGATACATAGCATCTACAAGTTCGGCAACCCGCTGCTGCCGCCGACGCACGCGAATATGAGGGTGATATTCGGGCAGTGGACGAGCACGGACTTTGACGGGGATACTTTTGGCGCAACAGGGTGGACGACTTATGATTTAGTAGATGGGTTTGGGATACCGTTTGGAGCTAAGGCTATTTCAGTAACTATCTCTATGAATGACATAGGAGGCGGTATCAATCACTACTTTTCCTTACGTAAAGATGCTACAATGGCAGGAGCAGTTACAGCCGAAGCGGGCAATCAGGCTGGGGAGACAGGGTCAGAAAGCGGCCTGGTGCCGGTGGCTAATGGCAGAACGGTTCAGTATACTGTTGGGCCGAGTGGGGATGACTGTACTCTTTACTGGAAAATAACTGGCGTGTTCTTGTAGACTTTGCGCAAAGTGGAGGAACCATGATAACAGTAGAAGTAGCATTTGAGGCGACGATCAAGTTCAGTGGCGAGGAGCTGCCACATGCCGTCGAGATACGGTTCGGCAGGGACGGAGCGGCACAGTCCGAGGGGCCTACGTTGCACATCAATGCCGAGAGCAAGCTGCCTGAGTGGAACGTGAACCACCTGTTCACCGTCTTCAAGCGGCTGGGACAGGGGCCGATAGAGGACGTGTACGCAGCATTGGAGGCGCTGGAAGTAGCGTGCCAGGACATCATGCCAGAATGAGGAGGATGCATGCCACCATCGAAATATGCGAAAGAC